ATCGAGTGGCACGACGACCCAGGCGTGAACCCAAAAACTGGTAAGAAGATCAAAATTGGTGGACCTACCTACAAGAAATTTGAGAAAGATTGTGAAGGTATTAAGCGGTTGCCGGATGGTCAAGCTGGCGGACTAGTCAGGTGGGCTACCGGTAAAGTCATGAGCGGGGCACGGCACGAGGACAAGCAAGCCCAACAAGCAGCTGCAGAAGCTACAGCCTCCACTGATACGTATTACACCGCGCCACTGGCCAGAGATAGCCCGAACACATCCTGGTTTAAGAAGCGACTCAACAAGGGACTGCGTATCAACAACTTCCTCAGGGCTATCAATGCCGACCAGTGGGACATGTGCATGACAGGCACCAACGCGCCAGCATTTAGGGCCAACTTTTCAGATGTGGTCGAGATAGGCAAGGGGTCATTTGGACAGGTGTATAGAGCCACTCTCAATGGTGATGACCTCGTGATCAAGGAAGCATACCTCAATCCCAGTGAGAAGAGGAGGTTGAAGAAGGGCACCGCTCAAAAGCAGAAGTGGGAGGCTATAAAAAAGAACTCGTATCCTCACGAGAACAGGATTCTAGACCTCGTGAACAACCTCCTCTTGAACCGTCGATGCCCCAACTTCGTGTACGTTTACAATATGGCTATGTGTGACGGGTGCAAGGTCGAACGTCTCTTCGGATCGCAGGCGCCAGGATCGTGCTACGTTACTTTCATGGAGTCTGCCGATTCAGATCTAGGGCATGTAGCCCTCGACAATTTTGATGAACAGCTTAGCGTCCTGTATCAACTCCTCATAGCGGTGTACGCCATTCATCGTTACTATGCCATACATCACCGTGACATCAAGTCCACTAACGTCTTCATCAAGATGATCAAACCTGGCGGTTACTTTGAGTACGTAATTGAGGATAAGACCTACTACGTAAAGAATACTGGGGTAGTCGCGTACCTTGCCGACTTTGGCGTCTCAGAGGTCATGTCCCCTCTGTACGCATTCAGAAACTACTACGGAATCAGAAACGCAGAGGTAATGAAATCGTCACACGACCTATATTGGAGACCCATATCTGTAGCTGGTAGAACACCCATTAATTGGAGTACAGCCAGTGGTTCAAGAGTAAAAGGGACTATGAACGAGATCACTGACCCGAACATTAAGAGCTCCGTACCTATTAACCTCAATAACAACCAGAAGTTTCCCCCATTTGAGTTTTATGACGATATACAAGACGTGATCCGTATATTCGTGGGTGGTAAGCAGGCCGACCAACCAGGCAATCACAGACCCATGAAGACGCTGAGTCCTAAGTTAAAAGCCTTAATCAATGATAAGAAGGCGTACCTGGATTCAAGAGCTTCTGTGTACACGATACAGGGAACTGTCAAGTACGTGCTCGCAAATGAGATGCTTAACCATTTATACATCAAACCTCGCTCTGTAGACAACATAGTGGAACGATTTGTGATGTAGACAAAACCAGGTAAAATGGATACGAAGCCGTTCGCTGGAGTAGACGAAGCAGGTAGGGGTCCACTCGTTGGCAGCGTCATAGCGGCGGCCGTCGTCTTGGATCCACTCAAGACCATTACGGGGCTAGCCGATTCAAAAACATTGTCTGAGAAGAACAGGGTTGCGTTAGCAGCACAGATACGTGAGCGCGCCGCATCATGGGCTATCGGTGAGGTCACCCATACGGAGATTGACGAACTAAATATACTACAAGCGTCTCTGCTGGCTATGAAGCGAGCGGTCGATGGTCTTGTTATCAAACCCGATAGTGTGTTGGTTGATGGTAACATAGCACCAGACCTTGGAGACGTACCCTGCAACGCGATCGTGAAGGGGGATGCTAAAGTGCCTGCCATCAGCGCGGCCTCAATTTTGGCTAAGGTGTATAGAGACGATCAAATGTTGATGCTTCACAAGATCTATCCTCAATACGGGTTTGATAAGCACAAGGGGTACCCTACTAGACAGCATCTGAGGATGCTCAAAGAATATGGCCCAATCAGTCAACATAGGAAGACCTACAAACCTGTCGCTGCGGCCTTGCGACCGCATCAATAAGTAATAAGATTTAACCATGAAGACAGAAGATATTATCATCAACCTTAAAAAAATGGCTTCAAATGAAAAATTTTGGATGTATGATGTGACTCAGCTGTTCCGTTCATATGAACTACTACCGAGCCCAGAAGACAGTCTATCAGCCAAACTCAATACGATCACGCGACTGGCGCTGATCGTGTGTATCGTGATCGCGGCATACAAGCCTGTGCTCGCGTTCAGTACACTGATCCTCGTCATGGTAGTCACCATGAGCGTTTACTCAGGAGCAGTGGCTGACCCCACCATTGAGGGGTTTGAACCGGGCATAATTGAAGGTCTTACACCAGCGACCGAAGGTCGCTGGGCGGGGCTCCGCCCCGCAGACCCGTCAACCGGTGGGTCTAATCAACAACTATACGAATTCATGAGAGAGTACAACTCCATTCGTCACCCAGATCTCAATAAAGTAGGATTCCCTACAACTCAGAAGAGGTTCTGTAATGACGCTGTGCCTCTAGAATACGGACTGGCCCACATATCACCAAATCAGGAACTGGTCGGTGGACCAAACCCAAAAACCAAAATACCCCCACTCGTGGCCGCACCCTCTCATGATCTTGATTCTTGGCGTAATAATGACTTTGTGGTCCACTCTCAGATCAATAAAGAGACAAACTTTGACTCAGACAAAGCTGGCTACAATTGCGGCATCCTCCCAACCAAGTGTGAGGATTGCATGTATGTGCCGTGTCAATGCAAGGTGCTGCGAGGACAGCGCTTACGGGCGACGCCCGCCGGCGACCTTACCGAGCGAAGCTCGGCCTGCGGCGTACGGGCGACGGAAGGCGGGGCAGAGCCCCGCAAGCCCGCCGGCGACCGAAGGTCGCTAGCCGCTCGGTCGCTAGCCGCAAAAGGAGGGATGACGATGCAGGACATTCCTGAAGACCTGGGTCCTCTTCCTGAAGTTACCATCTCCAATGAAATCGAGGAGGACCCTATGATAAACAGAAATGGAGATGTGATAGAGGGGTTCCGCGAGGACTTGCATATGGATACGCAACGCAGCCCTGGCTCTCGAGGAAGACGCAGACGAGGCGAGCGACATCCGGATGTAGTGACAAACAGACCTCCAGGGAGTGGTAGACCAGAAGGTAGAGGCAGACGTAGACCAGGAGGAGGTAGACCAGGAGGTATACCACCAGGATTCTTTGCTCATCGCAGACAGATCATACATGACCTCATCAATAATCTGGGAGACAACGAACCCAATAAACATAAACCATACATCAGGAAGTATGTGAGGGACGTGTTATTTGACAGGGAACTCGGAGAAGTGAGCGATCTCGAGATTGACGAGATCATTGGCGAGATTGACAAGAGCCTTCATCCTAAGAAGAACGACTCCTCCGATATCGCCCCCTGCTTCGAGAGCCCCCGACGTGACAACATCATCACACAGACACTCCAACCAGGCGTTTTCCAGAAGTCTCACATTGGTGAACCGATCCAGAGCAACATCGGCATCTCATACACCCAAGAGTGGGGCCCCACAGAGGTACAGGAGACGAACGACATGATCAAGTACACTATGCGTGATCCCAAGAACGCCATCATCACACCTCAGATCAAAGAAGAGGTCATTGGGCAAGATCACGCAAACGTCTATGATCCTAGGTTTACAGGATACGGTACCAGCTACAGGGTATACACGGACCGGCTCACGGGTAGATCTAAGTTCTTTTATGATGATGTGGAGGCGATCACGATGCCTAACTACGTGACTCGCAGCAAGGTCGATGTGTTCCCATGGGCCAACACGTACGGTCCTGATACGATGATGTCACAAAGCGAGGGCGACGAGTACAGGCAGTTGGCCAACAACGCCTTCACGGACTCGGCACTTACGTTCAGAACAGAGATGCAGGAACGACTCATGAGGAAGCGCAATGCAGAGTTGTGGCAACGTAGAGTGGCACCTATCTCGACGATGGGTCGTCTAGGATCGTCCATGAAATCGTGTCTGTAAAGACCATTGTCCCACATATTTAGTTCTATTACCCCTAGGGGTAATAGTGAAACGGTGAACTATCTAGCTAGCGGCGGACGGGCGACGGAAGGTCGCTAGCTACTGGGGTCGATGACGCCTCGGATGCTCTCTACGAGGTCCTCGGCCTTTTTGTTCGAATACAAAAGACCATGGTCCTTGGCTATACCCTTCAGGACCTCCTTGCTCGTGTATGAGATGATCTGGCTACTAGGGATCTCGTATATACCGAGCATCCACAGAGCGGTGTCCGCGTCAATAGATTTGACGCGGCTGAATTCGTAGAGGTAGAACAGAGCTCCCTTGATTATTGAACGATCTCGCTCAGAGAGGTTGTGCTCATACCTACTGAAGATGTTCTTGTATTTTTGGCGGTTGCGGTTCGCGAATGCACATCTCACTTCGCTGGCTTCGCTAACACAGATGTTCAAAAGCTGCGCGATGAGGGCCGGGTATACCTTGTTATCAACCCTATTGTCAAACCTATCAGATCTGAGGCTGCGGGGCTCGGGCTCCGCCCCGCCCTGCGACCTCCGGTCGCTCGGCACTTCGACGGCGTCTTCCAACTGAGCCCTCTCTACGCGACGAATGAAGGCGGGGCTTTGTCCGAAGGCTTCGAAGTCGCCTTCGTTGCCGCCTAAAGAAAGAGCAGCGGCCCCGACTTCCAGTTGCTCAATAGAGGCATCGTGGACATAGACAGGAAGGGGTGAGCGCTGGCGGGCGGCTTTGCGCGTGACGACCGCAGATTTAGGTTCGGCCTTCTTTTTAGGAGGCCTTTCTGGAGATCTTGGCTTCGGCATTTTTGTTGTGTAGGAGCCAGCTTTATATCGCTAACGTCAGATAAAAACAACCTTATAACCAACTATTACTCCTCTTATCATAAGATTTTTTTTGAGTCATTAGAACCATAAAAACATACTATTGAAAACATACATACAGTAGCCTGCGCTAAACAGTAATGGCTTACTAATATGAGTCATTATAAGCATGACATCCTTACTTATTCTAAATCTTCTATACTTACTAAAATAGATGGACCAATATCTAGCAATCTACACTCCAGTAGCCGAACTGGCGAATAGGATTGACCTTGCTAATAAAAACCTCATAACCTTGAATCCATCCACAGAATTGAATGGATTTAAACAGATGCTTCAAGGTATCGACATCCCAACCATAGAGATCAACAACTTAGCACTTGAGGGGATATTGGGCAACTACCGCCTTGTCTCCAACGGCCAGGCCCTAGACATTGTCCGAGGAGTAGAGGATCTGAGGTACAATGCCAATCTCCTCAATTTCCTCAAACGCCTCGGTCTTACGACGACATCAACAGCCCAAACAAAGGAGAATGAGATCAAGACCCAATACGTGAACGTCGTCGGCTTCCACCAAATCATGAGAATGAAGCACAGGATCAAGATCGCAAAGGTCATCGCCGGCCGCTACGGGAAGAGTCCCAGAAACGAACAGGAATTGGAGGCAGTTCTGAACAAGGACCCCAATCTCAAGGCCAGCTTCGATAGCTTCCTGCAAAAACTGCGAGGCTCATACGTGGTGAACCCAAACGATAAACCGTACGGTGATTGGGTGCGAATTGGGTGCGAGGCCAAAACATACGACCTTACCACTCTATTCAAAGCCATCAACAATCACAAATCCTCACTTGGAGGGTGTTGGGCTGTGAAAACTGACGGTTACAAATGTCTTATCCCGTCACTCACATGTACCCCCATAAAAGGACAGCAATGTAATCCTGACAATAGGTGTGGAACAGATAAGAAACAACCATGCTACACGTGTTTGAAGTGGAACGGCAACAGGTGCACACGGAGGATTAAGCCAAGCTTATGTGCGAGTAATGAGGTCTGCTCTAAAGCGTGCTCCAATAGACAGATTGAGGTACCCAACGACACAGTATTGATTTGCATCAAACGCAAGTTCTGGATTGCCGCGCAGGACTACATGAATACTTTCTCGATGGCCCCAGGACCGCCTCCTCCAGTTGTTGTGCCGGACGACACGGACGAGCCCGATGACGAAGATGCGGACGATGTCCCTGACGAAGACGAAGACGAAGAGACCTCCTCGGGGTCGTTCTCCTCGGTCGCAGACTTCTTTGGGTCCACTTGGATCATCTGGCTCATCGGACTCGGCATTATAGGGATCATCATCTTCAAGAATAAGAACAGATAGAACTAACGGCCGCAAAAAAGTCTGTTCGTGGTGTCGTAAAAAATGATACATAAAGGCCTATAGACATCATATGGATGGAAAATGAGTCATTTACAACTAGCTGTTACACTTATGGTTAAAAATGAGGAACAGAGGATTGAAGCTACATTATCGAGCGTGAAGGATGTCGTTGATGGCATCATTGTCTTTGACACGGGGTCTGAAGACAAGACCATCGATATCATGAAAATGTTCGCTAAGAAGTATAACCTTCATTTTCATCTGCTTCAAGGCAAGTTTGAGGATTTTGCCACCTCACGAAATAAGCTTCTTGAGTTTGCGGACAAGCACCATTACGACTACTTGTTGCTTTTAGACAGCAATGATGAGTACAGATCTGACAACAACCTGAAAGAAGTTTTGAATAGTAAATCAGAACAGGGGTTTTTAATCCATCAACAGTGGTACATTGGTCCTGGAAACTATCTCGACTACTACAATCTTAGGTTGATTAAACCTAACGTCGGTCTCAAGTACAAGGGATGTGTTCACGAGTATATAGATGTACCACCCAAAGCCATGATAGGTAAAATGAATGGCGATATTACCCTCTATCAAGACAGAGTAAAAGATAATGACGGTAAATCGCAAGCGCGTTGGAAAAAAGATCTGGTGCTGCTTAAGAAGGACATTGCGAGGAATCCTAATAACGGGCGCACTCAATACTATCTAGCCCAAACATACGACTGTCTCAATATGAAGAAGGATGCCATGTTCTTTTACAAACAACGAGCCAACAATAAGGATGGGTTCTTTGAGGAAAGGTTCAATTCCATGATGAAGTGTGGTGATCTTGAACGAGACGAGGACGAGCGGGTTAAGTGGTACATCAAAGCGTATCAGATCATTGAGAGGGCTGAACCTTTGATTGAAATTGTAAAAATTTATAGGCAGAAGGACAAGTTTAAGTTAGCGTTCTTATTCGCTAAAATGGCATGCGATCTGCCCTATCCTTCTAATTGCGTGTTATGGGTCAATCAGAAATGTTATAACCATGATAGATGGCAGGAGTTAGGGATTGTGGCTTATTATGTGGATGAGTATGAAATAGGTAAAAACGCATGCCAGAAAGCTATAGAATCAGGCTATGACACAGAGTTAAATAATAAAAACTTATTTTTTTATGAAAAATGTGGTTCGGAAAAACCAACGCAATGATTGAGAATAAAATGTTTTTGCTATTATTCTGGATTGCAGTGATACTATTACTAATTCTACTTACATGGAATTGGTTTTCTGGTACGGAAGGGACATATATGGATCACACATCCATGATTTGGGATTTATTAGGTAAAAAAGTAGCTAAGCCTAAAAAAGTATCATTTGAAAGCAAGGGGGAAACTGAATGTAGGCGTGTTATTGAAAAGCTCTTAGGTAAACCATTCCCAAAAACTAGACCTAATTTTATGCTAAATGAGGTCAGTGGTCATAATCTGGAACTTGACTGTTATAACGATGAGTTAAAATTAGCCGTGGAGTACAATGGCGAACAGCATTACAAATATATACCTTATTTTCATAAAACAAAAGATGCTTTTTATAACCTGAAGTACAGGGATGAAATGAAACAAAGACTTTGTAAGCAAAACGGGGTGAGGTTAATCACTGTACCATATACTGAAAAAAATATTTCAGAATTTATAACCAAACAACTGGAAAATTTAAGAGATAATTAGTAAATATAAATGTCTCTTAATACCAGAATTGAGAAAGAGGTTATAAAGTTGCGCCTTTAATGCTACTGGCATCTCCACCAGCACCTGTAGGACCTGTAGCTCCTGGTTGTTCCATTTACTTTTAGAGTCATGTATCTATAGGACGTAGTGTGTTATGAAGAACACTGGTGATATAAAAGGTCAAATGGAATCCATTCTAGTAGAGAATAACAATCGATTTGTGCTCACCGTCGACCATAAAGACATTGATGATTTTTATCAGAAGCACAAGGCCTCGTTTTGGACCCCTCAGGAGATCGATCTCCAACAAGATCTAGCTCATTGGTCCTCGCTCAACGACGACGAGCGTTACTTCATCAAGCATGTCCTCGCGTTCTTCGCTGCCAGTGACGGTATCGTGAACGAGAACTTGGTACAAAATTTCTACAGCGAGGTCCAATACCCAGAGGCCAGGGCCTACTATGCCTTCCAGATCGCGATGGAGACGATCCACAGCGAGACCTACAAGCTCCTCATCGAGACGTACGTAACCGATCACGATGAGCAGCAATCGCTCTTCAAGGCCATCGAGACGTTCCCCGCCATCCAGAAGAAGGCCGACTGGGCTCTGAGGTGGACAGATAGGGATAAGGCCACGTTTGCTGAGCGCCTGATCGCTTTCGTGGCCGTGGAGGGTATCTTCTTTTCTGGGTCCTTCTGTTCTATCTTCTGGCTCAAGAAGAAGGGGTTGATGCCAGGACTCACGTTCTCAAATGAGCTCATCTCCAGGGATGAGGGGCTTCATTGCGACTTTGCCGTCAACCTCTACAACAACCATATCAAATTCAAACTGAGTAAGGTCAGGATTGAGGAGATCTTGCTGAGTGCGTTGGATGTGGAGCGCGAGTTCATCACAGAGTCACTGCCCGCGCGTCTGATCGGAATGAACGCCTCGCTCATGACCCGCTACCTAGAGTATGTGACAGATAGACTCCTGATCCAATTGGGTTGTGAGAAGAAGTTTAATGCTAGGAACCCCTTTGACTTCATGGATATGATTAGTCTTGAGGGTAAGACCAACTTCTTTGAGAAGAGGGTTAGTGAGTACAAGAAGGCAGGTGTCATGAAGAATGAACGTAAACAAGGTGAGTTTATTTTTGACGACGACTTTTAAGTATATCTATGTCTCCTGTGTTTATAACCTCTAGAGGTTATAAAGTGAATGCCTGTCGCTAGCGACCTCCGGTCGCCGGGCGGCTTGCGCCGCTAGAACATAAAGTCCTCAGACAGTATGGAGTCGAGATCGTCATCTTTGTAGAAGTAGTAGTCGTATTCGTCGTCTTGGTACGCATCTTCATGTACAAATCTCCCTGAGTAGCAGGATCCCAATATGACGGTCAACAGCGACCGTCCCGCTTTGGTAATTGAAGTACCGAGCACTCGGCCACTCACCCACCCCTTAGAGTCCATGGGTTCAAGTATTGGTAAGAAGTTAATCATTGGTCGTCTTTTCTATGTGTTAGACTTTTGTTGCGCTTACATTCAGTATGGGGAGTCGTATCGGCTATGGGCGAGTGATCGTGGTGCCGCGGTCGTTATGCTCATTGGTTCTTCGTCCGTGTCAGACTCCGTGTCGTTGCTCATAGATTCCACGTCTCCGGTATCCCATCCCCAAAGATAGTCCCTGAATTCGAAGAAGGTGAGCATACGTGTGTCACCATATTCGTCAAGAATCTTCTTCGCTACAGCCTCTTGTTGGTCGTCGCTGCCAAAGGTTGTGTACTCGTAGTGATCCAAGAACTTCTCCTTAATGTCACTCTTTACATCATGGGGGCATTTACTGTGGTGGAAAAATCCGATAACATCGATCACAAAGTCCTCCCACTGGATGCTTATGTCCAAGTATTCTATGCTGCACTTATCTTCCTGTATATTGCGTATGGCGATGTCGGGGTTAACGGGCGAGAAGGACCCGTAGCGTCTGTAGAACTCTTCTGAGAATGTGGGGTACTCATCTTCCTCAAGCACGTTGGTCATAGAAGACCTGAGTGTGCCCGCCCAATAGAGGGCGTTGATTCCTATCATAAATTGTTCATCGATGTGATCAACCACAAATTGAGTAGTCAACTTTCTCATAGTTTACTATCATAATTACTTTTGAGAAGAATATTTCAACTCATTAGTCGGCCGAGATCGCTAACTGAAGTAGCTATCTAGACATGGGGAGCGGTCTCCGGTCATATTGACGCCACCCGGCGACCTTACCGAGCTCGTTAGTGTACTACTGATTGGATTGAGACCACCATACATGAGACCATCTAAGTTCCCAAAGGATAGCTTGGCTAGCGGCGGGCGAGCGGCTTGCCTTCGTCCCCAAAGGTCGTTGCGCTGGGTAATCGGGTGTTCTGTGTTGTCAATCTCATCATCGGACATACCCTCGGTTGAGCCGAGCTCCGCCCCGCCCTGCGACCGAGCGGCTCCGCCGCCGGCCGAGCGAAGCTCGGTAAGGTCGTTCGGTACCGAAGGTCGCTCGGAACGAAGGCGGGGCGATGGAGGCCAAGCCCGCCTGCGAGCGGCCTCCGGTCGCTCGGTCGCCAGCGGTCCCAGAGGTGATCTGTCTCTGAATAGCTCCCTACAATTCCGCGGCTTCACGTGACGATCGCTCGCCCGCAGAGACCTCTCAATCTTTTTACATTTATGCTCGATATAGTCGATGCTGCTCTTCACTCTGTCCATGTGACCTTCAGCCGCCTGTTTCTGTGCATTGTCATCTGACGTATAAACAGCATTGACCTCTTCAATGAGGATGGCTAGCTCGTCTTTGGGCAATTTTGTCGCTAACCTGTTGCGCAGCAGAGCGGCAACGAGGTCGTTGCCTTTGGTGCCAATGGTATGTTCCTTCATCATTTTACATTGTAAAGACAATTCATAGCGACTCTGCGCTCGGACCGCCAAAGTTCTCATACATGACTAAAAATGGCTAGTTATCTTGAGATAGATTCTACATTCAGAAACAGGACTCGGTGGCCTAACCCCGGGGAATTTGAAGTCGCCCTCTCTCAATCTGGACGCGCCCAGGGAGAGCAGGCCCAGGACCCCATCTGCATAGCCTGTCCCGTGAACGAGTGGACCGGTGGGTACTTTGACGTAAACACATTAGGTAATGAGAGTGTAGAGGGTCAGATCCTCAGTACAGGTCTTGGCAACGCGAACTCGAAGAACGTGATCGAGTTCAGACAGGTTGCTCCATCTACGCTCCAGACGCGATACAACTACTACAAGCATTCCATCTTCAGGAACTCATCACAGCCAGACCAATTCGCCCGCATCCTCGAATACATCTACTTGGGCAACGGGCGGGCTCAGGTGACGCTGAGTGACGATACCTTCAAGTTTACTTTTGGCGATTTCTTCTTCATTGTGGATCCCAGCGATGACACGGACCCCACGGCCCTGTACCTATTCGTGCCCGCGGGCTCTGACAACAGACAGGACTACCTCAACAAGATCATCTACAACGAGACGCTGCGCGAGTGGCGCCCTGTGAGCGCCTACGACAGCCAGACCGGCATCCTGAGTGTGGGCGGTGATCCTGCGTTTACGTGGCAGCGCTTCCACAACTACAACATCAGGAACACCACACCCAACTATATCTTCACATCAGGAGGTGGGTCAACTACTACTCAGGTCGTCCTCACGGGTACATCAGCAGTGAATGTGGACAATATCTACCAGAGCTGGTTCCTCAGGATCCCACAGACGCTCTATAACAACACGGTGACAGCTCCTGAAGGGGAGGTTAGAAGGATCGTCGCATACGACGGTGCCACACAGACAGCTACCGTATTCCCGTCATTCACGGCAAGTACGGCAGGTTTGAACTTTGAGATCATGCAGTTTGGGTATGAGAACGCAAACCCGCTGACCTGGCGCCTTAATCTGAGTCAGGAGATCCCAGTGTTCAACATACGTCTTAATAGGCTTGTGCTGCCAAACAGAATCCTGGCCATAGGCAATGGGGGTAAGACGGCGTTCCAGAACTACTTCTACGTAGAGATCAGCAACATAGACCCCTCCAGCACAAACATGCTCAACATCTTCTCAAACAACCCACATGCGATCAGGGCCATGTTCAGGGCTACAGTGAAGGGCGTCAACAACCCAGACGAACAAGAGTTTGTGGCCATAGATGGAGACAACATGACGCAGACGGTCAGATTCAGGTTGGACTCGAACATCAAAATAAGGATCATCAATAACATGGGCGAAACCTTCCAAACAACGCTAGCCGATAACATACCGCCAGGAGAGCCCAATCATGATCTTCAGATCAACGCCCTGTTTGAGCTATTGCCCGACTCGTACGTATGAGTTATTCATTCCATATCCTTGAAGGATATGGATAGTGTATCACACATGCCAGAACTAGCGGGACCGAAGCTCGCTCGGTAATTCAACATAGCCGCGTTCATCAGTCGTGTATCTTCTTACGTGGAGACATATACCCCTTCACGAACTTACGAACACCTAGATTGAAATACATTGGTTGCGGTTCATCATCGTCGATGGTCAGCGCGCTAGTCTTCAATCTCTCAATTAGGCCACGCATCTTCTCCTCCCGGACGAGTCGTTTGAGGCAAGATAGCCTGATCCACCCGATCCCTGTGCAGTCGTTACCGGGAGTCTTGAGGTATGTGTCATCAATCTCTGGTGGCTCATTCTGGAGATGCTTGACAAAGAATGTGGTATCCTTGTACTTGACCTTCATATCATCATCTCTGAACTTGACATTGAATGACGTCTCCTCATTCACTTCCCGTTGAGCGCACTCGACAGCGTTCTCTTCTTTTTCGAAGCCTCCTTTCGGGAAGCCCCATTTGTTACTTCTAGACTGAACGATCAGCACCTTGCCGTTGTAGATGAGGATGCCACCGGCCTTGCGGAAGTCACATTTCGGGTCTACCGAGCGACCGAGCGGCTTGCGTGGCGGACGGTCGCTCGGTAAGGTCACTGGTGTCATATAGTCCCATGTAAGGAGACTACAACATATACAGTCGGTTTTAGCCATTGTTATTTATTTGTACTTACCTTTATCCTTAATTTTTCATCATCTTACTTTTATCAAGTTTTTAGTTGGATGATTCATGTTCACGCTAGGTATACCCTGGTTTCCATCAAATCCTCCTCTCTGCGACCTGTGAGGCAGACGCGTATACGACCCCATCAGCCCCGAGGCGGAGCCGTACATTGGGTCACTATGAGGATTGTAGCCCGACATGGACGGTGCGGCAAAGTTGGTCGTCGCGTTCGCGGTAGGGTGGTTCTGGGTAAGCTTGACGTTGTTCAAAACTATGGGCATCTCCTTGATTGCAGCTGGGTTGGTAGCCCCTGACGCGATGGGCCGAGACGGAGCCAGAAGGATAGGACCCTGGTCCATCCTCTGGACAATCTCAGACGCGTTGGCCCCGACACAAGACCTCTGTGACCCGACCTGGCCCAGCGCGAGCGGATCCGTCACGATACCTGGCTTCATGTCGGGTTGGTTAACGTTCGGGTACGCGGCCACTGTCTTATTGGCAGCGCACGCGACCTGGAGGGTTTGGTTCTTGACTTCGCGCATGCCCTCTGCCGTGCCGCAGTCCCTAATCCTCTTCGTGAAGACTGGTTTGTATGGCTGCGTGTTGACCTCTGTCCAAATCCTGGGCATCCTGGATAACGGTAGCAGGTCTTCCTGGCGCCAGACAGGGGGTCTGAAGGCGCCGTCCCTGGCGACCCTGTATGGAAGGAAGGCCTCGCCTCTGCTGATGTTGCTACTCTTTTGTTGTCCTTGACCGTATGAGACGGATACCATTGGGTTCTGACCTCTGGCGTAATAATTGATGGCCTCACAGAACCTGTCCCCGCTCTCATCGATGGAGGTTGTGATGGCCGAAGTCTCGCCCACCTTGTCGATCTTTCGTGTATGGACCGACTTGGGGGGATCCTTCAAGATGTTCATGTTGGTGCCCCACGACTCCACTGACGGGAGCGTGACCTTACCGTAATTAACTATTCCTGAATAGCTTAGTGCCATTTTTTCAGACCTAAGATAAAGATATAGCGCTATAGCGGGAGCCCCATGACATAGGAAGAATATCTAAGTCACTTAAAATGTCAGCTACTGTGACCCCGAAAAACGACTACTACAAGATTGGATATGTGTCACCTCGCACGTGTGCCGATAAGGTGAACAAACCTCCAAATCCTCTTTGTTATCAGAACCTATCGTGCCTCACACGCAACTTCTCAATGTGCCGGTACCCCAATACCCATTGGCAGGCACGTATATATTATCCTAGGTATGCTGCGAACTGCCAGTGTGACAAATACCTCAACAAGGTATAAGATGATGTAATAAATACTAATTTTTTTCCTAGTCATTTAAAATAGAAATATGAGTAATCTAAATGAACGAACATCATCTTCATCATCCGGAAATGCCTTCCAATTAGCAGGGAGACCTCTCGCTTCAGGAACCCCAACTAATGGTCAGTCGTTAGTTTATAATGCAACGACAGGTCAATGGGAATATGCAACTGTTGGTACAGGAGCTACAGGACCTACAGGACCTACAGGACCTACAGGAGTTACAGGACCTACAGGAGTTACAGGACCTACAGGTGCTGGTGGAGATGCTAGTAGCATTCAAGGCGCAACTATAGAAGCAGGTCCTCCTCTAGCTGGAGAAATCATGCAATATAACGCAGCAACTAATCAATGGGAATATGTACACACAGGAAGTTGATCTGGTAATTGATGACCTATGGCACCGGATACATGTCTTGGAGAGTATTCTCCTCCTACACGATTATTACGAATTGAAACATAGATCATGGTAAATAAGTTGAATTTTTTAAACCAAAGTCTATGGTTAAAATAAACGATGAGCGATAAAATCAATGTGCTCAATAATGAGCGCAAATACATGGGGGAGTTCTACGATCACGCGGATCAACTCCTCGACAACTTGGAAGACATCAAAGATATCTTTGATAAGTACCTCGCTGCCAAGTTATATAACTGGCGTTATGAATGGTTCTGTGACCACTACTACATTGAGGACATCAACAGCATACCCTACAACGTGTGCATGAATTGGCCTATGGTCCTCGACAAATACTTTGAGGATGTTGAGGACGATGGGCAGTTCTATCTCCTACGCGCCGATTACTATTCAAATCTGTGCCGTGCCAAGATTGATAATGAAGGCCTTGTACCGTATTACTTCAGGTACTGCATCCCCTTCCCCGACGAGTTCATGCACATGCTCAATGATACAAACGCTACAAACGAGGACGGGGAGCGTGTGTTGATAGCCAACATGACTCAACTACAGCTAGAGGTCTATGAAAAAGAACAACAAGACTATGAGTGGGTATGATGATGATGTTGAGTAATAAAATTTTTATGGTAACGACCATAAAAAATTCCGCTAGACCAAAGGTCGCCGGGCGGCCGCCGCTAGGTTATCTATGAGCTGCATGTGAGGCACATGTCGTCGCATAGCAGCGCTAGCGACCTTACCGAGCGACCTTCGGTGTCTCCGCCGGCGGGCGGTCCTTCGCTCTGCCGCTGTGGAGTCACCGTCACCTTTACTGCGTTCGTGGCGCTCTTGGTCCTCAGGTAGTACATACCTGTCTTCAGACCCTTACTCCATGCGTACATGTGCATCTTTGACACGCGTAAAATCTGCGGCGACTCCAAGAACAGGTTCATGGACTGAGACTGATCTACGAAACGACCTCTATCCGCAGCCATATCGATCACGTCCTTCATCGATATCTCCCACACAGTCTTGTAGATATCCTTCAGATAGTCAGGGATGTCGAGGTTCTGGACAGAGCCGTTGTCGTGCATCAGCTGTTCCTTCATGTCGGCGTTCCAGAGCCCTAACTCAGTGAGATCATTAAGAAGGTACTTGTTGGCTACTATGAACTCACCTGATAGGACCCGCCTCGTGTACAAGTTAGATGTGAAGGGTTCAAAGGCGTCGTTGTTGCCCATGATCTGCGCAGTAGATGCGGTAGGCATCAGCGCAATGAGGAGCGAATTGCGCACGCCGTCCCTCATGATCTTGTCGCGTAGGTCATCCCAACCCCATCTATCACTCAATTGGGTTTGTCCATCCCAGAGATCAAACTGGAACATACCCATGGATAGGGGTGAGCTGTCAAACGTCTCATACGAGCCCTCTTTCAGAGCCAAATCATGAGATGCGGCCAGAGCCGCGAAGTACATCGTCTCGGCGATCTCCCTGTTGAGGCGTTTCGCTGACTCAGACGCGAACGGTAACCGCATGAGTGCGAACACGTCGGCGAGCCCCTGGACGCCCAACCCCACCGGCCTGTGACGCATGTTGGACCGCCTCGTCTCTGGAAGAGGATAGAAGTTCTTGTCAATTACCTTATTGAGGTTGTAGACTGCCTGTTTCACGATGGTATACAACTTATCATGATCAAATACACCACCCTGTACAAACTTGGGAAGACAGATTGAGGCTAGGTTGCATACGGCGATCTCATCTTTGTCCGTGTACTCGCATATCTCAGCACACAGGTTCGATGATTTGATGGTACCCAGGTTCTGCTGGTTACTCTTTGAGTTGCACGCATCCTTGTATAGCATGTAGGGTGTGCCGGTCTCGATCTGAGAGTGGATGATCTTGAGCCATAGGTCTTGAGCCTTGACCACCTTCCTCACTTTGGAGTCATCCTGTTCGTACTTGAGGTACATATCTTCGAACTGGTGACCGTAGACTTCGTACAGACCTTTGCACTCATTGGGGCACATGAGGGTCCACGTGCCGTTCTCCTTCACACGCTTCATGAAGAGGTCAGGGATCCAGAGCGCATAGAACAGATCCCTAGCTCTGTGTTCCTCAGACCCAGTGTTCTTCTTGAGATCCAGGAACTCGAAGATGTCAGCGTGCCAGGGTTCAAGGTACATGGCGAACGATCCTTTCCTACGACCGGCTTGGTCAACGTAGCGAGCGGTGTTGTTGTAGACTCTCAGCATGGGCACGATACCGCTCGAGGTGCCGTTCGTGCCGGCTATGTAAGATCCGGTGGCCCTGATCTTGTGAGCCGCGAGGCCGATACCACCCGCGTATTGGGAGATCTTGGCACAGTCGGTCAAGGTCTTGTAGATGCCAGTGATGCTGTCCTCATTCATGTCTAGTAGGAAACAAGACGACATCTGAGGGTTAGGCGTCCCCGAATTGAAGAGGGTCGGTGTGGCGTGAGTAAAGTACTTGTCGCTCATGAGGTCATAGGTCCTCCTGGCGGACCTCAGGTCGGGCCCGTGGATACCCAGAGCCACGCGCATCAACATGTGCTGGGGTCGCTCCACCACACGGCCATTCAGTTTGAGCAGGTACGACTTCTCAAGCGTCTTGAAGCCAAAGTAGTCGTAATCGTAATCTTTGTTGTAATCGAGCCACTCGTTGATGAGATCTTTGTTGGTAATGGCTAGGTTGTAGAGCTCATCGCTAATCAGAGGAGAATGACGATCGGTCTTTGGATTGATGTAGTGGTAGAGGTCAAATATGACGTCCGAGAAGAGGGATTTGGTCTCCTTGTGGAGGTTGGACACGGCTATACGCGCTGCCAACTTTGCGTAATCGGGGTGAACGGTGGCCATCGTGGCGGCGGTCTCTGCGGCCAGCACGTCAAGGTCTATGGTCGTTACACCATCGTACAGACCTTCAACGACCTTGATGGCCACTTTCACAGGGTCGACCAGTTGATTGAGTTGAGGCTCCCTGCACCAAAGGGAGCTGATTCTGTTGGTGATCTTGTCGAGCTCGATGCGCTCGCGTCTACCGTCTCGTTTTATAACTTTCATGGTTAATTTATTGATACATTCCTTTCCTCCAAATCATTTAAGAGCCACCCATGTTGTCCTTGGAATCGAGAACCTCCGTTCTCTACACAAATGACTTACATATCTAAGTCGGGAAGTTGAAATTAACTTGAAAATATAAAGGGTAAAGGTAAGAATATACCAATCAGCATGGCTTTTATCACTGAGACTTCGGCGTATTTCGTCCCAAATCAATGTCTCTTCGGGGCTTACCCGACTCAACACCAGATCCAACAACTTGAAGAATGGGGTGTTGACATCGTGGTCAACCTAACCAAGAATGATGAAAAAAAGATACGATCATACCGAACCAAAATTAAAGTCATTCATTTTCCCATACCTGATCGCAAAGTGCCTGAAGAAGTACGCGAATTTTGTGCCTTAGTTATCCATCTCACACGTGAGATCAGAAAAGAAAAGAAGATCTACATCCATTGCAAGGGAGGACATGGGCGAGCGGGGCTACTTGTGTCAGCCATCCTCTGCTACCTACACAAGATCACACCGAGGGAGTCCTTCATCAGGACGTCCGAGTACCACGCCACACGACCAGTCCACTCGACCAAACCCAGGAAGAACGAGTTCTGGAAGACGAGGGGCTCACCTGAGAGTCAGGAACAGCGCGATTTCGTGAGGAACCTGTTCCAGCCATACAAGATCTCAAAGGACTCGCCGTTCATGGAGAGGGGCAAGTGGCTGTCTCAGACGTATGACACATTCCTGATGAACACGAACCTGGGACCAATTGAGGGAACGAATGGAGAGGAACTTGAGGAACATAGGGACTCGCTCATTGAAGATATGGTCTTCTTTTAAGTGCGCGGCATTGCCAGCGGCGTGGGACCGCTCGCTCGTAGGATCTATTACCCCTCAAGGTAATAGAACAAGTTAATAGAAGTGTAATTTTAACCACAGACGTCTTAGTCAACGTCTTAGTCATTTAAAGGTAAGGTAAATTTAATAAAAATGTCAGCACCTCTTGTATACCACGATACCCAGTGGCCAAGAATTGAAAACGGAGGTAAGTGCTTCTCTGAAGCACTCAATAAACTTCACGGGGATGACTTGCTCAAGTACTTTACCGAGTTAGAAGTATTTGCTACAGTGAAATTTGATGGAACAAACGTGGCGAAATGTGCCAAAAGTGGAAAACTCCTTGGAAGAAGGATTTACATCGATCCAACAGCCACCTCTTATATTAAGACTAGTCTAGATCCTGTAAAAAAGTCAGATGTTCAATGTCTCATGGAGAAGATATTGGAGGAGATCCAGATTCAAGATAGAACTTGTCTAGGAGAGTTTGTAGTCTACGGAGAACTCATGTGTAATAACTATTACGAATATGAGAAGTTGGGGTTAACAGGAACATGGCAGGTGTTTGGAGCAGTACTTGAGGATAGTTCGGGTGGCGAAGAGGTCCTGGAAAAACTTCTCAATGCTGGCTACACAGTCAGGATAATGAAAAAGGATGCCAGTGGAAAGAAAATTCAGTTTCTAATGAATCAAAAACTGTATGCTCTATCAAAGAGCTGTGGGCTAACTGTGGCACCCCAATCCGGGGAAGGAAAAACCATAGATGTTATTGTAAAGGAGAATAAGGACTGGATGAAAAAGGGGCAGGGTGAAGGAATTGTCATCACAATGGGAAATAAGGAAGAAGGCTTTAGATTGGTCAAGTGGAAGGGTGGACATGAGGCGCAAGATAGGGTGGATGGTCACATACAGTCTGCATTGGACAAGCTCAGAACTATGGACATAGATGACAGAATACTTAACACTTTCATTTATTTCAAAGAAGTCATAGATGAAGGAGCAAAGAATAAGGAGGAGAAGAAGAAAAATCTAAAAAATAAGGCTGCTATGGATGACGCAATTGCAAACGCCTTGGATGACGCAATTGATGACGCAATTGCAAGTGCCTTGACAAAGTTTGACTCACCAAGTGTGTACGTTGAAAAAGGGGAAACTAAAAAGTTTAAAGAACTTATCATAGAAGAGGTTACAAATGATATAGGGCAAGCAAACAGTAAGTTGATAGCAAAGAAAGTATGGAGTTTGAAAGTGGATGCTAGGTAGGTTTTAACCAGACTTCTTAAAGTCATTTAAAGGTAAGAGTAAGCATAATAAAAAAGATGTCAGAAAGTGGTTATAATCAAGGAGTAAATAATCAAGGGGTAACCACCAACCTTGCGCTTGATAAGAGCCACATCTGTTTCCTGATATATCTTACGCTCCTTTATCGCCATGAAGGTGTATTGTTGTTCATCCATGGTCTTGCTTGCCCTGGCGATCTCTCGTGTTCGATGGACTTGACTGTTACAGTTCTAGTGGTATGTGAACTCGCAGAACATATGAGGTTTATGAGGATAGAAATTGAAAAGGTTAGAATACAACATGAGAAGGAACGTGAAGAGGATAGACAATTGCATGAGAAGGACCGTGAAGAGGATAGACAATTGCATGAGAAGGACCGTGAAGAGGATAGACAAACACGTGAGAAGGAACGTGAATTGTCTAGACAACAACATGAGAAGGAACGTGAAAAGTCTAGACAACAGCATGAGAAGGACCGTGAAGAGGATAGACAACAGCATGAGAAGGAACGTGAAGAGGATAGAATACGATCTGAAGCGGACTCTGCCAAGCGTGACCGGCAATATCATCACCTGAACCCTACGCCAGATCCCAGGCAGATGGAACAGGCTGCTGATGCGCTGCGTCCACTTTGGCCTAGCAGTGTTCTTATGGGATCAGAATGATGAACTTGTTGAACGCCAGAAGCTGGGATTTCAGTCAATCTATAGCAGATGAGATCCGTACGTGATGGTCACAAGCCTCGCCTTCGTTCGCTCGGTACCTGTCAGGTCATTTACATCTATTACCCGAAGGGTAACAGATCAACACCGGCGACCAAAGGTCGCTTGTCCGTCAGTTCAAGCGCTCATAGAGCCATTGATAGAAGCCATGCTTTGCCTTCAATAGCTCTATACTCGGTTCCTCATCACCGTCCTTATCCTTCACGTATTCGATCTCAGACAGTGCGGGCTTGTCATCAAGGCATCGCATCTTGAAGCACACGGAGCACGTCTGGTCGTCCAGCACGTTGCTGTCCGAGTCCATGATCTGCTGCTCCTTGCGGCCTCCTTTCTTTACACGGTATCTGTGTGAGCAGGGTAGATGTACGGCAAACACATCTCCTAGCCTGTAACGCTTATGAAGTTCTCGCTCAAGGTACTCCAATTCGGCAGAGCCATATGATCTAGTCATCAGAAACATGGTCGGTAATTTACTACTATCCAAGATATTAATTTCACTCTAAGAAACAAGAAAGTGCCTATAAATGAGTGATTATTCAGAGCTATACATACGCCAACTGCGTTGTAATAATATGTTCAATCTTGCCACGACTATGGGAAAGGAATCTGCATAATGAGACCAAAGCTTAAAAAGTTTGTATGGGTTGAGACGATCCTGCGTCGTACTGTCGGATAGTACGACGCAGGATCTGCATAATGAGACCAAAGCTAAAAATATGATCAAGAATATGATCCCCCCGATTGATCGGTGTCAATAAGTTGATTTTAAGTTTCTGGAACAACCCCAAAAGTAAAACAATACGAAATGACAACCGGAATGGATATTAATCAGTTTCTGAAGGAGGTCCTCATATTTGAGGACAAGGAGATCAAGATGGTGGGGACCGAGGAAGAGCCTTGGTTCTGTGGGAGGGATGTGTGTGATGTGATGGAATATGATAACTACAGAAACGCGCTCAAAACTCATGTCAAGGCTGAGGATAAAAAGAGTTTGTATGAGCTGAGACGATCCTGGGGGGACAACGATACAGAACTTAATAATGAGACCAAAGTCCGCTACGTCTCAGAAACGGGCCTCTACGACCTCGCCATCAAGTCTAAGAAACCGGCAGCGGTCCAATTCAAGGACTGGATCACAGGAGAGGTCCTCCCATCCCTGAGGAGGACGGGGAAGTATGAAGTGAAGTCAAACCAGGAAGACGTCGATGCCCTCGCGCGCCACTTGAAGGAACAACTGCGCATCAGTGAACTCGAAAAGGAACAACTCAAGGAAGAACAACGCAAAAAGGATGAACAACATCAACAAGAACTCGAGAAAAAGGATGAACAACATCAACAAGAACTCAAGAAACAGGGCCGTTACACAGCAGAGGTAGAGCGTCACAATAAGCTCATGAACGATCTATTGGTCGACAACACCAAGCTTAAGGCCACGCAGGTCATTTACATCGCGACCACAGATCGATATGCGTCCGAAAACAAGTTCAAGGTTGGTGGCATCGAGTCGTGTCACAAGGTTGACAGCCGACTGGGTACATACAACACAGGACGGCCTAAAAATGATCAGATGTTCTTCTCAGACCTCTTCCTAGTCGTCAACTACAAACAGATCGAGGAACGTCTCAAGACGCTGCTCTCCCGCTTCAGGGACACGGCCAGGAAAGAGATGTATAATATGCACTACAACGACATCAAATACGTCGTCAAGTACTGTAGTGATCATTACAATGAGGAGGTAGAATACGTCAATGAACATCTGGATAGGTTCTTCAAGAACCTCAATAAATACAACCTCAGACCAGTGGTGCCTCCACCCACCAAGTGTAACTTCACTACCATCACGCAATGTGATGAGGATGGCAGCGTGAACACCCAGACCCTGGAGGCGAATACAAACAAAGAGCTCGTCGCGAAAATTCTGGACTACGTGGTGAAATTGAAATGCGACGAGATCAGTAAGAAGGAGGTGTTCGACGAACTCAACATCCGAGGCAACCGTAAGCAACTGTTGCCACTCGTTAAGTCAGCATTCAGGCTCAAGAGGCCAGAGATCAAGCTCCTGAATCACACACCATCCAAGGAGTAGATCGTTTGTCATCTCTAACCTCATGGGTTACAGATCACTCCAACAAGGGCTATTTTTTGGAGCCATATCCTCAAACTATTGACTTTGAAATTAAAGGTACTTAAAGAAATCTTTTGAGTTAAAGTTACCAAGTCCCTATGAAAAGTTGAAATCTCACTTCGTAGAAATATGGAGTAAAATTAACTGAATACAAATATGTATTGCAACAAAGCTATCGCTACCACTGATGCCGTTGAGAACATTTTCTCTAACGGATACGAAATGGAGGAGGAGTACATGTACGAGGAAGATGTTCCTCTGTATGAAGACATAGACGCCTTCAGCGACGTCGGCTACGATTCCGACGAATGCGAGGTCAACCTCGACAGGAAGAGGTACTACGATGAGGATGAAGACTCTGAGGACGAGATCTGGGAGGATGAAGAGGCAGACGAGGAGATCTCTAACGCGATTCGTCTGAAGCTGCTTCGCGAGAAGAGCAAGAAGGAGCTCCAGGGCTTGTCCGTCCTGGAGGGCAAGCTGAACTGGCTTGAGAAGCTGCCTGTCGTCGAGTCTGACCTCGACAGTGACGACTACCCCGTCCTGGGCGCAATCGTCAAGCCCGCTCCCAAGAAGCAGGAGCTCAGGGTGCGCACGCCCAACACCTCCCCTGGCAAGTACATGCCTGCCATGAACATCAAGGTGCGTGTGGGCAACAGGACCTACATCGAGTTTGAGCACATCATCTGCAAGGCCATCAATGAGGGCAAATCTTGCCCCTATGGCGCCAAGTGCAGGTACTCGCATGACGTCCCCAAGCCCAAGGTCGACTACTCTACCAGGCTCTGTAATCACATCAGGAATGGTGAGGAGTGCAAGTTTGAGGGACGCTGCAAGTTCTCTCACGACATCAACCTCCTCAGAAAGCCATCAGGAAAGAGCACTGACCAGAAGACGGGCGCTAAGAGCGTCAAACCCATGTGCAAGAACGACCTCAAGTGTGAGAACCGCAAGTGCACATTCACGCACCCCCCTGGTCACAAGAAGCCCCCAGCTGTTCCCAAGACCGATAAGCGTGTACCCAACAAGTCACCTAACAAGTCACCTAACAAGTCACCGATCCGCACCCCCAACAGCTCCCCCGGCGCCAGACCTCTTGAGCCTGTGGATAAGAAGTTCCTGCTTTGCAAGAACATGTTCAAGGTTGAGGCCAACGCCATCAAGAATAATGGTGAATGCAGGTTCGGGGCCGAGTGCAAGTTCGCTCACTCCCGCATTGAGGTGCAGAATAAGATCAAGGACAATCTGAATGAGTTCGAGTGCAAGCACAAGGACTGCAAGGGCGTCGATATTGAGTTCATCACCAAGAAGGACAGTGATGGTAAGGAGAGGAAGACGAGGCGCTACAACAACAGTTCCACCCGCAGGTGCGTCAAGATCCATGATAAGGAGCGTGTCACCGACTTCATCATGCGTACTCAGAGCCCTCGCGCATAGGTAAGGTATGTTTCCTTTCTCGGCTTTCAATACTTTCAATATCGCTCACTCCTCTTTGGAGCGGTACTAACCCATCTTTACTCAGTAGTGTGTACCGAGCGACATGTCGCATCACACATCACTTACTGGGCGGCACTAACTAACCATAAAAAACAAAAAAATCTCATCACATCACGATGTGCCGAGATATACACTTGGATACATGGATGCATCCAAAAAATATGAAGTTTAACGGTAACAATATATGAGATAAATTAAAGATGGGTATTAAAGGACTCAGAGATCTACTCAAGAAGCAGCTCCCCTCATACGAGGAGCGGGTCCCAATGAAAAACTTTGAAAATAAGAAGATCGTCGTAGACGTGTCGCTCTACATTTGTATGTACAAAGCCGCGCGTAAGGAGATGTATGAAGAAATGTTCATGACGCTCTTTACTGCCCTACTCGAGCACAACATCCATCCAACATTTGTGTTCGACGGGCAATCCCCCAAAGAGAAGAGTAATGAGAAGAAGAAGCGCGCTGATAAGAAGGACGCGTCCATCGCGCGCGTCCAGAAGCTCGAGAACGACTTGGAACAATACAACAAGACTGGCGATATTAGCCAAGACCTGCACGACATCAACGCGAAGGTACGCTCAACTCAGATCATCATGAGTGGGAGAACACAGGCAGCCCGCAAGACGTCTGGTGTGTCGTCCTCCGATTTTTCATCCTCAAAAGTCAAGCAATACATTGAGAAGCTGCGTGGTAACATCCTGAACATCACAGAATCAGACTTCCAGAACGTCAGAGAATTACTGACCATGTTTGGCATTCCCTACATCACGGCAGCGGGAGAGGCCGAGGTCATCTGTGCCGAGCTCGTGAAGAGGGGAATCGCAGACGCGGTGATGACCAAGGACACGGACGTGCTTGCGTGTTGCGTCCCCATCATGCTCTACGACGTGGACATAGGTGCCAAGGAGTTCACACAGATCAAGACCGAGACCATATTGTCAGGACTGGACTTGGACGAGGCGAGCTGGTTGGATCTGTGCATCATGTGCGGTACCGATTTCAACGATAACATACCGCGTATTGGACCGGTCACCTCTCTCAAATACATCAAGAAGTACAAAAACATAGAGACGATAGGCGAGTCGGTGACCAAACCCAAACAGAATACGAAGCTCGACATCTCCGCGCTGGCTCATGAAAAGACACGCACCCTCTTCAGGTGCGATGATGTCCCCGAGGAGCTCGTCGCAGGGACTAAGCCAGATCTTGAGAAGATAGAGCAACGCATCAAGGACAAGCGCCTCAAAATCTCAGTCACCACCATCAGACGTAGGCTGGGCATTGACATGTTCGACTTCTCAGACTGATTAGACCACCTTCTTTTTTTAAGTTTTATAACCCCGGAGGGTTATAAAAAAGACCAAGACCAATAGTTGAAAACACACTTTGCATAATGACTGTCGTAAGTAATCATCATCATGAAAACAAAGAAGCATTGTACCGCGACCGGGGCGTTCAGATATGATCACCCCTTCAATACAATACCTCTCAAAGATTGGGTTCAAGCAGTCCACAGACATATGGCTTGTACTAGGCAACACCTCTCCAACCCGGAGCGTTCGGCTATGACAACATGTGTATGTCTGTTCCAGAACCTCACTTTTGACGTGGAGCCGCTTCTGACATTGTCCATGAAGCGTGGGCAGAGAACTACACCTTCTGGGTGGAAGACAAGCCCTGGACCGACGGCTACAGGAAGCCCAATGTCGCTCTCGGCGACAAACGACGCAATCAATGTGCCGCCACCAAGTACGCTGATCTTCCCGAAGATGAGAAAGAGAAGGATCGTACCATAGCCAGGTATATCATCAACAGCCATCTAGACTACCAACAGTTTGTCAACTCATTCACTCCTCATAAACTTGAGGAACTGGAGAACAGGACCCTTGTCTTCTCCCCACCGTCAGACCCCCTTTCCATTCAGCCCACCATCATCATCAATGCGACTGACAGGCAAGTCCTGAAAAAGACCATAGACTCCTACAAGACTATAACGGGCAATACTCATATCTATGACTTCGGAACCAAAGGTAATAAACAACTCTACCTCGGCCCCGGATCTCAGGTAGCTCTCACTGCTAAGTATCGCGATAGAAGGGCGGGATCCCGTGGCGTCGTTGTGGCCATTGAGGAAATTGACGGAGAGGAGCTGCCACTCATTCGCTTCCTTGACGGAGAAGAGCTTTATATTGGATACGTAGACGGAGACCTCCCGCTCATGATGGCTCAGTAGTGATGTCAAGTTTGAGCTTGAGATGTGCCTCATTGACGGTAAGTTGATTGGGATAGATGACATGAAGCGAGCACTTGAGAAGGCTAGAACCTTTGACTGTGTTAAACTGAAGAACATGTCCTCAATACATAGGGTATGATTGATGGAAGTATGAATGATGGGAACAGATGTTTATAACCCTAAGGGTTATAAAAATGACTATGAACAACGAGCTAGCGACCTTTGGTCGCCGGGCGGCTAGCGACCTTCCGTCGCCCGTCCGCCGCTAGCGTCTATAAAGTAGAAATAGAATGACGACGATAGCTACCAGCAGGAAGATGGGTATATTGTCGGGCTTCGTGAGGTCAATGAAGTTCTCTCTCAGGTCTTCGTTATAAGGCATGACGCGGAGCGTGTATTCTGAATTCGCGGGTGTCCGGGCTCTAGAAAAATTTCCTCTCATTTTTCCTCAGTCAATATTTTTATACAATTTAGAACTAAGCAAGGTAGGGATCGAGCGTCTCTATGATCACATCAACCCACTTCCATATGATGGCTTTATTCTTGGAGGTACACGACTCCCACAGTAGATCAACGTCCATCTCGAGCGACGTCCCCTTCATTACTCGATGGTTGTGAACAGACATCATTTCTCTTACGCTTTCTTGTGATAGGAAATCAATTGCCATGGCGTACAGGTCCTCTTCATCCAATTTGTTCTTCACTTGATGACGGTAGTAAATGAGCCGTTTACACACAATTTTGTTTTTATCCTCAAACAGGGCCAACAGTTCTGCAATGAACTCAAGTAATTTAGTCTTGAATATGTGCATTTTGGGTGTGATTAGACGTTTATAACTCACTCGTGCTAAGTCTAACTTGCCAGGTCAGGTCATATATGGTAGCATCACGTTCTCGGTACTGATTAAATAGTTGAGGGTCCGTCCATAGTGGTCTTGGACCGCTTTGAGACTGACTGTTAAGATGTAAAATAACTGCTTAATCATATATATGTCTGCGTCTGCTTCCAGGACGATGTAATAGAGACTGTCGAGGCATGCCAGGAGGAGGGTCTTTGTTTCGTTATTCCTGCGTAGGGTATTGATATGTTGCTTGAATCTTCTCCTCCAACGCTTGAAATTAATGTGTTTTGTGAGGTAGCGTGCCCTGAACTGTTGCCTTATAAAGTCATCCCTCTCCTGGATCCCAACGATGGTCTCTACCGAGTGGATCAACATCCCCTGAACAAACTTTAGGTATGAGCCCTTGGTAACAGAGATGTTGGGCCTTTTTTTTGGTTTTTCATTATTGATCGGCGTCTCATCCAACTTCTCAGGAAGGACTTCCACGTTATTGAGCTTGTCTTGACACTTGATTAAAAAGTGTCCCTCGCATGGGTTATCCAGAGGGTTACGAACACCTTCTTTCTGTTGGCGTTGCCAGTCATAGAAATGAGGGTTGTGTCGGACCTCGTCTTTAGTCAGGATTCGGCGTGTGGTCCATGAGAATGTTGTATTACATTTGGTACAGAACATCTGGTCGCAGCCTCCGCTTTCTTTCTCAATAATGGAATGACATTTGGGACAAGTCTCACAGGTTGCATGTATGTGCTTGATCGTTTCCAGCATATCTTTATTGCAAGTGTGGCCTGGTTCAGCTTCCTCAATGCATATACTGCATATCTTAGCCTTACAAGAATCACATGTGTATGGGCTGCCCGCAAGCTCAGTAGCGACCGAAGGTACCGAGCTCCGCTCGGCCTGCGGCTTGCGGGGCAGAGCCCCGCCTTCCGCTCGCCGGGCGGCGGAGCCGGTAGGTAGGAGCTCATTACACTTGGGACACATATGAACAAAGGATAGGTGCTTACTAGGCCCCTCTTTCATGTACCCCATCTCGACTAGTGCGTGCAAGATCTGCGTATCGTCCATGCCATCCTTGCGCAGCCACTTGATAACGATCTCCATCTCGATTATGCGTTGTTCTTCATCTAATGCCGCTTTTGTGGCGTCGAGCATGGCGATCTCGAGATCGAAGAGGTGGCTTATCTCTTTATCGGCTAGTTGTTTGTACTTGGCCGCGGACAAGTATTCCCTCAGGTCGGTAATGAGGACTTGGGCGTTACAGAAGAGGCACTTGAAGTCGCCGAGGTTGTCCATCATATGTTTGAATACGCAGCCTGTGCACGCACTTTCCGAGCACTCGAGACATGTATATTTTCGCCTCAATTTTGAGGTATATTTGTTACAACAGATTTGACATTCCATTTTGATATACAGATAATTAGCTTTAGTGCGACTGCGGGCCTGGTTTCTTTTTATAAAGACATATGATTTCATAACCACGTATGGTTACGAATAGAAGACGCTAAGACGCTATGACACTTCAAGAGTTTGTACTACATTTATAGGAAGCGTTACCGAGCGGAGCTCGTCCGCTCGGTCACAACTGCCAATACGGGCCGAAGAGTCGGTGATGAAGCAACACGATTTGGTCATTGAGAGAGCTCTGAGGACGTAGTAGATGACGGTGACCGCGCTCAGGATAACTACCCTGAGGACGAAGAGGAGGGGGTAGATGAAGAACAATACAATACCTATGGTTAACATGAAAACGGTCATGAAAACAAAATACAGGCCTGCGCTCAAAAACACGCATATAGTGAGGATGATTGTTGTTGTTATTGCTAGGAAGACTAAAATGATCTTTGACACGAACTTGATGATGTACCATAAAAGATAGAACAGAGGAATGAAAATAAAAACTCCCACCCACGAGGTCATCAGGAGGAGCCCAAACGTGACGATCATCAGCGGTCCAAGAACTATCTTCCTCAGGATGAATTCTGGGAGGATACAAAAAAGGAAGCCAAACACTAAGCAAGTCTTACTTCTGCTTTTAGGAACTTTAACCGTGGTCACTTGTTTAATAGTATTGCGAGCGAAGTTGTATAAGTTTTTGATGATGTTTTTGTTCTCGTCGTAGTGGAAGTTCTTAAACTCGGGAGTGGAGAAGATCTTGAAGGACTTGAACATGATAGAGTTGAACACGCAGCTTAAGGCAGCGGTGACTATATCGATCACTTCAAGGGTGCAAAGAAATGTTAATACATCAAGCATCCTGTAGTAGCATAGAGCGTCTAGCTTAAAAAAGGTGTTCCAAATACGTTTCACAAAGTGATTTTCTGCATTTTTGAAAGTGATGTGAACCGAGCATTCTTGTCGCGCCGGCCGAGCAGGGCTGCGGGGCGGAGCCCCGCCCTGCGACCGAGCGGCTCCGCCGCCGGCCGAGCGAAGCTCGGTAAGGTCGCTCGGTATATCCAGGCACGCATCTTTATGCTTCGTTTGATCCATGATTTTTTTTTAACGGCCTTATCTATAAATCCTTAAAATTCAAGTTGTTTTCCTACTGCAGGGCCGCTCAATTGAATTGACATAACGGGAGCAGGTCATCCTCGTCTTCGTCTTCAATATACATCTGCTGGAAAAAACAACAGGCTATAGTCTGCCCCAATACATTCATTAACTGGTGTTTTTTTTCTTACGGAACACGGAGGCGTTTCTAACACGCTTGGGTTTAGACGATGCGAGCTTAGGGTAAACGGTGTGATTGGCGTAACTGGCAGACTCAAGAAATTTGGTAAATTTCTTGAGGGCCTTAACCAGGTCGTCAACTGAGTAGTCTGTGCGGTTTGCCACCCATATTGCAACTCTTTGTTTCTGGGCAGGGGAGAGGATATTCATGAACTTCATTACATCACGTTTGGCAACCTTGTCCCAAATATAACGAAGTTGTTCCTGCTCATCGTCATCAAAAATCCCGAACTGGGTGTCGTCGAACCCCCCGTGGATGTCAATGATGACTTTGTTCATCAATATCATAATGTCGTCCATTTTTTGCTTAACATAGATATTTTTTACAGGCTTTTCTCCTTACATATCAAAAAATGACTACTTATCAGAGTGAAAACACTAATGACTCGGCAATTGAGGGTAGTGCGCCCCGCAAGCCCGCCGGCGACCGAAGGTCGCTAGCCGCTCGGTCGCTAGATTGTAAACCTCCTGTACGCATTTCAATTCGTCCCGTTGCCGATAGTAATGACTATGTGAGGATGAATGTCTTAAGCTCATGGGATACTGATTTCGAGAAAGTGCCCTGTGTGTCACAGTCTGCACGTGATGTATGTAACAAAGTGGCGTTTGTCAGTCAAGACCCACGTCTTGTAAGTTCCGCACACAGTGGACAGAGGTTAGCCCTTGACAATATACCTCTCAATGGTAAAGTACAGGTACGGGATACACCATATATACCGGGGTACAGAGCGGCGAGTTATAATTCTTACTCAAATATACACGGAGGTCAGAATACATACTATTATGGTAAGGATCTTGCTGTACCCTTTATCTCTGAACTATTTATTAAGCCAGGCCTCGTAGTGAAGGAGGATTACGTTGATCCCATGGATTCGTACAAACCTCACTACTGTAGAGCCAGCATGGACAACAAGAACTGCCTTAGTTGGATCAGGGATAGTCAATTCCACAGAGAGGATCTCATGAGCAAGCAGATCTGGAATAGAAATCAGACCAACTATGAAGTGGATGTAGAGTCCAGACGTATGCCTCTACCGAGCTCGCTCAAGGTCGCCGGGCGGCGCAGCCGCTAGCCAGATGAAAAAAATCACAGTATACCAAAATGAAAGAAGAAGTTCGCGAAGATTTTTGTGGTATGTGCATGGCTGTTCCAATCGCATTAGCTGGTGCTGGTATGGCAGGCCTATCCTCAAAAGAAGACTATCAAAAAAGGAAAAGGATTATAATCTCCACAGGCATCGTCATCCTCATCATCAGTCTGTTCCTCTTTTGGTATTACAAAGATTGTAGTTCATGTAAAGTGTAATTTTTGAAAATTTTATAACCTCCTCTGGTTATAAATTAGACATCATGAGATTCCAGTGTTTCGTTGTTTTAGACTGTCCATATATAGACCAAACTCATAAAATTACAAGGATTACTACCTTTAAACATTATTTTGAATTCACCTATATTGTTGTTTGCAAATGAGACTATATCCACAGGTGCTCTTGAATTAAGTCGTTCTTCTGGTAGTACCGACACTACTCTACCATACAATGTATTCCCCGTAGGCATCGATGTTGAGGCGCCCGCTATAGTGGAAGTCCCCAAAGTCCTCAATGTAGAAAGAGTCAGGGTCGTCAAACCGAGCAAGCCTCCAGTAGCGCCCCATCTGCTCGCCATATCCCACCAACTCAAATGGATGATCTGATCTCAGGCCATCCTCTTCACCCACGACCACCCGAGCATTTTTTATCAACTCACAAAACAGCGTCTTTAACTCCATTCTTTAGATAATGATATATTTACTCATAACTGTATAACCACGAATCGTAGCACATGTCCTTCAGGGTCTTTTTTGGTTCCCATCCCAGATCGGAACGGGCCCTGGTAGCGTCGCACACAAGTTCGTCCACGTCTCCCTGACGCCTAGGTCTATCCTCGTGCTTCACTTCGATGTTGTTTGTACCTCCATATGTGTCCAAGATCTCCCTGACACTGTAGCCGGCACCCGTCCCCAGATTGAAAGGAAAGAATCCATGATATGTGGAGCAAGCGTAGCGGACAGCGTCCACATGCCCCCTGGCAAGGTCGTGGATGTGGATGTAGTCGCGCACGGCCGTCCCGTCTCGCGTGGCAAAGTCGGTCCCAAACACACCCACAGGCTTATTTTGTTTCACGTATTGGGCGATGATGGGGAACAGGTTGTTGGGGTTATCCTTGGGCTCTTCACCTAACATGTGAGACGGATGAGCCCCGCATGGGTTGAAGTACCTCAAAACTACAACGCTCAATGTGTCGTTACAGGCCACCAGGTCCCTGAGCATCTCTTCAATTACGTGTTTGGTTTTGCCGTATGGGTTGGTGATGTTTTGGCCGGTTGGGTGGTCTTCGTTGATGGGCATGTATTGGGGGATGCCGTAGACGGTGGCGCTGCTGCTGAAGATAATTTTGTCCACGTTGTATCGAAGGGCGGCCGCAAAGACGTTGCACGAGGTGAGGATGTTGGTCTGGTAGTACATGATGGGATTGGTGATGGACTCGGAGACGGCCTTCTTGCCGGCTAGGTGCACCACAATGTCCACACTATGTTCCCTGAAGATCTCTTCAACGGCGTTCTTGTTCATTAGGTCGACTTTATGGAAAGAGTAAGTGCCTCTCGACAACGATCGGTCGCTTAAGGCCAAGATCTCATCGTTAACATCGTATGAGTTGTCGTAATTGTCTATACCTACGACATCGTAGCCTTGTTGCAAAAGCTCAACGGCACAGTGAGAGCCGATGAACCCTGTTACTCCTGTCACCAATACTTTCATAGTCATGTTTTCTTCAGAAATGTTATATATAGCCTACATTCAAAAACACGCGAGTATATCGTAACCCCGAAGGGTTAGGATTGGACGGTTAGGATTGGGCGGTTAGGATTGGACGGAATATGCTACACGTTATGCGTTTACACATCGTCTTATCGTAATCATTTCGTCTCCGAATCTTCCCTGGACGATATCGCCAGGGCGGATCCTCAGATATCTAGCAAGTGGATCTGAGGCCAGCAGGACGGGAAGCCTGTTGGCTTGAGGGGGTGCCTTTGTGAGGATCGTAATGTCTGGCGAATGGCGTTGGACGTCGAGTAGGTCGTAGCTGAGATCGTCGAACGTAAAAGTCTCAAACTGATAGAGGGCTATGAGCTCGTCTGTGGAGTTGGTGATATTCTGCTTCGCGTCCGGTGTGAGAACGGTGTCGTGAACGATCAGTATGTGTGTGATTTCCTTGGCCATTGAGATGATGGCCTTCACTACATTGATTGTAACCTTATCTGCCTTGTTTTTTTTGTGCACAAAGAATACGATTGCCTTTGTACCGTCAGGTTTGGTTACTTCTAGTCTGGGTTTTTTACCGGGTATCCCTTCCTCGTCGGTGTCCATGAAATCCCCAATGGTGTAGCCGCGTCTGGTGAGCATGAGCTCAGTGTAGGTTCTGACAGTATCCATGCTTATATTATTCATACTTATGTAATCCATGATGCTTAGTTCCTTCAGTCTTTGTATGACCCTCTTTATCATCTTTTGTGGTCTTGCATGATGTATGGGTGTGTTTACCAGTGACTATGAACTTCTTTTCATGGTATGCCACTGTGTCCACGACGATGTCACCCAAGACAAAGTCCATGGACACTCCTTGTTTGATGACGGGTACTGTGCACTTACAGTCATCAAATTTGTACTTCTTACCTTTGACTGTACCATTCATGACGAAGATCTGAAACGGCGTGTCGCATGTATCGTCGACTGTTGCTAGAATACAACACATGGCAGAGTTGTTTAATATGATCACGTTTTTGGACACGTAGACATTCCCTGGCTTTGGCAACATGGATTGGATTGCGTACGTGGTCGAAAAGCGCGTGCCGCCGTCAGCCATTGAGATCTCAACTTGCGTCACATTCTTGATCTCTATGTCCTTGATGTAGCCATACTCCTTGCTGCATATACCAACCTTCGCATTCCTCAATTTCTGCCTGATGTGCTCAAGGATATGGCGGTCCAAGTACATGGGCTGTAACGCAACCAATTCATTGGAAATAGTAACTGAGTGATCAAACATGTTTCTTTAATTTATCCTTATTCTCCTTAAACTATAACTCATGTTTTGGAGGTATTTATGCTTGATTTGATTTTTTTCGTCATCATATTCGTTACCCGAGGGGTAACGAATTTTGAGCGACTGGTGGTGTTGTCGCGGACCGAATAGGTACTTACCTGAGGCTACCCTACCTTCTTCTAGGTATCTAGAAGATCTTATGGTAGTGCTCAATGAGCTTCTTCACAAGGTCTTCATGCTTGCCTTTGGGAATTTCAAGACCAAGCTCTGAGAAGATGTACTTGATTTCAGCATTGGTCGCCCTCATGAGCTGGCACCCCATGATCTTGCGCTGCCTTAGGATCTTCATAGTGGTGCTATTCTTGTAGTAGGACTTGTCTTTCATGAGTTCGTCATACTTCTCCTGATTGGGGTCGGCTATAGCGAAGGTGTCAAATGGCTCGGTCCTCTTGCTCTTGGGAACATAGAGTTCATAAGGCGAGTTGAGGCGCTCAATGATGTCTGACTTCTTGCCATCTCTGGGGATATTATTGTAGACGCAGATGAACTTGAGCTGCTTCATGTTCAGCTTGTTGCTTATGTACCCAGTATATTCATAGTGCTCTTCTCCCAAACTCTCATAGATCTCATCCCACTCAAGCTGGGAAACAGAACATTCAGGGGCAGACATGCCGTTGGTTATCCTGTATTCCTCATACTCCTCTTCTATGCGAAGATTAGAAAAGTCCAAGGGGGAATCCATGTCTACGCAAGTCGTATAGGGGACATCATAAGTGTCGTTGAAAAAGAGAGAGCGAAGTAGGTCATTTTTGCAATTGAACGGAGCAAAGTAGGCACTGAACTCATCTACATACTCATCTACATATGAGGTGGCGTACCTAATCAGATCTTCAACAGTGTTAAAGTAGGCAGCCATGCTCTCAAACCTGAACAGTTCGGCTTCAATCTTAGTCTTTTCTTCTTTGTACTTCTTGTAGTCTGAGATACACTCCTTCTTCTCCTTGATGCTGGCTTTGGTAGTCCTGAGGGCCTTCCTCATTTTGGCCAGCTCCTTCTTCTTTTCCTTGAGTTCGTTTTCGCTTCGATCATCTTCATCCAGTTCTTTGAGCTCATCAACTTCATCCTTGAGGGAATTTATTACCTCAGTCATCTTGGTGACCTCCTTCTCAAGGGACTTGATGACGGGCTTAGGGTCTTCTATCATATCGCCCAGGTCATTGATCATGTTCTCGGCGAACATCTTGACCTCCTCAACCATCTCGTCGATCTTCTTGCGTTCCTCCTCACTGGCCTCCTCAACATCCTCTTCATAGCTGTCTGCATCCTCCCATTCAGAGTCGGACTCGTCCTCATAGAGTCCGGCGTAGAGCTCGTCGAGTCTGGCAAACGTCTTCTCCTTTCCAGTGAGCTTAGTCTTGGGCTCCTCAAGCTCTTCCGCCCCAGAGGAAATGTCCTCCTGAGAGGAAATGTCCTCCTGAGAGGAAATGTCCTCCTGAGAGGAAATGTCCTCCTGAGAGGAAATGTCCTCCTGAGAGGAAATGTCCTCCTGAGAGGAAATGTCCTCCTGAGAGGAAATGTCCTCCTGTGCCTCGTCGACCTTGACAGCCTTGACAGCCTTGACAGCCTTGACAGTCTTGGCGGTCTTGGCGGTCTTGGCGGTCTTGGCGGTCTTGGCGGTCTTGGAGGTCTTGGAGGTGAGCTTAGTCTTGGGCTCCTCAAGCTCTTCCGCCCCAGAGGAAATGTCCTCCTGTGCCTCGTCGACCTCGGCAGCCTTGACGGCCCTGACAGTCTTGGCTGTCTTGGCGGTCTTGGAGGTCTTGGAGGTCTTGGAGGTCTTAGCTTTGATAGTTTGTGCGTTCATGATTGGGTTTATATGGTTTTGTATTACTATAATCCCTTATTCCCAGAATCCAATAATTCAAATTTGCAATTTTCAATTTTTCATATCTGATGGTCTTTTGAGGTGTTCCTCGTCAAAAATCATCTTACTATAAAATGGTTACAACTACTAAAGCTGGTGTTAAGACTATCGGCAAGGTCCTCATACGAACTGAAAAGGTCGGTAGTCAGACACTTGTTGATCATCAAGGTAAGCCCTGGTCTCTTGATGAAAGGCTGTGTAAAGGAGGATTCGGGACCATTTACTCATGTACAGAGAATGACAAAGTCGTGGTTAAGACACAGCACCGGTCAGATGATCAGCTGCGTAAAGAAGAGCGCTTCTACCGGGACTTGCAACGGTTGGACACAACAGAAGCGCCCAAGTACATACCGGACCTCGTGACGTCGGGGGTGGCTAACGACCTCCGCTTCATCGTGATAGAGCGCTTCCCGTTCGACCTGCAGCGCTTCATCGACAACATCTACCTCTCAAAACAGGAACGCTGTGGGATGGCTCGCCAGCTCGTATCGGCCATCCGCTTCATTCACTCGTTCGGTTATTCCCATGGAGACCTTAAAGCCAAAAATGTGCTTGTACGGTCTGAGAGAGGGAACATATCCCTGTACATCACAGACTTTGGTCTAGTTCACAAGTTTGTAAGGGACGGCACGCATACCCCCTACACGCCCGGTAAGCTCTGTCTTCATAGAGGCACATTACCCTTCATCAGTGAGGACTCACACGTGGGTGCGATCCCCAGCAGGCGCTCAGATCTCGAGAACATGGGGTGGCTCCTCATCGCATCACTGTTTGGAGGCGTGCTGCCCTGGGTAAAGATGACAGGTAAGAGCGCTGTGCTTGACGCTAAACAGTCCGCAAAGCAAATGATCTCAAATGGAGAGGAGTCAGTCCTGAAAAAGATGATGCCAAAGCAGTCCCACAAACGCCTCCTCAAGTATATGAGCGAAGTGATAGGTCTTGGATACGAAGACGAACCAGATTATGACTCACTTGAGAAAATATTTGAAGTTGAGTCCGAGATATAATGAAATTTTGAAATTTTGCTATTAGAGATAAGGCATATAAACTAAACGAACAATGCCTACTCATTGTGAACGATATATTGGTACCCTCCTCGGAGGGTGCATTGGAGACATCCTTGGTTCAACCAACGAAGGGAAGACGTTTGATTTCATCAGAACGAAGAACAGCTACGTGACCAAATTCTGTCACAACCGCTACACCGACGACACAGAGCTCACCCTGGTTCTGGCCCGCTATCTTGCCAAGTATCAGACACCAAACAAAGACCACTCGATGGTCCAAGAGGTACACAGCATGTATCAGAATGTCGTGAAGAACAGTAGACGCGGCTACTCAAAGAAGACCAGGGACCTGCTCGGTAACTGGAACCACTGCATGCTGGCCAACGCCGCTGAGACGAACGGTGCCGTCATGAGGATTGCTCCGATGGCACTTATCACGTACGATTCCGACCAAGACCTGTACGACAAGATTAAGTATGCCATCTACTGCACTCACGGTGAGAACAAAAACGCAACAGACACGGCGTTCATCCACGTCAAGCTTCTGATTAGTATTATCAACCAGAAACACAAGACTGCAGAGTCTATCTATCTCTACGCAAAAGAGCTCGCTCAACGAGTCAAAAACACCACAATCCACGCTTACCTCACGCTCATACATCCTGACAACAAGAAACGCTTTGAGGAAACGCAGTGGAACGTGAACAAAAGTATCTTCGGAGACGACATGTTCTTCCAGATCAAAGCCATCGACTGCTTCATTTGTGCCCTCGTTTGCTTCTTCTACAACTTCACGAAGCCCAAGGAAGCATTGATCATGGCGGCTAACCTCGGGGGCGACACAGACACAATCGCCAAGCTGGTAGGGGATCTGGTAGGAGCCACGTATGGCATCGAGTGGATCCCTGAGGAGTGGCAAAACCCCGAGGGCAAGGACGAGCTGACCGAGCTCGCCAAAACCCTGTACACCAACAACTACAAATAGACTGAATCATCAGTCAAATAGGAGTCAAGGTGTTCCTTACCCCACGGGGTAAAGAAATGAAAGTGAAGAAGAGACAAAGAAATGACACACTACAGGCGATAGAAGTTACCGAGCCTGGTACCTTTTAGACGATGAAACGTTCCTTGCCTGACCATTGTGTTCTTGATATTGATCAATAATTGCTTGGCGATGTGGGGTCTGTCCAAGATCTTGTTCATGACGATGTCTTGGTCGATGGTGGTTGGGTCTACGGCGTACTGGGGCACGCAGTTCTGACCAACATAGTACGAGATGTACGGAGACGAAGGGTTGACGGGATCAAACGGTTCCGTCCTCAGCTCACAGTTCATCATACCGATCCTGAAGCGGTCTTGGGCGGTGTTCTTGAGGAGCACATCACCTGAAGAGAGGCCGATGGTTTGTTGGTTACCTGCGAACATGGAGTCTGCAACTTGACTGTATTCCTCATTAGCTGTTTTTGAGGCGGCGTACTCACAGACACCGTCCCAGTTTTGAGCACACCGGTTGGCCATGTAGACCTGACACGGTCTGCTGTTCTGGCCATATGTAACAGCGTGGCTTCCGTGGTTGAAGCGTTGGGACGCGTTGCTCCCAATACAGTACGTCAGGGGGTCGTTGTTGTACACGGGTAGCGCGTTCACGGGGGAAGCACCAAATTGAGATAACTGTGCATACATTTTTATCTATGACTGATAAAAATGAGTACGACATTAGGACGTACTTATGGTCATCTCTTACCCCTCAGGTAAGAGAACGTGTATGGTCTTTATATGCTATCATATCAATCTTCATCGTCAAGGAGCTCTATGTTAACCATCTCAGCAATCATGTCTTCAAAACTGATACTAGGATTCCAATCAAGAGCCTTCTTAGCCTTACTGCAATCACCATGAAGGAACTCAACCTCAGTAGGTCTGAAGTAGATGGGGTCGACACGCACCCTCACCTCTCCATATTGATCAACCCCTACCTCGTCAAGGCCTTCACCTTCCCATGTGATCTTGAGATCAATGTGTTTGAATGCCTCCTCCACAAGTTCACGTACTGTCTTGTATTCGCCCGTGCAAATCACATAGTCGTCGGGCTCGTCCTGCTGCAACATCTTCCACATACATACAACAAAGTCGCGAGCGTGTCCCCAGTCACGTTTCGCGTTCAGGTTCCCCAGCCTGATACACTCACTGTACCCGTCCTTGATGTCGGCCACTCCCCGACACACCTTCTTCGTCACAAAGCATCCGCCTCGGCGGGGGCTCTCATGATTGAAGAGGATACCGTTGGATGCAAAAAGCCCGTAAGCCTCTCTGTAATTCTTAACCATCCAATACGAGTAGAGCTTAGAGATGGCGTAGGGAGAGCGCGGCCTGAAGGGAGTGTACTCGTTCTGGGGAGCGGGCGCGTCTCCAAATAGCTCGCTAGTCGATGCTTGGTACAACTTAATTTTAGGGTTAACTACTCTAATAGCTTCCAACAGTTCAAGGACGCTGGTAGCATTTGCCTCAGAAGTGTATCTAGGTATGTCGAAAGAGGCCTTGGCAAAGGACTGCGCGGCGAGGTTGTAAATCTCGTCGGGGTGGATCTTCTTGATCAGTGAGACCAAGCTCTGCGTCACGTCGCCGTAGTGCAAGTGGAAGTGCTCGTTCTCTTCGAGGTGGCATACTCTGTGCTTGTTGTTCACTGAGCAGTGCCTGATGAGCCCGTGTACGTCGTAGCCCTTGTCCAGGAGCAGCTCTGCGAGGTAGCTGCCATCCTGTCCGCCAGCACCAGTAATCAAAGCAGTTTTTTGAGGCATGTTTTAAGTACACTTATATGTCCCTTTAACCTACTTGCATTTTCGTTTATTTGTCTTACTTACGCTTACTATCTACCTCATTTTTTCGTCAGTCGCGGAGCTCACTCCATCATGAGGATGATCCACGTCCCCAAATGTCTGATTTGTGAGGATCCAATACCTGTCGTTCTTCTCGTAGGCCTTCTTTATCTGTCCTGGTCTGAACTGAGAGCAGATGGCCGCGTTGGAGATGCCTTGCCAGTGTCCGTTCTTCCATAACCTCAGATCGTCCACGATGAATAGGCTGGGTCCTATAGGCTTCTTGTTGATGACGTTAATCTCCTTGAGAAGGGGCACCGGGTGCTCGGGGTTGTGCGCGCTATCCCAACCACTCACATGAGCGTCCATGTAGAAGACGGCTCCGTCCTTGTAGTCCTCGTACAGCGTGGGCAGCACTAGTACGCTATCGCCGAATAGGGCCTTAATGTTGTCGTAATTTTTGAATGAAGCGAGCGACTCTTGGTACAGGGGTTCAAATATCTCAATTGTGCAGACCTTTTTAAAGTGAGGTGAGACCATGCGGCACGTGTCACCCTTGTATCCTCAGGAATATCTTCAAATAGCTCGTTAATCTGTAGCGATCCTCCCATAGTGTTTTTAAGTAAACACTGTCTTAAGCCTTTAACGGCTCCGCCGCTCGGTCTAGAAGAATGCTGATCCATGGTTCTGTTCTGTTACCCCGAAGGGTAAGAGATTTTGGTAAAAAAAATTACCGAGCTCCGCTAGAAGTCGTCATCAGGTACGTAGTCATCCTCTTCAATCGTAGAGTCCACAGTTGTCAGCGTCTGCATCTTCTGTTCTATCTCACTCACAGGATTCGACCTGTACTCCTCATCTTGCAGCCGCTCGTCAACCCCCTTCACATCCTCGTCAATGAGCTTCTGGTAATCGACCAACAACCCCATGAAGCCCGTGCCTGCCTTCGGCTGGTTACCTGAGATGATGGCTGCACTGACACCTGCGTTGTTCTCAATCTCTGTCCTCATTGACGCTGCGAGGAGGATGTCTGTACTCTCCTCAAAGGTGGCCTTACTGAGTGGACCCACGTCATTGTATCGCATCGTGTACCTCGTGATAGAGCACGGTTTGCCCCTGTACGTCATCTTGTCCACTAACAGCTGAATGTGTAGTGTGTTGACGCCCCCAACCACCTTCTTGAGATCGTCAAAGAGCATCTGCCTCACGGCTGAGATGCCGAGGCACTCGTAGACCTCCCAGAAGTCGTTACAATACAATCTCTTGTTGTCAATCAGTGGGTGAGCCAGCATCTTCTTCAGGTTGGTTCCCTCAGTCACCACAAACCACTCACTCCCAGAGGGGTCATCAGGGTTACCCGGCTCGTAGTCCAGATGCACCGCTTTGACGCCCTCCATCCCACAGACCAAGACCTTGTTGAGCGCTGTGAGGTAATCGCTAAAGCTTTTCTGTGCAACCTTGAACGTGACCGTGATGGAAGTGGGGCCTATGCGGCACTGGCACTTACTGAAGATATCCTCCTTCCGTTCGTGGATTGCATATGCGATCTTGTACGTGTTCAGACGGTTGGTATACATGACCTTCTCGTCTAACTTAAACTCAAATACGGCTGAGGTACCGTCAATCTCCATTGAGGGCCTGGTCTTGTAGAGGTCCTCAAAGTGAAGTCCCACGATAGAGCACCCGATCGCCTTCCTGAGCGCGTCAGACGTCTCGAACTTGTTCTTGAAGTAGATCGTGCATGTCTTCACCTTGAGCTTCTTGCTCATGTTCAAGATCTCCTCGAGCCTGCCAACCCCAGATTGCTGAAGCTTACCCGCCGTGTGGAACGTATTGAGGGTGGTCTGGGTCTGGCGTTCGCCGATGCTCTGGGCTCCGATGATACCGACGCACTCGCCCGGAGTGGCCCTGCGCGAGTGGTACTTGGTGATGATGTACTTCTTGAAGTCCTCGTACTTGTCAGGAACGAGCCTGATCTTGTTGAGCTCCCTCCTTAGGACACCGTCCTGCTTCTTCCTCATCTGGTCGTACATGACCTCAGGGATGTTAGATCTCCATGTGCACCCCTCCACGATGTCCTCAATCTCATCTTCCGTCAACACTTCCGCCTCATCGGTCCTGTCATCGTCGGGACCGTCTCCTCTGTTCATTTTGGCTGCTAGACGTTCTATATTCACCGGGTACACCTCCCCCTTGGCTTCATTGATGTTGACCTTGGCGGGATCGAAGCCGTGATTGCCGAACGCGAATTGGTAGATGTTCTTCTTGGCGTCCCTGACTGTACCATCGTACTCAACCTTCAGGTCTTCATTGATTTTGACGATGGACCTCTGGATGTATCCTGAGGCGGCTGTCCCCATGGCGGTCTTTGTCATACCCTCCCTGCCGGTCATGGCGTGGAAGAACATCTCGTCTGGATACATACCCTCAATGAAGGAAGAGGCTACGAATCCGCGACTTCTGTACTTGCGGGCCGGGTCGTTGATGATCGTCTCAGGGTAGTGGATGAGCGTTCTCTTCTTGTTTGAGAGCGTGGGGGCTGGCCTATGACCGTTGAGGTTCTGTTGCCCCAGTAGTCCTGTGATCTGGGCTATGTTGAAGTAGTCACCCTTGCTCCCCGATGCCACCGTGCTGATGAAGTTGTTGTCTGGCTTGAGCGTCTCCTTAGCGATCTTGAGACCAATGTCCTTCGCCTTGTTGAGGGAGCAGTTGACGCGCGCTTCCCTGATTTGAGGATGATCCGTGGATTTGGAGACGTTGCTGGCCTCTAGGAAGTGCTTCTGAGTGATGTTCTTGATCTCTTCCTTCTTCTGGGGGTCACCGATGAGGCAGTCTTGAATACCCACTGAGAAAGGGTTCAGTTCGAGCCAGCCATTAGTCAGGAATTGGATGTTGTCAAGGAAGCGTGCGGTGACGTCGACTCCGTACTCCATGCAGAGCACGCGGATCAATGACCCTTTGGAACCCTTGAGTGTGGATTTGTCAAAGAAGCCCGATGTGACGACCCCGTGTTGGATCTTGAGGTTGGGGTAGTCGATGTGGAAGTCTGGCGGAAAGAGGAACCCGAACAGGGCGTGAGTTGAGTAGACGTTGTTAGCTTCCTTTCTGATGTTCCTGATCTGTTGAAGGCGCTGCATGTAGTCATAGACATGTGTGATGTGCATCATGCACTTCATGAAGTGCGCTCTGGGCATGTGTTGGACCTTCTCTGTCATCTTGTAGGCACCGAGGAGCGAGTCTTGAACGATGACCATCTCTGGTTTATTGCTTTGGGCTGAGAGGATGTTATAGATGGCGTTGGAGTTGTGTTCGAGCTCTGCCCTAGCTTCCTCGGTCTCTTCTACGAACATATTGCCTTCATCACCGTCGAAATCCATGTTAAAACCAGTCACAATGGCTAAATTCACACGCAGCGTCTTCCCAGGCTTCACGACCACCTTCATCCCCTGCATTGAGTTCCTGTGTAGGGTAGGTTGCCTATTCAGCAACACAAAGTCACCATCCCTTAGGAAACGCTCCACCTTGTCCCCAATCTCCAACGTGATCTTCTTCTTCTTGGGCATGATGGTCGGTATCTTCTTCGGTTGTCCACTACTGTCCTTTGGGCGTGTGATCACATCACCCTCTTTGATCTCCATTTTGCAGTCCGTCACCGTTATTGTCTTACCATCCCTCATGATCTGGTCGCCGTGGTTGAGGTACGTGCCCAACTTGACACTGGCTGCGGGAACCGATATGCGCGTCCCGTTCTTCCTGATCACCACTGAAGCCTTACCGGGTGTGTTGACCAGCTCCGTGAGCTTGGCGATGGACAGATGCGTCACGTGTTCTGGGATGGTAAGCATATTCGCAATCTCCTCAGGAACGGCAACCTCATTCAATTTCAGAGTGGGATCTGGTCCCACCACAGTCCTTGCCGTCTTGTCGCAGCGCTTGCCCATTAGGTTCTGGCGCACGTGCCCGGTCTTCTTCGTGATGCGTTCCTTGATGCCGGTCATGGGCTTATGATTGGTGTTGTGTACCGCCTTACCCCTTGAGTTGTCACAGTATGTAAGGGTCTTGAACTTGATGATGGCTCTGGCCTTCTCATTGGTGGTGTCTTTATGAAGAAGGTTGTTGGTCTTGATGATGTCCACCAAGCTGATGCTGAGGTCGTCGTCGCTGATGTTGTCTGCAGTGACCATCCTGGGCCTGCAGCACGTGGGGATGACCGGGAACTTGGTCAGGACCAGGTTCTTGGGGTGGAACATCTCGGTGTTGACGCCCAGGATGGCGACGTCCTCACTGGGTACGTTGTCGAAGATCATCTTGACTGCCTCAGGTTTGAGGACGCTCGTTTCTACGGAGTTCTTATGCTTATACACGGCAGTGATGATGTTGTCATTGGGCTCATACTTGATATGAGGATGCGGGCTCATACAGTGACCACAGAACGAGATCTTTGTGGAAAGGTGAATGATGATCTTGTCGTACCCCCTCACCCCTTGCAAGTCCAACTCCTCCTTAGTACAAAGCAGACGATGGCACTTGAAACAGAAGATCTTGAGCATAGTCACTACTTGCTTGTAAAAGAGGATGATGGGTATGTTGAGATCGATGTGACCAAAGTGGCCTGTACATTTCCATACCGTCTCGTTACATGTCTCGCACTTGGCGTTGTTCTCAACGCATCCCAAACGGGGGTCGTAGACGCTTCCTGGCTCGACGGCTAGCGTGGCCTTGTCTATAGCGCAAACAGATCTGTTCACGATATCCTTGTCTGACTGAATGCCAAACTGTATAGTATTGATCTGCATTAACTGATCCATACTTTCACTCTTATTTTCAACCATTTCGCTTAACTCAAATACTCAACTATTTACGTACTCAATCAATATCAACTGTTATCCGTTACCCCATGAGGTAACAGATTTAGATAGCGGGGAACGGAGGCTAGCGACCTTACCGAGCTTGCGGGGCGGAGCCCCGCCCTGCGACCTTCGGTCGCTCGCTCGGCCGGCGGCGGAGCCGCTCGGTCGCCCGTCCGCTCCCGCTAGCAGCTAGGCTGCTGGGTCGAATTAGAAAAGATTCAGTAGTAGGATTCAGTAAGGATTCAGTATGCTATTAGTCTACATTGGAGTCCATGCTCGAGTGTTATACCAGTTCTATTTTTGAGATTATGCCTCTTCTCATTTTCAATTAATTGTGTCCTAATGTATTCAATCAGGATGTTGATGTTCTCGAACATGGTGTCGTAGTCCTGAGCCGCGTGTCCTATGATGATGAAGTCCTTCAACCCTCTCTCAAACACCTCGATGAGCTTGATCAAGTCCTTCTTCATCTCTCGTCGTTTATAGTTGAGGCGCAGCTGAATGACCCAATTGGCCTCTGCTCGTTCTAAGGTTTCTGGTCGTCTCTGTATGAGGTATGATTCCCTGAGTTGTTGTTTATTTTGGCGGAGGGTCTCGTCGTCGTACACGTCGTTGGCCAGAACAGGAAGAATGGCGTTTATCTCGGCCAGCACGCGCCATATGAAGCTGTTACTCCTCATGGCGCGCGTAGCGGCGGTCCGTTTGGTGGCAAGTTGGTAAGCCTTGCTTTTGTCCATATCTTTCAGGGCTCTGTTCAATTCCTCCCCACATGGGTCGTTTGCGGCTATGGGCACGTTTCCATTGTTGAGTTGGGCCATATACTCGTGGTAGTGAGGGTTGTGGATGACACCCTTGTGTATGGTGAGTGTGCGCCATGAAAAGGCTGTCTTACACTTGGTGCAAAACATCTGGTCACACCCATCGATCTTATGGATTGGTACTTTACATCTGGGGCAGGGCTTTGTGTCTCGCTTGAGTAGCTTGATGGTTTCTAGTTGTTCCTTTTTACATTCATGTCCTTCATTCCGTTCCTCCCTACACTTGGCACACACGGTCTTCTTGCAGTCATTGCAGCGCCCATTCTTGACGATGCCCGTGCACATGACCAGGGGGCAGAAAAAGGAGGTGCTATCGCTGTTGATCTCTTCGTCGCTCTTTTCCAAGACGTCTTTGTACAGTTTGCGTAACTCTTCCTCAGACGCGTCCCGGAATTTCACCATCTCCTCGTCTTGGGAGCACCTCTTTAGATGAGAGTTGAGGGCCGTGAGGCGGCTGGTGAGGAGCTTGCTTCGAGCACGCGCGTCCATGCGCTCTTGAGTCGCCTTCAAGAGCGCGCGTTCCTTGCTGATGTCCAGCTTGACGACCTTCTTCATGTACTCGTCCCTGAACACCTTGGGAGTGTGAATGAAGATGAACTCTGTTGGGATGGGTTGTTTACAGGACATACACTCTTGTTCTGACCCGTCCATAATGAGGAAGCGTCTGAAGCACTGAAGGCAGGTGATTGCCTTACAGTCTTCGTAGTCACATTTTATGGGGTGACGTTTTTTGGTGGTAAACTTATCACAGCAAATATCGCACTGTAATGCCATTGTATCCTTTGTTTAACTAAATCATCGATCGTCAACCGTTTTCAAATTTTTTGTCACCCTTGTAAACCCACCCCTGTACACACAATAAGTGTCATTCTGCAATCTCCTCTACCATATCCAATGAGTCTATGCTGAGCGCTCCAAACGACATAGGTGCATCTCTTAGTGGGGATCTGGGGGGCGTGGGATAGCGGGTCCTCTTGAGGAGTAGATGGCTCCTCAGATCGGCATTGTCGTCTACCTCTTCTTCAGGCTCGTAGTCGGACTCGAATCGTTTAATCAGGAGTGATCTGAGCAGTTCCACGCCATCGGTTTCATTATTCTTGTCATACTCAGTGAAGTCAAAGTACATCTCCTTGTCCTTTTTGCGCACTAGCGTGACGAAGAGTATGTATACGTCAGTGGGGCTGTAATATTGCTTGTTGAGTAGCAGGTTCCACTCCTGCGTATCGTACACGTCATCAAGGGGTAGATCCTCCACTTCGATGAGATTGTCGCGTTTTGAGGGTTGCGGTGTCACCCGGATCTTATCGGAGTCGAAGGGTTCGTAGACCAGCATTCTGTCAATGGGACCGTAGAGCATATTCTTGGACTTCTTGAGTGTGCTTTTGTACTTGGGTTGTCCCTCAATGGGCTTCGGGGTGCAGTTCTTGAGGAGGACTGTGAAGAAGGACTTGAGTATGTAGTTAAAAACAACGTCGCATACAGCGACGTATACTTTAAGTAGAGTCATCTTTGAGATACCAACAGTCTTTGAGAACTCATCGTCTGTTTTGGAGATACGCGTGTATACGATCCAAAAGTAGATACACCCACATATGATTGAGTTGGGTTGGGACGTGTTTACAATGTCTGACTTATCCTTCACAAGGTTAAAGACGTTGGCTACCAAGTTGAACATGATCTTGGTGTCCATTCCGAGCTTCCTCAGTTTTGAGTTGATACTGATCAACTCCTCTTTGGTTTGATTAAACTTGAGAGTGAACTCGGACTTCTTGGGTATATTGCTAGAGAGGATGGCGAAGCCCTTGTTGGCCTCGTGCTGCTCAAGGAGGAACATATCCAGGAGATCGTAGTAGGATATGTGGTTGCCGGCTAGTGCCGACGCTCTGTGCAGGCTCGCGAGGATTATGGACCTCTTGGACGTGTTTCTGAAGATTTTGTTGGCCGTTGCCTTTTGATATATTTCGATGGTAATGTCTTTGATGTGTTGTTCGATGTAGAAGGGTATGTCATTGTAGAGCGAGGACTCGCTCTTGCGGCGTTTCTTCATGCCTATGATGTTGGATGAGTGCTGTGTGGCTATGTAGTTCTCCTCCAACAGCTCGCCACACTCGAGGCACGTCTTCTTACCGTTGTCGTTACTCGTCTCATCATGTTTGCATGAGTAGTCGGACTCCACCGAGTCCTGGCGCTTCAGTTTACTTTCCTGGAACTCCTTTGCTACTAACTTCAGCGCTTGTTCAAATAATTTCAAATGTTGTGGTTCCATGTTTTTGGCACTATTTATTTTTATCTAGTAGACACTACAACCCGATATTCAAATAATGATGATTACCTATGAGCTCCACATTGCAAAGAGTGCAAAGAGGTGATACGCGAACCCAAGGAACGCGAACCCAAACGCCAACGCCGCCGAGCCTCCCCTACCGTAAGTGACGTACATGAATAGCGGCATCGCAATGAACGCATGGAACATATGCATGTTACGCTTGTACAGATACGACTGGTCATCTGCGGCATGCGGGCTCTGCCCGCCGGCGACCTTCGGTCGCTCTGATTGTTCATCAGTCAATTGAGGTTTGAAGATAGAGTCAGTCATAGACATGATCCCATATCTGCCAGATCTGAGGCGGTCGCTGCAGCTGTAGAGCTCGTCGTACCAGGCCATCGCCACGTACGCAAAGATGAAGATGAGTGGGAAGAGCCAAAAGTTAACCCTGGGCCCCGCAGCAGCCCAGTACCCTATCAGAAGGGCGAAACCAAATATAATACACTTGAGGTTGAACGAGAACGGTCTGTTCACAAAAAGACCACCAGACATCACGTTATTTTATGTAGACTAGAAAGATCTCCGTGATCTTGCGGCGAAGCCCCGCCCTGCGACCGGAGGTCGCTTTTGAGGTGTTATTCTGTATCCCCTAAGGGATAGAGATACCGAGCGGAGCGGGCCCCGACTGTCGTCGCGCATTCAATTAGTTGTACTGTTCCTCACACCGTCAGCTTGGCCATGTCCTCCATCCACATGTCCACATCACTCTTTGTCACCAACACAGCCCTCTCCTTGACCATCTTCTCAATCGACAATTCCAGCTCCTTGCGGCGCTCCTCAGTTAGTGTCCTCACAGGCAAGTCCAGCAACATCTTGATGTCGCTCTCGTCCTCCGTTATCCCTTCAGACTTGATGAGGCCCACGATCTTCTTCTCCTCAGATGTCACGTCGATCTTCTTGGTCCTGACAGCCTTGATGAACTTGCTCTTGCAGGTGGCGATGCGCGTGCGCTTGTCCAGGTCCGCGATCAGGGCAGTCTTTCTCTTCTGATTGAGGGCCAACCTGGCATTGCCCCACATGTCAAATAACTCAACCAGCGTTACCTTTGTTATTTTTTCATCCTTGTCAAAGACCACGATGTTGTCCAGATTGAGGGATGTACACATCTTTTTCTCAAAGTCCTTCATGTCGAACTTGGCGTCTGTGAAGATTTCGTAGTCGACCTGTGCTTGTGTGGACCTGTTGTTGTAGCGTACCTCCTTCTCATCCAACATCTTCTGGAACTTGGAATTCCAGAGGCTTACCGGTAACTCAGTCACATGAATGATTCCGTTGCGCTTTGTGTATGTCCCCTTGGTCTGGAACTTGGTATCACTCACCTTCTCAATCTCGCCACTAAAGCCATTGTACCAGGGCTTCATAGTCTTGACGAAATCTATGAACTCATGACGATCACTCATCCACCACTGACAGGCTGTGACCACATCCTTGGGGTTGAACTGAGGCATGTTGCACATCCATCCTGTACCGATGCCCACGCAGCCGTTCACAAGCAGCAGCGGGATCGTCGGCACATAGTGGTAGGGCTCCACGAGATCACCGTCGTCTTCACGCATATTTAGGAGCGCGTCGTCGAGTGGATTGAAGAGGTTATTGAACTCGGGCACCACGTTGGTCTTGATATACCTGGGCGATGCAGCATCCTCACCTCCTTCAAGCCTGGTACCGAAGCGACCCAACTCTGCGAACAGGGGGATGTTGTTGCTGCCAGGGAAACTTTGAGCCATCTTGATGATGGTCTTGAACAAGTTTTCTTCACCGTGATGATAGTTGGTATGTTTGGCAACGTCTGCCCCGAACTGAGCCACCTTCGTGTCGCCACTCTTCAGGTTGCACTTCTTTGCCGCGTACACGATCTTGCGTTGCGACTCCTTGAGCCCGTCAAGAGCACTCGGTATGCTTCGCTTGCAGTCGTCGTGGAAGAACTTGATGAGCTCGTCGTTCAGGTGTCTTGAAATGTCGAACTTGATCATCTCATTTTTTGAGCTCTCGTCATCAAGGGTGCGTTTGTTCTGGTCGTGGGGGTTGTAGTGGGTCAACCACCCCTTGCGCTCTGAGCTCTCACCCTTGTCAAACGCAGTCTTGAACGAATCATCACTTGCCTCGTCTTCCTCAAACTGGAGCATCTTGATCCCAAAGACCTTGTCAGTCTCCTTGGGCTCAATAGCTCCCAACCCCTTGTAGTACTTTACCTTATCCTTACCCTTGTTCTGTAACGCGGCTGTTGCACTGCGCTCGTCAAAGAAGTACTTCTTGCCAACGCGCAGAATAGGTGTCTTCATACTTATGACGAAGTTACGTTTCAGCAGCTTTGGGAACAGAGAGTGAAAGAAATTGAGGATAAGGCCTTCAATGTGGATGCCGTCCACGTCGGCGTCTGTGATGATGCAGAGGCGACCGTAGTTGAGTTTTTCCAGCTTGTCGGGGTTGCCGTAGTCAAGACCTATGATCTTCATGAGGTTGGTGATGACCATGTTGTTCTTGATAGACGTGGGTGTGGCGTTGCGTGTGTTGAGCATCTTACCTCTGAGAGGGTAGATGCCGAACCAGTCTCGCCCCTTCTTGTCGTTAAGACCCTTGCTGATGCCGTCAACCGCGAACGTCTTGGCAGACAGACCCTCACACACGATGAGCGTACAGTCCTTCCCCTTGGCACCCCCCGCATTGTTGGCCTTGTCGTAGCCGTCGATAGCAGGGTGCTTAGCCGATGCCGCTATGGCCTTCGTTACCTGTTTCTTCTCTTTAGAGAGCATGAGTCCTTTGAGCGTCTCCCCGATTGGCCACTTCATGATCTTGGTGACCTGATGCGCAGTGATGGGGTCTGCCTTGACTACAGTCTTGAGTTCGTTCTTCTCTTGGCTCTCAAATTCTGGGTTGGGGATGCGCGTCACCACCAGAAACTTGAAGTAGGGCTTGACGTCCTTGATCGTGAGCGACGTGGATGATGTAGAACTCTTCCTTCCTTTCAGCTTATCGATCACAGGTCTGCAAACGGCCTCGACCCACGCATTCACATGCTTACCTCCGTTCTTTGTCTGGATACCGTTCACGAATGAGATGGCCTCAAACTCATGTGACGGGATCACAAACACTCTCGAGTTGTCGCTCTCCAGTTTCAGCATATTTGTGGTATCGCATCCGTTAAGGAGGTCAAAGTAGGACGCTAGTTTGCTCGGGAGCTTGACACCATCGAGCTTCACATTCAGACCTGTTAGCAATGAGGCGTTGAGGACGTGCATGGCGAGCAGGTCCATCGTGTCCTGGGGTAGCCCATTCTTCATTTGGAACCACTCACAATCCCAAGACCACTTGATTGAGGTGTAGCCCTTGACGCGCGAGGACTTGGTCACCTTGGGCCCGCTCGTGGCCCGCATGTTGTTGGTCCACGTCTGAACAAGCTTAGTCTTGTTGTTGGGGTCTACACCCTCGACGGTGAATGAGGTGGAGAGGACGTTGGTGAGCTTGGCGCCGAGACCGTTGCGTCCTGATGTGTAGCGCTTCTCCGTGTCGTCGTAGTTGCTGCCCGACAGGAGGTGCCCAAAGATGAGTGAGTGGTTGTAGATGAGTTCCTTCTTACCCTTGATCGTCTCTACCTCATTTTGCTCAATTGGGATGACGGCGCCATCGTTCTTGATCTCGCATTGGGTGGCGCTGAGGTCGACCGAGATGTAGGTCATTTTGGTGTCGCGCTCCATGTTGTCTATGGCGTTCGACAGGATCTCCACAAATGTGCGGACGAGCGCAGGGCTGACGCTTACCTCCTTTGAGACGATCGCCCCATTGGTGTAGACGTAGACCTGCTGCCTGTCGAACCCCTTTGAGCCCACATACATATCCGGGCGGGTCAGTATGTGGGTGATTGGGTCCTGCTTGATGTAAGTTGCTTTCTTTTGAACCGACATGATTGATACTTTACTTACCTCGGTCTTTCCATAGAGCTACTATTCAAATATGGCAACCTAAGACAGAATCTTATAACGGCTAGCCGTTATAAAAAGGAAGGATGACTATATCCTCATGTACTCAATATGTTCTTATGTACTCAATGTGTTCCACGATCTCATCATCGCCCAACATTCTTCTATACTTATCTACCTTCTTAGATATTCTAGAATCTCCTGGGTTTTCACGTAGATACCTCGAATACTTGACGTACTTTCTTATAGCTTCTGACTGTACAAATGACGAATAGAAGATCATTTGTACTATACATTGTATGTACAAATGACGAATAGGGATCTTATAACGGCTAGCCGTTATAAAAAGGAAGGATGTCTATATCCTCATGTACTCCATTTGTTCCACAAGTGGAAGGGTACAGTCAGAAGCCGAGATAGAAGCCGAGATAGAAGACCAAATGGTACATATAGAAGAGCTAAGGCTAGCTGTACCATTTGTTTTTCTCGTTCTAGTATTTCATTCAATCGCTGTGTTATAACATTTCTTAGGACGAGTGCATCTATGAATTCTGTCTTGATGAGGATCTTGGAACGAAGGTATGTGAGATCGCTTTCCTTATAAGAACCTTTCACTACCTTGACGACAAAATATTGATATCCAGGTATGTTATGCTTGATTACGATTTCTTTGACTGACCGGAGGCCTTTGAACAAGCTCGGGAAGAACTGTTTGAGGTCGTCTGCTAAGTAGGTCTCGTGACCGTTATAAGTAATTGTTTGTAGGGGTTTGGAAGACATTGTTTTGCTAAGGGATATGTGAGTGTTTGGAAAAATTCAAATAATCATGAGCGATACAAAGGTAAACTATGCATGAGTATAAAGTAAACATTTTAAAAGTAGTAGACGGCGATACAGTTGATGTCGATATAGATTTGGGCTTTGATATTTGGCTTCGTGGAGAAAGAGTACGAATTATGGGGATAGATACTCCAGAATCAAGAACAAGTGACCCAGTTGAAAAGGTATTTGGTCTTGCTGCTAAAAACAGATTAAGTTCACTATTGGGTGCTGAAGCAATTTTACAGACGCAAGTGAATAAAAAGGGTCAAGATATGAAAGGTAAGTTTGGTCGCATTCTTGGTAACTTCATATCAGCTAATGGTGAACAGTGTACCACTGTATTATTGAGAGAAGGTCACGCTGTGGCATATACTGGTGGTAGTAAAGAGAATGTTGCAAGCCAACATTTGGCAAACAGGGAAAGATTAATTAGAGAGGGTCATGTTGTTCTGCCTGCTTTGTCCGCGTAGATCACATCCCACAACATGCTCGTCTCTGTCAGAATCTTGTGCTTGGCCCTCTTGATGGCAGGTAGCCTCTTCTCCCACGCCCCATTCGCTATCGCGTTCTTCATGGTCGCGACGGCCGCATCCAACCCATTTCTCAAGTCTAACTGGATGTAGGCCTCAGGATCTATGAATCTGGAGACGTTGGGGGCGCCGCAATAGAAACACAGCGTTTCGGCCATGATACAATCCACTAACTTCTCGTTGATGAAGCTGTTCTCGCACGCGAACGAGTACTTGTACGGAATGAGCGCATCATCTTTGTATTGAGGTGAACCCAAGTACCGATTCCACGCGTGGTTGTGTGCTCCATAATTTCCATAAGCGTCCCATTCCATGAAGTTCTGAGCATGCAGTGCGAACGCAGTCCTCAGTTTATGACCCTCTGTAAACGCCTTACCTGATATGACGGACGACACAACATCTCCCTTTATCTTCATGTCCGCGTAGTCTGAGTCAAGCAACTCGTCCTTTGTTTTGTTGATGTGCCATTCTAGGTTGTTGTAGTTGAAGTGATCGTGGTCGTTGCCGTGTATGATCTTGGCCTTCAGGAGTCGTTTGTCTACGTCTCGCCAGAAAGGGTCCATGAAGCTTGGTTCCATCTTCATGAAGATGGTGCGTGGTAATTCGTCAATCGAGGGGTACCATGATTGGGGCCATGTCGCTGAGTTAACTACAAGTATGTAGTCCGCGTCGTCGTGAGGCGTCTCGTCTCCTACCATCTTGATCGACGCGTTGTCTTGTGTGTATGTGCAGTTGCCGTCGGTGAGCTTATCCCAGGTCCCACAGAGACCATTGCCGCTATCCCAGTTACATAACATCTTCACTTTCGTAATTCAGTCATAATTTGAATACCAAGGACTTAACTTTAAAGTGATATAATATTGAAGACTAGCGATGAACATCAATAAACCTTTTAGTGCACGCTTTATGGATCTTATGAATCTGTACGACAGAGAGCACACCCTGACGCACGACGCCAGGATCAGTATGTACGAGGAACTGCTCAATGCAGTCACGAGCGACGACACTATCAGCGCGCTCATGCTCAATGACATACTGAAGTCCTTACGTCTGTATTATGAGGAACTGACATCCTCAAACAGCTACCACATATACAGGTTTGACTCGCTCAGTCGATGGATGCACATTCCCGCGAAGACGGTCTACCACAACCCTCAGAACGTGCACATGTTCATGACGCCTGCGGCCCAAGCCGCGCGGGAGATCATGAACAAGCACCCGTGTGTATATACACACAGACCTTTTGAGCACCCCTTCCTCAGGGAGATTGAGACTGAGGTACTGGTAAACGGAATCCACTTGCCCAGCCTCTTTGCGTCGGTCTGGCTCTACATCACAACGCACAAAGAGCGAGACGCGCTAACGGGGCGGCTCTTTGAGGAGATGAGCGAGAGCGAGGACATGTGCCTATCAGGTCACATGGTCAGGCTCGTCAACAGCGTGAAGGGGTTCGCTGACGAGTTCGAGTTCAATCTTGAGCAGTATGAGTACAACAAGGCGTATATTTTCAATCAGTTCAATAAACTGCTTGACGTGACTATGCTGGACAATCTGCTCAGTCGCATAGAGACGGTCGTCAATACCAGTTTGGATATGAACGGGATAGATGAGGTCGACGTGCTAAAGATATTGAAGGACTACTCGAAGCATGAATGGGTGCGCGTACATGGTAAATTTCAACCGGCGCAGTAGATGATGTATTTTTTTTTAGTTTGATAACCACATGTGGTTATCAAAAAAGGTAAAAAGGTAAAAACAGCTGTGATCAGTTACTCTTCATCGGTTGAAGGTTCTGCCTTCTTAACTTTCTTGGACTTTGAATCTTTGGTGGCAGAAGCGTCCTTGTCCTTTTTTGGGGCCTTCTCTTTCTTTTCTTTCTTGGGCTTTTTGACTGCCTCCTCATCGACCTCTGGCTTGGTGAGGTGAGGGCTGATCTTGGTCTGCACCTTGGGGTATGTGAGGGGGACGTGGATGAAGTAGTTGTCTCCAGCCTCAAGGACTAGATCCTTATTATCGAAGGAGAAGGAGTAGTTGCCGTCGTCGAGTAGATCAACCTCCTTGACGATGGCGACCTCCTCCCCGGCACTGTTCCTCAATTCTGAGTTGTTGTAGTAGCTGGGCTTCTTGAGGCCGGCACTGGGTGTCTTTGACATACTGACGATACTGGCACCTGTGGATGCACTGACCACAGAGACGCCCATCTCTTCAGCGTCTGAGTCCCACTTCAGGAGGTCCTTCAGAGGCTGATCTGGGAGGATGGTCTTCTTGTTGGATTGTTTTTGCAGCTTGTTGTTCTTGACATAGACGCAGATGATCTTGGTGACGTCGACGCGAGAGTGAAGTTCGTCCTTGGGCCAGTTGGCGAACTTGGCCATCTCCTCGCTGATGATGACAGGTTTGAGGAGGCCACTGTTTTGGTTCTGATTGCGTCCCTTGTTGGAACGTCGGGGCTTGGCGCACTTGCGGACGACCTCGACCTGCTTCAGGATATTGTTGCGGAGCTTGGAGGGGATCTGCTCGTTGTCCCTGACGAGGGCATCGAGGTTCTGGATCTCTTCTTCGATATTTCGCTTCTTCATTTTTATAGAGGTGGGTGCTTCTTTAAACCATTTCTAGTTTACAAGTACAGTAAGTGACCGATCTAGCGGTGAGGGTACCTAAGGCCTAGTCGCTAAGGTCTAGTCGCTAAGGCCTAGTCGCTAAGGCCTAGTCGCTAAGGCCTAGTCGGTCGCAAGCTATACTGGAGATGGTTTGACGTGATACTCGATAATGACTTGTAGACTACCAGCGGTGATGGGGTTTTCCAGGACCACGTTGACGTTGCTCTGAAGGAGGACGAGGGTTTTGTTGTTCTTGCCGTCGGCGGAATTTGAGGCGAACTCTCTACACCCACCGACCTTCTCATTGGCGATGACTGCTGTCGTGTTCTCGATGAGCGGGGTTAGGATGTTTCCGTTGAGCTGCCCAAGCCCGATTGAGAAAGTGCCCTTTGTGGCGAAGCCGTTGACCCCAAAGAACTCGATCTTGTCAATGATGGCGTTGGCGGGGACATGGCTTAGGGTCTGGTCAGTTGTGATCTTCCTGCTGGTGGTAGATATTGTATTGACCAGGGAGACACTTCCTGTGGCATTGCGGGGCGTGAAGCATTGGATCGTCACGCGCTTGCTGCCAGAGGGGCGGGGCGCGGCGCCCGCGCCCGCGTCCGGGATCATAACCTGCTCGTTGCTGCAGCACTTGCCGCACGCAACTAGAGCATGGTTCTTATTCGTCATGATACTAGAATTCATTCCAAACGATCTAATCATGGTGTTTTATTCACATTCTGCATACTTAAGGCACACATAGGAAAAATCATACTACATGCTTGACTTGGCTATCAAAGTATATGTATTTTAACACAAAATTTGTGTTAAAATTTCAAGGCTATCGTGGTCAGATTAACCATAGATGGTGGAGTTATTACCTTCCCCGATGGTTGAATTGGTGCCTTCCAAACCTGAGCCTGAGTCTATGTCTATGTATTGCTCGTCATCCTGTTCAGGCTCTGGTTCCTGTTCAGGCTCTGGTTCCTGTTCAGGCTCTGGTTCCTTTTCAGATTCATGTTCATCTTTAACCCTGGTGACCTCTTCGTTATCATCAGGTACGTTATACATGACGCGGGGATGTTGCTGCTGCCCATTCATATTGAGGATAACTGGGTTCTTTTGGTTGATGATGGGTCTGGATAGGACGGCGCGCTTGATGATCATGCCGCAGTCTGGCACTGTGATGCTCCTCAGTTCCTTGAGGCCTGCGACATCGTCAGGGTCTGTGCTGATAATGTCGTCAAGGATGGCGTTCTCGATCTCGGTCTGGCAGTACACGGGGGACTGGACGTCCTTGAGGGTTTGGACGTAGGTATTGACATCCGACACATTGTAGATCACGTTGGCGTACTGGATCATGAACTCCTGATCGTTTGAAAGCGTGCCCATCAAGCGCTCTAGCCTCATGAACTCGATGCCCACATCCACGATCTTCATCTCCTCCTTAGTCCACGGGAACTGGAAGTAGGTGCCGGGCCCCATGTATCCGGCCTCGCTGTTGTAGTATCCTACCTGGTTATCGCCAATCATCTTGAAGGAGAAGCCAGCGATGGTGCCTCCAAAGATGAGGCCGATGAAGGTGAGTGCTGAAAACATCTTCATAACCCACGACTTGGTCTTTGTGGCCTTGGGGAGGCCTCTTCTGATAGTGACGGTATCGTTGTAGACGCCGGTTTCCATTGCTGTGACGGCCGCTGCGGGGCCGTCAATGAGGGGGAGCTCGACGTCTTGTGTGTTTACTGGAAGGAAATTCTTCTTGCCCATTTTCTTTCATATCATGGTGTCTTTAAAGTTAAGCAATAACATATTCTACCAGTCAAAACGGTTGAATTATAGGGTTAAAGAATATTGGGGGGTAAGTAAATAAGATGTTTGGACTACTGAAGACCCTGTTGAGAAGCGTTGTTGCTAGCATCATCGAAGAGGACTACCCTGAATTGAACTCTTCAGTACTTGAGGTGAAGCGTCTCTTTGATGACGCTGATCTTCCTCGCAAGGGGTCTGACCGCGCTGCCGGTTACGATCTACGTGCTCACTCATATGCCTTCATTGAGGATGGTAAGGTTGGGGAGACGGTCATGCTTGATGTTGATGGCGACTCTGTGCTCGTCATCCCCGCCAACTCGCGGTGCCTCGTCAAGACTGGTGTCGCCGTGGCCGTACCTGAGGGCTGCTATGGCCGTGTGGCGCCTCGTTCCGGTCTTGCTTTGAAGAAGGGTATTGACATTGGAGCCGGCGTGATCGATGAGGACTACAGAGGAGAGGTTGGTGTCATCCTCTTCAACATCAATTCCGAGCCTTTTGAGGTGAAGAAGGGTGATCGTATCGCTCAGTTCATCTGCGAGCGCATCGTCTGCCCAGAGCTTGAAGAGGTTGACGAGCTCGACGACACAGAGCGTGGAGCTGAAGGCTTCGGCTCCACTGGATCCAACTGAGACATTGTTTGTATTTAATTTGTAATTTGTAACCCCTGGGGGTTACAAAATTGGCATATGCCTAGCGGCGGGATACCCTGTGTGCCTCTTCAGACACTATTGGATAAGCATGGTATCACGCACGTTGACTACCTCCCTCGACGTAGAGGGAGGGGAGGCCGCCGTGTTGGACTCGATAGACTTTGACAAGGTGACGATCGACGTCATGACCATTGAGGACCACTGGGACAACGAGACGATCCACAAATGCGTGGAGAAGCTCACCAAACTGGGCTACAGACAGGTCACGAGGTTAGGTCACGACATCGTTCTCAGTCGCATCCCAGAGCTCAACCGCCAGTAGCAGGATCTTTAGTCATTTAAAGTTTCTTAACCATATCTAAAGCACTAATGGTTAAGAAAAAGAAAAGAGAGGGTGACCCCGCTTGGTCACCCACCCACCCAGTTAATTATTCAGTCAGCCACTCCTCTACTTGCAAGCCGCAGGCGCTCACCTCTGATGATTCCGACACCGACTATATCGTATTTGAGTCCGATGACATCTCTGAACAACCCTGTGTGTGGAGCGATGATTCCGACACCGACTATATCGTATTTGAGTCCGATGACATCTCTGAACAACCCTGTGTGTGGAGCGATGATTCCGACTCAGATAGTGAAGATATAATTGATTCTGGCGCCGCTGACTCATCTGATGTCCCGACCCTTGTAATCAACATCCAACGTACGGTATTTCGTTCAACACATGTCAGGTTCAGTGACGAGATCATCACACACATGGTAGAGATTGAGGACCGTAAAGGGTATTGGACCGAGGATAGGTTCAGATTCCAACAACGGTGTGCGTCAGTTCAGGATGCCATATCATTCATCTTTGAGGAAGTGCACAGGCGGAAGATGCGCCTGATTGTGAACATGAGCGACACGCTCAGGATTTTGCCATATTCAAACGGTGAATGCGGGCTGCCGCTAGCGACCGAAGGTCGCTGCGGGGCTCCGCCCCGCCTTCCGTCGCCCGTCATTGATAACCCAACAGCGCAGAGCTCGACATCTATCTTTTCTAATATATCACGAGGCCACACAACCATCATGAGGCCAATCGGCACATGCCGGTCGTAAGTGATATATTACCCTGAAAACAATTTTAGTAGTTCATGTTGAAGAGCATGGCTTTGGGCTTTTTATCGCGGGTTGGAATTGGTGCGTGCTGTCTGAGCCCCCACTTGTTGAAGTCGCCGTAGAGGACGACCCAGTTGTCGAGCTTGCTGTTGTTCTGTTCTGTGAGGAGGTTGTTCTTGATATCGTTGACGATCACCTGGATAACCTGGTTGATCATCTCATCTACCATGTTTGGGTTTTCACCTGATGGGATGTTGTAGCGGGTGAAGATGTCGCCGGTTGACGGTCTGTAGCCCCTGTAGATGTCGTTCATGACCTCTACGACGCGTTCGCAGGGGACGATGACGCCGGGTGGATAGAAGCTCCTCAGAAGTTCGGTAACCTTTGAGGAGATCAGTTTGGCCGTCTCAAGAGAGAAGTAGCCTTTGATAGCCTCATTGGTGTCCCTGTATCCAACATGTGATAGGTACTGTTGATTCATTTTTAATCAACAAGGAGAAATTGTGAACCTAGCGGTGAGCGCCTAGCGACCTTCCGTCGCCCGCTAGCGGTGAGCGGCTAGCGAGCGATCATCGGGACTGAGAATTTGAACTACTGGAATTGTTTTCAGGACTGAGCCTGATTTTCCACATCCACTTTTTACTGATGTGCCTTTTATCCTTCTCGTAAGCCACGATAATGTTAATGATAGCTTTCAGTTCATCATTGGATATGAGGGCGTCAGTAAGTGCTTCTGCGATCTCCTCTCGTAACTGGAACTGGTATATCTCCATAAGGTTCACAAATTCCCTGTGTTTTTTCAGTTTACGCTGTAGTTTGTTCCCTATCAGGTTTGTCATGAGTGTTGTTATCCCTGACACTGCCACGATGCATGTGAACGGCAACACTACAGGGGACGTGATCACGTTCATGAGCGCGGCCAGGCTTCCAGAAGCCATCACCACCGACACGGTAGAAGATGTTACATTGAGCCAGTAGCATGCTCCCAGCCAGCGCTTGTACTTGCGGCAAACTGTCATCTCGCGGTAAAGGTCCGAGTCTATCTTTTCAATATAGTTGTTGATGATACGGACCTTGAATTGTTGATTAGGGTTTGTCGTGTCCATCTTAATCAATGACTCATTTGAGGATGAGGAGGTGCTATCCATGTCTTTTTTGATGATGCAGGCCTTGAATTGTTGACTAGAGTTTGTTGTACCCATCTTCAATGAGTCATTCAATGAGGTGTTATCCACGTCTTTTTTGATGATAGTCTTTAATTGTTTATACAGGCTCGTCTCCATCTTAACCAATGACTCTTTTGAGCGGTTTGAGATATTGTCCATCTCTTTTTGGATATGGACGAATTGTTGAATAGGGTCTGTTGTCTCAAATGACTTATCTGAGATGTTATCCATGTCTTTTTGGATAACATGAATTTATGTATGGATTGATCATACTTAAAAATAAACTATGTCAGAAAATATACTATTTATCGGAGACGTCCACGTCAAGTTTAGCAACCAGAAGGACTTGGACAAGCTCGAGGCCAAGATGTTGCAGATGAGGGACATTTCCCTCATCGTAGTGGCTGGCGACATCCTGGACACCCACGAGCGGATCAATACCCAACTCATGAACAGGGCCTACACCCTCATCAAAAATCTCAGGACAGTGGCTCCCGTCTATGTGCTGGTAGGCAACCATGACTACATCAACAATCAACAGTTCCTAACCGAAAACCACTGGATGAACGGGATGAAGGAGTGGGACCGCGTGCATATAATCGACTACCCGATGCATCTTGAGGGGGTGTCGGGACAGGCGTTCGCGTTCGTCCCGTACGTACCCCCCGGTCGCTTCTACGAAGCGTTGGACAAGCTTGATGGATGGAAGGACTCCGTATGCGTGTTTGCACATCAGGAGATCAAGAATTGCAAGATGGGGTTCATCAGGTCCATAGACGGGGACGTGTGGGAAGCGGGGTGGCCCATGCTCGTGTCGGGACATATCCACGAGCGCCAGAACGTGGGCGACAACGTCCTCTACCCGGGGTCAGTCCTCAACCATGCCTTTGGGGCTGACAACCAGGGCATCTCCAAGCTCACGTTCACGGGAGGAATCATGAGCGAGGAGCGTATAGACATTGGCCTCGTGAAAAAGAGCATCATCTATGAAGACGTGACCAAAGTAGAGGATATCCCAAAAGAAAAATTGGTGATCCAGAACAAACTGTGCTTGTCAGGCGAGCCGAAGGACATCAAGGCATACAAGAAGACAAAGGAATACACAGACCTCAAAAAGAAAGGTATCAAAATAACATTCAAGGTGATTGCTGCTAGTGCTAACGATGTGGTAACGGACGATAAGAGGACATGTGGTGCCAAGACTGCTGTGCCGTTCTCGGTCATCCTTACAGAGCTGATAACTAACGAGCGCGACCATGACTTGGAAAAAGATTTTACACAGATAAAAGCGTAATCATGCCAACATATCTGAACAATGCAGGAGGTGGAGGAGGGTCCTATGTAACGACGGGCACGCCTTCCTCAATTCAACACGGCCCCAGTTGCCGCCAAGTCTATGAACACGTCCAGGGATGTCCTGTATGTCAACAAATTTTTGAAGGAGCTCAAAACCAATTCAGTGCGAGCGGTCGCCGGACTCTAGGTAAGAACTACCATGTAATGAATCAGCAACTTCCACCTTTTATAGCAACGCCTTCCACCAACTTTCGGTCGGTATCGTCACCTGGTGACGCGATTGAGGTCTCGCCAACAGTGGCGTTCCTTGTAGTCGTATTGATCGTAATACTATTAGTATATATGATCAGGAATCTTAGCCGCAACTAGCCTAGAGCAAGCTGCTCGTCTCAGCCCACTGTCGCTTTCCTATTTTTTTTAGTTTGTAATCCCTAGGGATTACAAAATCAAGAATAAGAATATTCGAGTAGGTAAAATGAAGGATATATATTTTTTCTCATGTGAGAACATCGCAATCATTTCATCCAATGCGTTGAAGCACTACCCTCAGATAGAGAGCTACGTCTCCACGCATGTCAAGCCCACTAAGAGCGTCCTCTTCTTCGCCATGAAGGAGCCGTTCGTGACCAAGAGTACGTTCAACGGTTCAACACCGGTAGGATTCGCCAACAACGTTATTGAGGGTGACCAAGTTCGAGTGACGCCGCTGCTCGCGATAGGCAATGACGTCAAGAAGCGTTTACTGGAGTACATCATCAACTTCTTTACCATACCGATCGTGATTGAGGTCAGCCTCAACAGCCAAGACTGGTTAAACGACGTCACTTTCTTCTCAAACCTGGGCTTCGGGGATCCAACGCCCAGCCCCAACAACAACAGAACCATAGACATGAAGCTGGTGCCGAGTTCCAACCACGTAGACACGCTCAATAAGGTCATGAGCATAGCACAGTCGGCCACGTTCCTCTGCAAGCTGAAGGTCTTCTTTCCAAAAACGCTCTCCAACACGTTGATATCTTACCTGTCGGAGCCCAGCGAGGTCGGAGGCAAGATATGCATCACGCGCTACGCCAAGGACTCTGAGGGTACCGACGTGGCGGTGCTCGGCTTCAACACGTCAGAACTCGTACCGGGCAATAAAGACTCGTTTACCGTAAACATACCTCCTGATAAGGTAGCCCCGTTCTCGTTCCACACCCATCCTGATGTATGCTACACATCGTATGGCTGCTTCTTGGGATGGCCATCTGGTCCTGATATTGCATTCGTGGTGGGTAACTACCTTGAAAACAGAGATATATTGGTCCATTTTGTGATCAGTTCTGAGGGTATCTGGGTGATCCACCTCAGACCTCAGTTCCAGAGGTTATTGTATGAGCTCAAGAACCAGTACTCGACAGAGGAGTGTCAAAAGAAGCTGGTCGAGTTCATCAAACGATCTTTCATTTTCTTGGAGGGGCAGAGACGATACGAGATGATCTCGCCCGCAGACCGAGCGGAGACACGCAGGAAGTTCATAGAGACGAGTAAGAATCTCAAGATCTCAGACTACAGAGGAACTGAGGTAGAGCCTGCGTGCTCACCGTTCATCCGCGAAGACGCCCTCCTATTTGATATAGACCTCATCAAATGGAAGACCTTCGAGTCCAATAAGGTGATCATGACCTTCTCATATATAGCGGACCCCGTTGGCGGCTTGCCGTGCCTACTCCCCGTCGACTGCGCGTTCCTAGCCCCCATATTCGTAGACTAGAAGTTGAATTATGAGACTAAACAAATAAGAGATAGATAAAAAGAACCATGAATTGCATATTTGACAGTTTCAACAAGGAGGAGGCTACGGCCAACCCCTTCCTCCAATCAAACAGGAATGACCCTGGTAAATTCACCTTCCCGAGCGGAGCAACCCTCGCTCAGGCGGCTCAGGTATCGAAGGGACAACATACGTCGTCAGGACCCACGTTCTCGCTGTTCTCAACACAGCAACCTCAACAATCCCTGTTCTCACCACAGCAACCTCAACAATCCCTGTTCTCAACACAGCAACCTCAACAATCCCTGTTCTCAACACAGCAACCTCAACAATCCCTGTTCTCACCACAGCAACCTCAACAATCCCTGTTCTCACCACAGCAACCTCAACAATCCCTGTTCTCACCACAGCAACCTCAACAATCCCTGTTCTCAACGCCTCAACCTCAAACGTCTTTTTTAGGAGGTAGTTCTCTCAGTGCCGGTCGGGTAGAGAGCACCGAGCAAAGTAATCCATTAAACCTTGCATCTCAACAGATGACTGTGAGGCTCACTAAGTATACGACAAAGATCACAATTGAGAAGGTGATCGCTCTCCTTTCCAGCGAGTGGTATGTTCGCGACGAGGATATCACTACTGTTTCACAGCTGAACCCCGTGTGCGACGCCAAAGATGTCACAAAGGTGGCCCCACTAGCAGTGGCAGCGTTTGTCGACGAGAGCGTCACCGTCCCCCTTACTCAGCTGCCAAAGATCCATGTCAAGTTCCTTCAGGAGCTTGTCCAGGAGACGGTCAAGACCGAGGACGATGTGTGGAAGCTGGTCATCGACCTGGCCACCTCTTACGGGCTCTACGACATCGTCCATTACATCAACGCAACGCGTCCTCACAAGACGCTCATCGTCAAGCAACAGATCACCCCTGAGATAGCGTTCGCGCTGGCAGTGCACGCATTCGTGACCAACAACGACAGGCCTCACAACGTCATGAGCGTTAGCAAGCGCTATTCCAAGACCGCCGCAAAGCTGGCGGCCGACATGTGCATGGCCAGCTACGGTCTGGGTTGGATCCTGGAGACGCAGACCCCAGACTACATCAGCAAACATAGGAACACATACATCCTCTCATGTAATTGAACGACCTTGCCGCAAAAAAATAACAAACTTTCCATAACCCTCCGGGGTTACGGATTGGTGCAAGCGGTCACTCAACCAGTGTAGTATAGACCGGTCTGGATCCAGAGGTTGGCATACCTTATCACATCGGAGTCCTTCACCGGGTACGTCAGAGAGGGTAAATGAGGTATGAGCTTCTTGACGCGATCCTTGTCAATGGTGCCGTCGCGCTTTGTAACCCAGAATCCAAGGACAAAGGCGGTTGGATTCTTGTACTTGACGTTAGTGATGTCTGGGATCTGGTCAACGATGTAGCGGATGTCTGACCGGTTCAATCCGATGACACCTTGTGTAATCATTTCCTGAGCCACCGTCTTCGTGAATTGGGTGAAACGCTGCAAGGGGTCACGAAGGTCCACATCTGCTTCAGTTGTTCCTAGTTCATGGAGGTAACCACCAACGCGCTCATATACATTGTATTCGTTCTCAAACCTGACCTCATCTGAGTATTGAGCGCTATACGAGTCATTGGGTTCCTCAAAAGTGGGTGCTCCTCCGACCGCACCACCTACATCACCGAACGGGTCTATCCCACCGTAGACGTCATCACTTCTGAAGGCCCCGAGTTCGCTACTCTCATTGTCGTAATCATCGTCCATTACGGTCTTATATTTGAATAGGCAATGATGATAAGTTGATAATATACGATAAAAAGGTGCTACATCTCAGAGACCGCCTGCGGTCTCTTTGTCTTGGACCGTTGAACCTTAGCGGCTCCGCCGCCCGGCGACCTTCGGTCGCTCTTTGTTGGCGCAGATCCGTTGCTCACACTCGACATCTCACGACCAATATAAGCTATTGCCTGAAGGATCGTGTCGCATACGTCGTCCTTCTTCTTCATACCCTCTATCTCCTCAATGATCTGCCTGTGACGCTCACAATCTCCCATCACCCCCTCCTGCGTCACTTTCATAACAGACCACGTCTTGCGTTCCTTATCCTTGAGTTTGTTCTTGCCTATGAAGTGCTGCGTCTTCATGTGAGACGGTACGAACTTGATAGTGCGGTCTGGGAAACGGGCATACAACGTGGACCATACGTGTTGGGCTATCCGCTGAGCACGCGTGTTGCAGCGCATCTGTTGCTCGATGATGAAGCGGTCACACTCCATGAGCTGTTCGTCCTCGCTCATGAGAGCTGAGATGCGCATGCACGACTCTATCACGGTCTGTGTTTTTTTTAAGATGACGTTGTGGTGTGCTACCTTAAGAATAATGAGCTGTTCTTCTTCGTTCGCCGCTAGGTCGTTGCCTGTTTTATGATCGGCGATGCAGTAGGCGAAGTTTTTCTCACCAATATCAAAACTTGCTAGTAACATCTGACTTTTCTAAGGCGACATCTGACCTCAAATCAAAATCAATGATCCATGCTTCCGTGACGTCCACCCGGCCGAGGTAAGCCCAGTTGAAATATAAGCAATAAAGAAAACTGAGGTATAACAAAGACGATATGGATATCACACCAGAGTTCATTAAGCGAGTGTTTAACAAGTCTAAGATAGACCCCAAATACATGGACGTCCTCACGAATCCTGAGGCATTGGCCACCTACAGGATCGCGTTTACGTCCAAAACGGTGGACCCGGACAACAATTATGAGCTGCTCGAGTACATGGGAGACGTGGAAGCCAACGCGGCCGTGGTATGGTACTTCTACGAGGCTTACCCTCAACTGCGGTGCACCGAGTCCATCAACACCCTCAATCGACTCAAGATCGTTCACGTGTCCAGTGAGTCTTTCAGCCAGTTCGCCGATGACCTCGGGTTCTGGCCACACATCATGTATAACGAGAGGGTGGCGGCCGAAAAACCCCCTCTGAAGAAGAGCAGGGAGGCGCTTCTTGAGGACGTGTTCGAGGCGTTCGTGGGAGCCACACAGATCATCCTCTATAACGAGTTTGGGTTAGTCGGTGTGTGCAGACAGATCATCTACAACTTCATCAAGCCCCTCTTTGAAGCGAAAACGATCTCGTTCGCGCCTGAGGATCTGTATGACGCCAAGACGCGTTTGAAAGAGCTCTTCGAGATCAGGAAGAACGTGCCCAACAGGCTTGCTGAGGAGTTTGGCGCGCCAAGGTACATGGACGCGTCGCCTCCTGCTACCAGCGTCGTACTCAGGTTCACTAAGAACAACAAGGTGGTGTTCCACGGCAACGGGAACAGCAAGCAGAAGTCACATAAGATCGCGGCACAACAGGCCATCGATTACTTCAAGAGTATAGGTCACAAAACTGAAAAGAGGTTCAATCCGTTTTGTGCTTAGATAATGACCTTTTGATATTAGTTGAAATTTGACCTAAAAGGAAAAGTAGGTATAGTAAGATACAAAGATGAGTAGTTCAGTCAACACTGTAAGTTTGCTAAACGAGTATTGCCAGCAGAGGCAGTTACCGATCCCTGAATATAATACCCTCACTACTGATGGCCCTTCGCACAGGCCCACGTTCACGATGAAAGTTATCGTCGATGAACATGAGTTTGTGGCAACAGGAGACAGCAAGAAGGCGGTGAAAATTAAGTGCGCCGCCAAGGCTATGCAAGACTTGGCCGTAGATCAGTACTTCAAGGACCGGGCGAAAGAGTACAGGTATAAGATCAGCGAGATAAAAATTCATGATTCTGAGGACAACGCAATTGAAGCTCTCTGGAAAGAGGATGTAGATGAGATCGTGTTGGTCCTCAAGCAGTCTAACGATATGGAGGAGAATGCCCTCAAGACCATTAAATTGAGGGTACTGAAGTAGTTCAACAATGCCTACATTAACAATCTCTAAAAATTAACAATCTCTAACCTTACGGGGTTACAGAAGAAAATGTGAAAAAAAGAGTTGAAATTTAAGTTCAAAAAATGATGAAAGAAAGATAATACAAAATGAACGCAACTATCAGAACATATCTCTTACAACACCTGGCTCCGGCGCTGAGTCAGAAGTTCAACATCAACCTGGGAGACGTGGAAGTTGTCATCAACACGTTTGACGACGACGCCACTGACCAGCAAGCGCCACCAATCCCGCAAAGTCCAGAAAGGAAGCAAAGGACACCTGCGGCCTCACCCAAGAAGAGAGGACCATCCAAGGACGATCTACTCAAGGAGGCCAGGGGTCTTGGATTGAAGGTGACAACCAAGATGAGGAAGGATGAGATCCAGGCCGTGATTGACGCATCAAAAGATGCTCCTCCTATAGTCCCTGCACCAACCCCCAAAGCCGTAGCAAAAGCTGTACCTCCTATGATCCCTGCACCAACCCCCAAAGCCGTAGCAAAAGCCGTACCTCCTATGATCCCTGCACCAACACCTAAAGCCGCAGCAAAAGCTGAACCTCCTATGATCCCTGCACCAACACCTAGCGGCGAACCCAGAAAGGTCGGAAGCCTTGAGGGTAAGAGCTTCAAGTCCAAGAACAATACCTGGACATTTGGTAATCTCTTGGGAACTGGAGGCTTCGGGGCCGTGTATGAGGTGAAGGGTGAACCCAACCTGGTCATCAAGACTGGAAGAGATGGCCTCAAGAAAAATCAAGACTCAGGTCTCTTCCTTGAGAAGGCTGTCTATCTTAAGATTAGGGATAAGTCTGGGGAGATTAAAGGGGACAAGCGCGGTATACCTCAGATGGTGGACTCGGGCAGGCTTCCCAAAGAGGTGCGGGCTAACGACTACTTCATCGTCATGCCCAAGTTTGAGACGAGCCTGGATGACCTACATCAAACAGGTACAATGACGGCTCAAGATAAGAAGAAGGCGATCAATGATATCATTGAGGCCCTGAATCATCTATCTGATAAGGGGTACCTGCATCTGGACATCAAGGCTGAGAACATCATGAGGAAAAATGGCCGTTGGTACCTCATCGACTACGGCATGGCTGAGCGCTTCGACGATAACACCGAGACGACGCCCAACCCCAAGAAGGCCGGCAACGGCACCGCCCGGTACATGGCCCGCGATGCCCACAGAGGCATCATGAGTAGGAAGAACGATCTAGAGTCGCTAATCTACACATTGGTTGAGATGGAGGGTCATGAACTCTCATGGCACCGCGAAAAGAGGAAGAATGAGAAGGACAAGGACTACCTTCATGATGTGCTCGAGAGGAAACAAGAGTTCTTTGACACTTACGAAGACCTCGGCCTCCCTCAGTACTACAACACCTTCATTGAATACGTGGACAAGCTACAGCCAGGCACTGAGCCCAAGTATGAAGCGCTCCAATGAGCAGCAAATATCACAGTGGGCTTACGGACCATCACCCCCTGACCCAACCATCATTCCTATCCTCAGGGGGATAGGAATACAATACAAAATTAAATTAAATGTATAGGGAATTGAATGCTAAAATTAGCTAATGGTTGATTTAAAGCGATTTGTATAAAAATAAAATGACCAACCAAACCCTTATCGATGTTCAAACCCTTACTGCTAGATTGAACACAGCAGAGCGAGAGAACCAAACCCTTACTACTAGATTGAACACAGCAGAGCGAGAGAACCAAACCCTTACTACTAGATTGAACACAGCAGAGCGAGAGAACCAAACCCTTACTACTAGATTGAACACAGCAGAGCGAGAGAACCAAACCCTTACTGCTATATTGAACACAGCAGAGCGAGATAACCAAACCCTTACTACTAGATTGAACACAGGAGCGCGAGAGGTTGAAACCCTTACTAGTAGATTGAACACATCAGAGCGAGAGGTTCATCCTTCCACCGGTTCCTCTATTTTCAATGTCTTGTTACGTCGTGCCGGCGTACCTTACTGCTAGAGCGACCGAATGTACCGAGCGACCGAAGGTCGCAGGGCGGGGCTCCGCCCCGCAAGCTCGGTAAGGTCGCTAGCCCCGCAGCGACCGGAGTGAGCCTCCAGCGACCAATGCCACAACTATATGCTATATCTATAACCTCACGAGGTTACAGAACGACGTTTGGCGGACGCTCCCTCATTTTCCGTCAAAGAAGCGGATGATGATGTACAGGAATAAGGCCAGCAGTGCGACTCCTACAGTTATCATGAGATAAGATGGTTGGTTTGATGAGGTTGGATCCGGGAACTCGGCTTTGTCCAAGATTGGTATAGCTGCTATTGCGTTTCCTGGATCTTTGCCTTGGTAGATGATGGCTTTTCCGTTTACGACGATGGGCGTGGCATCCCAGCTCTTGATGACTAGTTTTGAGTTGACCCCGAATTTGCTCTTATTCGACCACACATATTTGCTACCTTCCTTTTTCGCCCCAGTAATAGCGACTTTATTGTTGTCTTGAGAGAGGATGGATGTGCCGTGAGAGAAGGGCTTGTCGCTCTCGAATCGGTATACGATCGTGTTGGTGGTTGCATCGGTGACGTCCACGATAAGAGGATCGGCTTGAGTAACTTCCACGTTCTTGAAGAGCTCGGTCTCGATTGCAGTAGGTTTTGACATAATTCCTTTTTCTATACGAGGAAAATAAGTCGCTTGCCGCCCCGTAGCTCCACTCTGCTCGCAGGCAACGTCAAGACAAAGACAGTACAGGAGGGCAATACACATCAACAACACAGAGATTTGTAGGTCAATTGAAGCATTAAAAAGATGATTTATAGGGTTAACTGCTCAAGAGAGTAAGTAAAAATGGCTTCTTTTGCTGACATCCCAGTATCTACACAAACGTTCACTGTACGAAGCAATATCCAGCACATAGAGCTCCAGCGGTTCTATGAGGAGCTCCAACCCATGGACCCCGACGCAACCAGAGCGATGGAGCCAGATGGGCGACATGAGGCAGCTATCCTATGCGTTAAATACCAACAGAGTAAGAAAGGTTGCGACCCCGAGAAAGATCTTAAGACCAAGCGGAAGCGCACGGTCGCTAAGGAGCCTCCTGTTCCTAAGCGCAGCTTCCTGAACTGTATAACCCTCATCATTCAGATCGAGAAACGCATCAACATCAAGATCTTCAAGAACGGCGTCTTCCAACTCACAGGATGCAAGCACAAGGATAACGTCCGACGCTGCCTCAAATTGATACTGTCAGAGCTAACCAATGCAAACAAGAAATCCGAAGGCTCATCATCCAACTGCTTTCAATTCGAAGAAGGATTTGACGACTTTGTGATCTACATCAAGTCGGCTATGAGGAACATCGACTTCGACCTTGGTTTCAAGGTTAATCGCAGTCTGCTAGCGAAGCGGTTGACCTGTATCTACGAGGACGATGACGATGTGATCATCCCCGACGCAATCGGTAATAAGATGGATGTGAGGATTAAGCTTCGCATTACCCGTGAAGAGCTTGAACACCTGCCCATAACCAAGATAACAAACCCCACCCACCCTAACCCCATAGAGGAGGAAGTCCTGTACAAAGATTGTCTTCATATCATCGAACCTGATAAGAAGAAGTTGGAAAACAAATTGAAAGACAAATTTGTAAGCATCTCCGTGTTCCAGAACGGCAAGGTGCTCCTATCCGCCATGGACGCATCCATCCAGGAAAATTATTACGAATGGTTTACACACCTAATCAGCAAAATAGAAGAAGATATCAAGCCACCCGTCCTCCCCAAAAAGACATTCCTCGTTGGGAAAAGCCGCCAAAAGACCAAGCTCGTTATCTAAGGTAATGTAGCTCAGCACTGCATTTAATTAATTATGCCTACTTAATACCATATTATCAAGTACAAATCTCAAGCATTTAAGACCTACTCCGTGCCAGCGGCACGAGCGACCTTCGGTCGCAGGGCGGGGCTAGCGACCTTCGGTCGCCGGCGGGCTTCGCCCGTCCGCCCCGCAGCGCAAGCGTAAAGACCAAGATCGTATCTAAGGATGCACCTTAGTTATGCTACTTAATCATATCATACCAAGTACAAAATTCTCATGTAGTCACAAGTCGTCAATCCTAGGTTGACTTTTTTTAATACTTTTTTAATACTTTTTATACTTGTATCGTACGTAAAAGTGTCGTGTGTAGTTTAGTTTTTATATTTTAATATATCTTATAACCACGAGTGGTTACAAGAAGGTTAATTATAAAAGTATAAAAGGTATAAAAGTATGAAAAGGTGCACGGAAGGCGGGGCAGAGCCCCGCAACTAGGGCGTTCTGATCTGATGTATGTAGTTGACAATGGATACTTTGGCAATCATTGGGAGGTTGTCTTCATCAAAACATATGTCCAGCCCATCCTCAAGAAGGAAGGCGTAGAGGTCATCTGTCTGATCTATTGAAGGCATCGTAGTCATGAAGAAGATTTTTGGGTCCTTGGTCACGAACATGGTGCCTCTGTAGAACTCAACGTCTATATTAAAGCCGTAGTTGATCCTCATGTGGGCGTAGGCCCAATACATGACCCCATTGGCGTCTATGAACCTGAATGAGACGTTGTATAGGCTGTCGCCAGTTGTCTCATCGTCTTCAATCGTAGCGTCGTATATCCTGTCCACGCGATTTAAAACTGGTGGGTCCGGGTACATCAGCTCAAATGGTGATGTAAAGACCTTGAACTGATCATAGTAGTCAATGATATCATCAAGGTACTCATACAAATTGTCTAACGTAACTGAAGGTACTAGAGATTTAAAAATCATGATGATCCTTTAATTTATGACTTGTTTCATGAAACCATATATTCATAAATTTAAAGATTCATATAAGTTGAAAATACTTGTGGAATAGAATAGGACATGATAAGATACCATGAGTAACCACACGCAGCAGCAACAGAGTCCAGGGGCGTTCTTGCCCAGCGCGGCTCCGAATCGTAAGAAGCGCCAGCACAGCAGCGGCAGCTCAATCTTCGACAACGCGACCCTGATTAACGATAAGGACCAGGGCGTCCAGGGTGTCGTCATGAAGTGTATGTGGAAGGATGAACCCGCCATTATGAAGATGTCTAATCATATTGATTTCGTACTTGAGCTTGAGGAAGCTGCTTGGTCTCACCTCAAGAGCCTCAACTGTATTCATTTTTGTGAGGTATTTGAGAAGTTGCCCATCAAACCTGGCGAGTGCCGCTACTGCCTCTTCTACAAAGAGATCACCAACAACTCGCGCAACGACTCACTTGCCAAGCTCATCTTTGACCAGAACCATCTCCCCAACGCTATCCTCAATTGCGTGAGGCAGACCCTTGCAGCCATCGTCATGTTTGAACACCTTGGCATCACTCATTATGACATGCATGCAGACAATGCTATGGTGACCGACACGCCTTACGACGTACACGTCTACAAGTTCGGAGACAGCCTCATACCCATCAGGACGTATGGCCTCGCTCCCGTCATCATCGACTTTGGTCTGTCCTACATTCCCAATAATCGTTACAATGCGTCATGTATGTTTACCAAGGACGGCTTCACGACCTACATGCCTGACTCATTCGTGGACAGCCGCTTGCTCTTAATAACGGCAGTGAAAGAACTCAAAGGCCTTTTGAAGAGCGTCAGGGCGCGGACGTACAGGGTCTTCAACACCCAATACAAAGACACATGCAACGTCATCGAGAGGTTCATCAAGAAGGTTAACGTGATCTACAACCCCTTGAGGGTGGACCCACAGACCGGTTGGTTCATTAAGGATGACATGTTCCCAAATGTGGTGGACGAGCTGATGAAACAGATACCAGATGTGCTCATGAAGAGCAATAAGGGGGTGTTCAAGCCTGACAACTTTGATTGGATCATAGAGTTGCTCCAACATGAGATAACAGTTCCCGTCACCCAATACAATCCAGATGCACCATCATTCGGCAAAGCGACGTTGCAATTTGCCATAGATTGGAAGAAATTTGTAGAACCTGTCATCCGCAACACCTATGAGGAGCAGGTCTTCTTCAAGGACCTCGTGACCATCCCTCACGACGCGGACACCTCCGTCTACACCAGGATTAGGCATCGATACCCCAAGGTCAAGAACATCAAACGCCTCAGGGGGCATATCAAGGAGATGGGGGGCGCCTTCAACAACTTCCTATACGAGAAGACCATTGAGACCCAGCACATCAAGGACGGTCTGTACGCGAAGCTGCCATACAAGTCTACTCAGGACATTTTGTGTGCTTTACCCAGCATGCCAAATGAGTACACCGAGGGTATGACCCTGTGTGTGATGGATCCGACATCTCCTAACCACAAAGTAATAGTAATTGACGAGGATATGGCAAGTGCACTCAATAAGAACGAACAAGAAACGCTTCAAAAATATGTTATGTAATGAAAACAATGAAGAAACACAATGCGTTCATTATCAAGTTCCTGAAAGACTATGAAGAGAAATGCCCTGGGATCGTTGACACCTGGCTATCAAACGACAACCAGGAGAAGTTCCGTAAGCTCCGGCACGTCAATGAGAACAAGGAGAAGAGGCGCTGCACATGCTACATCCTCTTCTGCCTCCAAAGACGCCCAGAATTGAAGGAGCAGCACCCGTACTTCCCCAACACCAAGATCACGTCCATGCTGGCCGATGAGTGGCGCGAGCACAGGGACAACAAGGATGAGGTATACATGGAGTTCAAGAAAGCCGACGACAGACAGGTCTTCTTCAAAAAGCACAAGATGGAGATCTGTGAGAAGTACCCCCACCTCGCGGACACGGAGGTAGACATGGCGCTTGAGAAGTTGTATGAAAAGTATACTGAGAAGACAAGGGAATAGATTAGTTGATGCCTACCGTCGCTTATAACCTCTAGAGGTTATAAGATTTTTAAGATGTTTAGCGGACTTGCCGAACTTCGGCGCTAGCGGCGAACGAAGGCGGGGTTAGCGACCTTCGGTCCGCAGGCCGAGCGGAGCTGCGGGGCGGACGGGCGAAGCCCGCGGCGACCGAAGGTCGCTAGCCCCGCCCTGCGACCTTACCGAGCTCCGCTCGGCCGGCGGCGGAGCCGCTCGGTCGCTCGGTAGATGTTAAGATTGTTGAGGGACCCCAAACAGGGTACCCATCAACCTTAATTTACGTCTGTTATCACTGCTATGGTCATCACCAATCAGTTTGTTATCTACCACATGCGATGAGAGGTACAGGAGCATACGCCTCATATCTAGATGTGCCACAGACGCCCCATTATTGAGCATGTACGTCAACATATAGAAGGGTCCATCCTCAAACACGTCCATCAACAGACCAGAGGGCCACTCGACGCCACTTTCTCTCAAGTGTTTGACCAGCTTCTTATGTCCGTTCACAGCCGCGCCGTTCATTACCCTGACCGGGTCGATCTGATATACTTCTCCAGCCGCTCCGCGTAGTCTCAGGTATTCGTAACACTTGACGTTATTGAGCTCATTCTCCATAACGTCATCAATGTCAAGGTCTGTGTGTTCCAAGATGTATTTGAGACAGTTGACGTGTCCAAACGTGATGGTTGCATGGAGATGTTTGCGGGTGATTTCGTTGGTCTTGTGGAGGTACTTGAGGCATGACAGGCTACCGCACCTGACCGCCGTGTATACGAGGTCTTCAGGAGGTAGTGGACAGCCGGCCTCTATCGCTGTTTTGAGGATTGGTAAGGTGTTGTACATGGCTGCGTTGTAAAGAATTTTGGGGCTCAGAGGAGCTCCCTCCTTGAGTGCATACTTGAAGCACTCAAGATGAGGTTTTTTGTCATACCAAGACGTAACGGCAGAGAGCACCTTCTCGTCCCAAGGGCATCCAGCTTCATGGAGACGTTTGAGGATGTTGACGTTGCCTATACTGGCGGCATTAGCAATAACGTTCTCATCCCAGGGACATCTATGCTCTATCAAATATTCAACCATATCGTATGATGACCTGTTGACTACCGCGTTCCAGAACTCGATGAACATACCATTACCAATGGAATGGAGGTGTTTGAATAGGGTGTAATGATTACGCCAAAGAGTTTTGATCATGTCATCCTTTGTGACATGAAGAGGTTGTTGTTCCGAGGCATATTTGAAACACTCCACGGATCCTCCATCAAGAGCAGCCCTGGTAGCCTCAATGTTAATAGGGCATCCGTTATCACATAGGAACTTAAGACCCTCTATGTTTCCGTGCTGAGCCGTCTTCATTGTATACCAGACTCTATTGGGATGGTTACGTTTAGGGAGTATAGAATATAGATATTTAAGACACTTAGAAGTCCTTGTTTGAACCGCGTCAGGAAGTGTAATGTTGGCTATCATATTATAATCCCATGCGCCAAGTTCCTCAAATATAGATTCTAACAACATCTGACTCATCTCTACGTTATCCTTTTGTAGTGTTATTTTTAGTGAGTCGAGATCAACACAACAGTCATATTCTAAACACAATCTCAATCCATCCACGAACTCAGCTAAAGCACATATGTACACCCATGCTATAGTTCTTTTGCGTTTAATAGGGGGTTCAAAGTCTAAGTAGTAATGTAAAGAATCTAGATCTTTATTATTAATACAATCCACAGGTATGAGAAATTCTATGGATTGATGTATACGTTTCAATCTACACCGGAGAGACTGAGGTAACTCATCTTGAGGTAATTTGTTCCTCAAGACCGACCTCATACTTAAATGCAATAATGAAGGCACCATTGTTTACTTTATCTTTACCTCTGTCGCACACATCATAAATTCAAAAAATTTAGTCACTTACTCCTTATTTCTTTCATAGCGACCGAAGATGACGAGTGACCTTACCGAGCTCCGCTCGGTCGCCGGTAAGGTCGCTAGCCCGCTATTCAATTGAGTTAACATTACCGTGTCATACACAAAATGGCAGTATCCAAGAAAAGTTTATTGGACAGATTGAGAGACGGTGTTGTGGTAGGAGACGGCGGCTTCGTGTTCGCACTCGAGAAGCGCGGATACGTAAAGGCCGGCCCCTGGACGCCCGAGTGCGTCGTCGAGAACCCGGAGGCAGTCCTCCAGCTCCACAGGGAGTTCGTGCGCGCAGGCGCCGACGTGGCCCAGGCCTTCTCGTTCTACGCGAGCGAGGACAAGCTCGATAACAGAGGCAACCTCGCAGGCAGCAACCACTCAGTAGACAAGATCAACAAGGAGGCCGCAGCCCTCGCTATCAAGGCGGCTTCTGAGGTAGAGGGTGAGCTCGCTCCCCTCACGGTCGGCGGCATCAGCCAGTGCCCATCCTACCTTAATGGTGATGGCAAGGAGAAGGTCAAGGAGGAGTTCAAAAAACAACTCCGCCAATTCAAGGACCTCGACTTCCTCCTATGTGAATACTTTGAACATATAGAGGAGATGGAGTGGGCCATCCAAGCATGTAAGGAGGTCGTGGCCGAAGAGGTCAAACAGAATCTACCTAAGAAGGCCATCTGCGCCTCCATGTGCATTGGACCCGAGGGTGATCTGCATGACGTGTCCGCGGGAGAATGCGCGGTCCGTATGGCAAAGGCGGGCGCCAACGTGGTCGGCGTCAACTGCCACTTTGACCCATACGCCTCACTAGATACCATGCAGATCATGAAGGACGCTCTTGAGGATGCTAATCTCCTCAATAAGGGATCTCCAAAGGTAGGGAAGGGTAAACAAGCACCCCCTTCTCATGTGAACAGGAAGGTGTACCTGATGTGCCAGCCGCTAGCGTTCCACACACCAGATGCGGGCAGACAGGGTTTCATTGATCTACCCGAGTTCCCATTCGCCCTTGAACCGCGTATTTGTACGCGTTGGGATATGCACAAGTACGCCCGCGATGCATACAAGATGGGTATCCGCTACATCGGTGGGTGCTGCGGCTTCGAACCCTATCATATCAGGGCCGTGTCGGAAGAGCTTGAAAAGGAACGTGTCAAGTCATGCGAGGCCAGCAACAAACACGACAGGTGGGGAGCAGGCTTGAGGATGCACACGAAACCCTGGGTCAGAGCTAGAGCGACCAAGGAGTATTGGAAGAGACTTGAGCCCGCATCTGGTCGCCCATACGCGCCAACCTTCAGTGACCCGGACGAGTGGGAGATGACGAACGATATGCTCACACAACACAAAGAGGCCACCACAGAGGCAGAGATGGAGAAGGTGCTCAAGTTCGCAGATGAGCACGACAGCGAAGATGACGAATAGATTCCAAGGTGAAAAAAGAAAGACGTGTGTATAAAATATCTTAGAGATGTAAAAGATGACAACCGATGAACAGAAGATGACACACATCCTCTCATGTGTGTCTACCCATAGCGGCGGACGGGCGACGGAAGGCGGGGCAGAGCCCCGCAAGCCCGCCGGCGACCGAAGGTCGCTAGCCGCCCGGCGAGCGGCGGAGCCGCAGGCCGAGCGGAGCTCGGTACCTTTGGTCGATACTTGACATGATCACCGATATGAAGTGGGACGCCTTCCCTAAGGAACTGTATGCGGAGATAGATCGTATGGCTAAAGAGAGACAGAGGGTTCAGGAAGAGATCAATAGGGTAGAGGAAGCGAATAAGAGGCTTAAGGAACATATCAAGGAGGTACAGGAAGATATACAGAAACTAAAAAATCAAAGTAATGGTGACTTAAAGGTAAGAGTCACACTATAAAATGACTGGAAGAATCGAGACCCTTGACCCAACTAAAGGTACGGTGTGGGGGGGACGTGCCAAGATGATGCATCGCCAGTACATATACGGGACATGCAGACAACGTAACAACTAGACTTCAGGCTGTACCGAGCTCCGCTCGGCCTGCGGCTTGCGGCGGACGGGCGACGGAAGGCGGGGCAGAGCCCCGCAAGCCCGCCGGCGACCGAAGGTCGCTAGCCCCGCCTTCGTTCGCCGCTCGCCACCATAAACATCTATTACCTAGCAGGTAACAGAATCAGGAACTGAGTTCAAAATATCTTACTTGGAAAGACGTATGGCTGTAGTTGAGAATGACCGTGATAGACTCCGGGGAGATTTGACACGGGCTGAGAACATATCCAGAGAGCTCAACAATGAGAAGACCCAGCTACAGGCACGATGTGGTGAACTGGAACGTGAAAAGATGATGCAGCGTAACCACATATACTGCAATACATGCAGGCAACGTACCAACTAGACAGCGACCTTTGGCAGGCCATACCATAACATCTATTACCTATCGGGGTAACAGAATCAGGATCGTATCAGATGACTAGGTCCATCATGGCTCTGGGACTGGCGCTAGTGACATCATACAGATCTTGTAATGAGATAAACAGCGGCTCATGGTTATGAAAAGATGTCAATAAATATCTTGTCCCTCAACTCCGCCGTCCTGAAGCGAATGGAGAAGGAAGAGACCGTCAACGAGGAGAAGATACAACTCCTGGACACCCTCCTACAAGACACCTCACACCACCTGGACCCCAGCGTCTACAGCGAACTGCAAACCATGAAGACGGCCATCCTCCATGAGAAAAAGACTTCACGTGCGCTCTTCTTTGCGCGTACCCATACACTCATTGACGAATACACATCAATATTAAAGAAGCCCATATCCCACATCAAGGAAGACAACCTACCCATCCTCAGAAGGAAGAACGAACTCATCATCGGCTTCCTAGACATAGTCAGACAGGTGGCGAAGTCCAAGGATTGGAGCGACCTCGATATACCGGACAACCCTGAGAAGGTAGATAATATAGACCTGTCTTCGTACTGTCCGTCATGCGAGAACACGGACGAAGACCGATTTGAGATAGATGACTTCAATAGGAAGACCTGCCTCAATTGCTCCACGCAACAGTACGCAATCGAGACCGGCATCACCCACAAGGACTACACCCGCGTCAACATTGTAGGCAAGTTCATCTACAACAGGGTCCTTCACTTTCAGGACTGTATCAAACAATACCAAGGTAAACAGAACTGCAAGATCCCAGACAAACTCTATCAAGACCTTGACGGTAAGTTCATAGCCTATAGACTACTCATCACAAACACAGCGAACGCCACTGGAACAGAGCTCCCCAACCACATCAGGTATTCAAAGATAACACGTAACCACATCATAATGTTCCTCAAAGAATTGAAGTATACCAAACACTACGAGAACGTCAACCTCATCTACTTCACATTGACCAGTAAACGGGTTGACGACATCAGTCACATCGAGGACAAGCTTGTAGACGACTTCAAGGAGCTCGTGTCCCTGTATGACGAGATACATGGCAAGGACAAACCTGAAGAGCTGGACCGCAAGAACTTCATGAACGTCCAGTACCTCCTCTTCCAGCTATTGAGAAAGCATGGACACCCATGCAATATCGGGAACTTCACCATCCTCAAGACCGTGGATAGGAAGCTCTTTCACGACACCATATGCAAGAACCTCTTTGATAAGCTTGGCTGGAAGTTCACACCAACCTTCTAACATGTTCAGTACCTCACGAGGTAATGAAAAAGAAGACTTATTGAGGCTACCGAGCGACCTTACCGAGCTTCGCTCGGCCGGCGGCGGAGCCGCTCGGTCGCAGGGCGGGGCTCCGCCCCGCCTTCGTTCGCCGCTAGTAGCCCTTCAGTTCGAGTTGGTTTTCAACGTAGTCAAATGGATATTCCTGACCGTTCTTGAGTTTGAGGACGATGGTATCACGTTCCATCTCACGCACTAGCTCTGTGCCGGGTTTGTGAATAGACACCACCTTCAGAAGATCTTGGTCTATCTTTCTGGGTGTGTTGGTCTGTACAGCTATGTCGTGAAGGCGGATGCTCTGGTCCAAGATCGACTTGAGCGTCTTGTTACACACGGCTCCGTTGTTCACACCTTCGTCGCAGTCTATGACCGCCACGACTCGCCTGGCCTCACTCTTGGGCTTCATGCTGTACATGTTGATGAGGTCGTTCATGGATGACATACCCAATCGGATGGTTCTATCCCAGTCAAAATAGACCATAACAATACCAATAAATGTAAATACAATGGTAAGAATAATTAACCACCTTTTCATTTTATTCACCTCAATATAATTCATAGCGGACGGGCGACGGAAGGCGGGGCAGAGCCCCGCAAGCCCGCCGGCGACCTTCGGTCGCTAGCCCCACAGCTCCGCTCGGCAAGGTCGCTAGGTCGCTAGAGGCATCAATGCTGTATACATCGCCTCTCCATTGATCAGGTACCCCAACACCATCCCAGGTACAGAATTCCTATACTTAGTTAGGTTGACCACCTCCTCTGTATTCGTATACGAATACACATCCACCGCTGCGTCGCCTTCGTTCGCCGCTATGTCAATATCTGGAATCATGTACGCATTGTATCCATACTTGTCCCAGAATTTAACCAGCTCAGACGCCACATCAAGACCAGACTTAATTATAATCCTCTCCACCTTTTCATCCTCATTGAATTCTTCCTCAGGTGTCACGTTCTGAGCAAGATAAATCTGATCTCCAATCGCGGTGTTGTACATGAAGTACGGCTGCGGGTGATCTACCCTCACGTTCTTGGTCACAGTGTTGTTGGTCTTGTAGCTCTCGATCAGCCCCGTCACGGCTTCAGGGCTGTCCAATATAAACTGAGAAGACATCTCGTCAAAGTCCGAAATCTCGTCGTAAAAACCCTCTATGTTCACTTTGTCCTTGTACGCGATTAGCTCATCAAAGTGGGTGTTCTGGTACAACCTCAACATGTACATCAGCCTCATAACCATCTCCCTGGAGGTAGTGATTACCTTACTCCGTCCGTCCACAAACTGCGAATCTAGCGAGTACTTGGATGACAGGTTCCTGCTCATGAACACTTTGTCAGGCTTAATGACTGTGTGCTCATTGATGAATTGAACGAGTTGTTGCTCGTTCAGCGGCTTGGTCGTGTAACCCTTCGCGTGCATGAATCGCGACATGAAGAACAGACCGTATTGGTAGATGATCTTGGCTATCTTCTTGTTGTGGCTGAATTTGGACACGATCGTATTCGTTGGCTTCATGAGATCATCATACTTCTCGGGGTCATCCACAGCCAGCACACCATCCAGTCTGTTCGTATCGTCGCAGAGGAACGTGACGTTCAGGTTTCCCTTACTCATCGTCGCCTCAACCTCACGTACCCGGTCGGCCCTGACGCGTTGTTTTGTGAACACTATCTTATAGTACTTACCAAAATCCCTTAGAACGGATAGTGACGGTCTGAATACTCGCGTGGCCCTGTCGGCGTTGTAGGGAGGAAGCGGTTCTGATACCATAGTGACTATATCACCCTTGAAGTCGATGTTGACCACTCTGCACTTACCGTAGATGTCGATGACCTGAGACTGCACGTGAAGTCTTGGTATGGCGATTGACGGCAACATGGTGTTGTGACTGAAAGACCTATTGAGGTTCCTGAAGACCTGCCACATCTTTTCAACCACAGGATCCGAGTAAGGAAACGATGTTTTCATATTATCTAAGGTCTTCGTATCGGACGTCTTGGTCCTGGTGATGAGCTCGCATTGGATCTCTGAGACCTCGGAGTCGCTGGTGTTGATGTCGTGCTGGTAGATGAAGACGGTCCTGCGTGTGTGTGTAGGCTGCATCTTGTAATAGGCCTGGGCGTGACGGAGGATGTGCATGGTGCCGCTCGGGTCCTTGTCGCTGGCTGACAAGACGAAGATGTTACAATTGAAGACCAGTTCGAGGACGTGCGCAAACTCGAGGGCGTTAAAGCTTGAGTTGCGGAACTTGTCCATGATGGTAGACATGGGTTCGTCATAGAATTCCTGCATGGCCGCCATGGCGTTCGTCTCTGTCGCGATCTCCTTCCTCATGCGCTCCACCACGGGCACACGGTTCTCCACCTTGAGGAACTGGATGTCGTTGATATCGAGGGCCAACATGACGCACTCTAGGAACGAGCTCTTGGTGATGTTGGACCCCACCCTGATGAACTGGTATTCGGGATTAGGCTCAATCAGGGAAAAGAGCTCCTTGATGTTGTTTGGGAGCGTGCCTGGCAACCCCGGTGGAAGCGTCTTACCTGAGATGAAGATGTCCTGCGTTGCGCTGTTCTTGTCCTTCACCCCCCCTTGGCCGAAATAGTGTTTAAATTTGGTGCCTTCCCTGTTTTGGTCTTTCGTGTAGCAGCAAGGTAAGTATGGGAATCTCTTCTTATTTTCAAGCGTGTTGTCCCTCAGGCCTGGATATGGATGGGTGGTGTGATCGCAAACGTAATAACGCTTGGTGCTCTCTCCGTAGGCGGGGAACTCCATGACCTGCTTCTCTTTAGTTTGCCTGTATTGCACGGCTTGATCCTTGGTGATGATGTTGGGTCGTTTGAGGCATTTCCTTGAGTACGTGGGTAGAAAGATGTCAGGCGCGATGGCCCTCAGTTCAAGCTTCTCCAGTTTCCTGGGCCTCATGACCAGTTTGGCCTCATCATCCTTGAGGAATTTGGATCCCAGGTACTTCCTGTATTCGGTCAGAATGAGGTCCCTCTCGTTGTTGTAGAGGGTGAAGAGCCTCCCCAAGATCTTTTGATACTTGAGCGAGTCCGCAATAGTCTTGGCCTTCACCCTAGCCCTAATGAAGGTACTGCCCTCGTCTTCCATCCCGTATATGTTGGCCTTGTCGGTCTCCCTCATATTGACACTCAGAATGTCTGAGGTGTTGAGGATGTGCATGTACGCGTTCGTCTTGATCTTGGACGCCCTGATTGACTCGTTGAGGGATACGATCTTGTTGAAGAAAGGGTTGTTCATGCACATCTCCGCCCAGATGGGAATGAGGATCGTCTGGAAAGGGTACGCTATGTACCCCCCCGTGAAGAGCTCGTCGACGCGCACGATCATATCTCTACGGAGGCTACCCGACCGGAGGTCGCTTGGGAAGATGTCCAGCGCCCTGTCAATGAAGTCGTCTCGCGATACGTTTCGGTGACCTACGTTCATACTGAGAGTGGCCACGACCTCGCTGCGACCATCTTTGTTGATGACCGTGAAAGCGGCGTCTGTATACTTTTTGTATTGGTTCTTGAGCTGCCTCAGATCTGCGGTCACCTCCCCGTTTACCTTGACCAAGATCACGTTGGGCGTCTCCAATTCTAGCCAATCTGGGTTTGGGGCGAAATCGTGGAAGACCTTGTAGAACGGCCCGGCATCTGTGGCGATGCCTGTGGTAGCGTACGGGGCCATCTTGGTGACTGAGAGGGTATTGAAGAGTTCAGATACGGTGATAGGGTCTCGTTGGGGGAAGCGGATGTTGAACTGGACCATAGAGACCTCGTACTCAACAGTCCTGATGGAGGGTATGTTCTCAAACTCCTCAAAGGCCTGCTTTGTAGCGTCTACCACTTCACGGAGTTTGGCTATCTTGTCCCTCATTTTCTTCTTGATGTCGTGCCTTTCCTTCCAGATCGCACCGACGCCCAGGGCGGTGAGTCCTTTGATGACGAAGGTCATAAGCGTCTCGGCGTTGGATTCGTCGGTTTGCATAACAGCGTCATCGCCTATAGTATGCGTCACCACAAAGATCCTCTCGGCCTCAGCTCGATCTATCTTGCTAAAGTCGAGCTGGTCCTCGGGGAACTTACGATTGGTAGCTTTCAGGATAGGTGTGAGGACGTTGGTCACTGTCAGGTCGCCGGTCTGCGTCGGGCTCTCGAGCTCGGGCTCAAACACGAGGTACTCTGATAGCGTTTGCATAGATACGGCTATACGAGCCTTGATGGTATCCACCGTGTCACATAAATATACCTTGAAGTTCTTACCATTTATCTTCATTTTTACTGACTGAGGAAAGCTTTAATGCATCCTTTAGGGACTATAGATACATAATCATACCTAAAAATAACTCCAGTTTCACGGGTATTTTACTCTTCGGTAATGTTCATAGAACATGACCGACCTACGCACTGGCATCTGTATCAGATGAAAAAATTTGAATTTATCTAAAATTTCGCATGTCCAAAGTAAAAAGTAAAATGGCAGGTCTAAATGAAGGACAGTGTGATGAAGTACCTAAACTAATCATGTTTCACATAATACATACATACTCAACGATCTTATCAAATATGACAGGGCGTTCTTCACAGGATGCATAAGTGAACCAAGGAAAGCGATGCAAAAGAAAGACATACCTCAAGACAAATACTGGTTCGCCGCGTACAATAAACGAACCGATGCATGGTCTCCAGCAATTCCTGAAAACAGAAAAGCCAGAGTCCTCATATCTCAGGAATGGGCAGAAAACAACTTACCCAAGTTCACAGATAACCAAGATGGATACAAATACAAACCTCTACCTCCTTTGCTGACTGGAGACGTACATGAAATGGAGGTGGAGGTCAGAGGAGAACTAACTAGAGAAGGTATCCGTTTCAAATGCAAAGATGTAGCTCGCCTGTTTGATATGCCATCATTAGAGAAGAATATAAGTAAGTTACTGGAGAGCTCATTTTATGAAGTGTTCTACACAGAGGGCAGTACCAGAGTTGCCTACTTCACATACCATGGCATCATCAAAGTCATCTCGACACGATCATACAATATCTCAAATGTAACCAAATTCATGAATACACCTCTAATGAAAGAGCTACAACAACAATCCCAGAACATGGTTGTTATTATGCCATGCAAGGAACAGCAAACGATCCAGGCCATACAAGAAGCCCTGTTGAATGTGATGAGTACGATCATCAAGACAGGGATAGATCTAATGAACATGAAAAAAGATAGATCCGTTTCTTACTAATTATTAGGTAGGTTATAACCACGAGTGGTTATAACTATGAAATCTATCCATATCATGGACCTTTGGTCGCCTTCGTTCGTTAAGCATCATCTATTCTGAGGGTGCTCATACCTATGTCTAGCGCGTCACACTTCACAACGGTCTCACTCATCGTCATATCCTCCATGCATGTCGCCAACTCGTCCACATCTTCAACCCCGTAACGGTCTTTCAGGAACCCCACCAGGTCGTTAAAGTAGGACGAGCTTATGAACCGGTAGAGGTTGTACTTATCGTTAACCGATATCCACTTCTTCACTTCGTCCACGATACTCTTGTCGTTCATCACGATCTCTATACCGCCCGATTCTATTGAGAAGTATTTGTATTTGTAGTGCCACTTGAGCTTGTACCGCTCTGCTTCTTCAATGATGAGATCATAGTGAATGAAGAACGAGTCATTTTTGAATATCTGTCTGACCGTGTCGTTGATCTTGTCTAGCGGACACTGGAAGAGCTCGTTCTTGACGTGATGGTCTGCCAGAGCCCGATGGATGAGCGTCTCGAGGTTCATGTAGTTCACCGTTTTCCAACAGTTGACGATGTAGAACTGGTCATCGTATGTCCTGGTGTTGTTGAACTGCTTCATGCGCCGTTCAAGGTTGTCCGTGAAGCCTATCTTGTATATATCCTTCTCCTTGTACAAATCTGTACTGATAGCATATACATAGCCACTCTTCATGTCTTACTAATAGAGGTAATTTTGGGCATAAATCTTCATATTCTTTTACATCTCAGTTGATGCACCGGCACTCATGGTTGGTTCCTTCATGCTGCGCTCTGCCGTGTTGGTCATGCTGTTGATGGTGCCCAGGAGGTTTGTTCCGGTCTTCTTGAAGATCATCTTGCTTACGACGAAGAGGACAACGTTCATAGTGAGCATCATGAAGAGCCTGATCTCTGGGGACCACTTGCTTCCTGACGGCATGTAGCTCTTCTCGGCCATCTCCACGAGCAGCTGATCGTATGTTTTCATTGACATGATCTGTTGCTGCGCGAAGCCTTCCATGTCAAAGTTGACCTTGCCAAGGGCCACTTCACACCCCATGACGAAGACGATCATGTATCGCTTCCAGTTCTCTACGGAAGAGTCAAGGGATAGCTTCTTGGTGAGCATCTCATACTTCTGGGACATGAGCTTGGGGTCAGAGTATAGCGTGAACTCAGGGATGCTGGCGTTGGGATGCATGCGCCTCAGAACCTCATATTTGAAGTAAACAGTATTCCTCTCTTTCTGCGTCTCCTCGTCTTCCTCCACGTAGTTGTACGAGTTATTGATGGTTACCTTCTTCTTCTGTTGTAACTCTTGAAGGGTTGGAGGTTCAGGGGCCGACGCCGCTTGCGACTTGTCCTCGCCCAAGAGCGTGTTGAGTTGATCTTCGATGATCTTCTCTCCTGAGTCCTCGTCTCCTTCTCCATCGCCCGCACCACTGCTGTCAACAACCTGTTCCTCTGCGTGAGATGATTGGAACTGTTCGAACGATGTGTCCCGCGTAGGCTCGGGCTCAGGTTCAGGTTTGGGTGGTGGGGGCTTGTGGAGCTTGTTGAGCAAGTCCTTGCGTACCTTGGTTTTGTTTTCTAAGAGCTCTAGGTATAGTATTGGCATGCGTGGAAAGCTCTTCTGAGGCAATACGCGTTCATAGTCTTCAATAGGAATACGTTCTATCAGTAATTCTCCCATTTTTGAACCTGTTGTGGTTTTTGTTAACCCTTTATAGCGCTATATTATCAGTTACCCCTTAGGGTAATTGACCTTAAAATATCCTAAGAAAAGTGTTTACTCGGTCGCTTCAGATAATTTCTGAAGGGGTATAATCTTTTGAGTGCATAGTCGAACACAAACACCTGAGACGAAAACATTCCCACACGTGTGTAAAAGTCGTCGACGAGGCTGAACTTTTCCATCATCGTGAACAGGACTATGAGCTGCATCAACACCAGGGCTACGAGCTTGACGTTGCTCTCCTCCTCTGGATCTATCTGCTTGTAGACATAGATGCCGACCCACTCGACCACCATGCCTATCACAAAGCCAAATGCAAACTTTGCTACGTTTTGGATGACCATTTTAACTGGGTAGATAACTTACGCACACCGCTTAGTTCTTGGGCTTGGTCCTACCTTGCCCGTATATCTTAGGAACGTGGTGGGGCCTGTTTGACGCGTCAAAGATGCTCACGCGCTCCCTGATCATCTGCATCCAGTCGTCTGGACGCTCCTTCTGCATCTTCTCATCAAATGGAAAGGAGCCGTCGAAGTTCCTCTGAACGTAGCTACCCCACTTGGAGCCGTTATCCTCAATCTTCGGCCCGATCGGCATGCCGAACGCACTCTGAAAAGACGGGTTAAGGCAACTCGAGTCGTTGCTTGATTTGCTGCTTGAGTTAGAGTTCATTTTCACTTTACTATCTAAGTCTTATTCTTTAAGTATAAAATCAGCTATTATAGTAACCCTAGTCAAATTGCTAGTACTCAATAAGTTGGCCAAAGCACGCCATCGAGGAGGTGGATGATCCCGTTCTTGCACATGATGTCACCCTCGATAAGTGTGTGATCTCTCACTCTGATCTCCCCATCATTATATTTGGTGATTCCAAGATTGTTCTTGGGATGGTCGAGGGGGTACACGATCTGGTTGTTTGACAGCATCCCCGTTGTGATCACGCCCGGCACGGTGGACATCTTCAAGATCCGGATGGCCGTGTTGGGGTCCAGCATAGGGAAGTCAGGGGGGAGCCGCTTGGGTACAAACAGAGTGTAGCGGCGTTCGGTCGCGTTGTAGAAGGGCAACTGCCCCGCTTTCTTGATGATGGGGAGGAAATGAGGTAAGTTCTTAGCCACGTAGTCCAGTATGGTACCCGGCGTGGCGACCTCGCCTTTCGGGGAGGCCTCATCCGGCTCATACATCAACGTAGCCTGAGTAAATGGTCCCACGTATGTCATTTTTAAAGTTACAAGCTTATTTTTAGCTAGTTATCTTTAAAGATCAAATAGGATCTATGTGTTTGAAACAGAGATAAAACATGCGATATTTCTCACTTTTATCTTTGTTCTACTTCATTGTAGGCAGCTTTTTTGGTAGCTCATATGCTGCTCCATTCACGGTCCCGTACCGATATCCGACTCAAACAGAGGTCACATACAACCAGAACATCACAGTCAGCTCTCAACCCATCACCGATGCCGACATTTTCATTGAGAGGGGTGTGATTGAGCACCTGATTAATACCAACTTCCTAAGACCCCGATACCTGACCAAATGGAATAGATTGAACAAACTGACCGTCCTGAACCCGACCCAGGCCGTCAGGATGATGCGCCTCAAACGCAGGCAGAGTAACGCTCTCCGCAAATTCCAGCGCGCCAACGAACTACCCCAGACCGGCATCATCGACACCCCCGTCATCAGGATCGTGTTCCCCGTCACATGCGGCACCCCCGACTACGTGGACGAACCCTTCGATGACGGGTTCAGTAGCTTCGACGACTACGACACAGATGACACAGGCTCGAGCAACACCACAGCACCCGCTAATAGCACAGCGGGTGCATTAAAAAAAAGATAGGTCCTGCCTCTTACTCAATTCAAGCAGCCAGATTACCCCAAAACAACCTTAATTGGATCTACCTCAACACGACACACTACCAAAGTAACCAGACAGGTCTAGTTGATCAGAATGTGATGCGTAATACAATCCATCGAGCCCTATATGAGTGGGGGCAGTACACACCGCTCAGCTTCACAGAGGTGTCGACCGTTAGCGACGCGGACATCACGATATCATTCCAGATGGACACACACTCAGTCTCACATCCTTTTGACGGCAGCGGTTGCACACTCGCCCACGCCTTCTACCCCCCTGATGGCCGTGTTCACCTTGACATTGCAGAGAATTGGACTGATGAGAATTTCCTTTTCAGGGTGTTGGTTCACGAGTTTGGACATACGCTCGGTCTGGGCCACAATCCTAATACGACACTAGTTGATATCATGTTTCCCTACCACCTCGACTTCTTGAACGGTATAGGTCCTGACGACATAGCAGGCATCCAATTCCTATACGGTCCCCCCAACGCAACAACAACAACAACTACAACAACTACAACAACAACAACTACAACAACAACAACAACTACAACTACAACAACTACTACCATAGCGACCACCAAGAAGCCTATCTTCAAATATCTTCCCAAGGCACAACCTCGTATACAACCACGCACGCCAACAAGTACCCCTAAGTCGACCAGCCCAAAAAGGCGACGCCGTAAACGAGTGAGGTCAAAAAGGCCATATCGCAAGTACCATCTCAAACATAATAGAGTCATCAACATCAACACAACGTCTCCCATCATCTTCATTCTGAATGGAGGCACCGTACGTTTTCCCTAAATCACGGAACCTCCAAAAAAATTGAAATCTAGTTGTCAAAATGATGGAAAGAAAGTAACTACCAATTCAATCATGAATATGAATGCTATCAACTGTACGCTCACTCCAGTCTACAACGAGGACCACGATGCTTCCATCCTCTACAAGATGAGGATATTTGGCATCGTCACCCCCGACGAGGACAGGGTGACATTGAAAGGACGTGACTACTACTGTGTTACGCACACCAGGACCCCCTTCAACGAGGAAAGCCTGATGGCCCTCGACTCCGAGGAGGCCATCAGCGACTCAACCAAGAAGGACATCAAGACCCAGTACATGAAGATCCGCAGCTTCGCTTTCCTGTTCGGCATCGGCAGAGACTGCGTCAGGGACAAGTATAACAGACTTATTCCCATCGACATGACCCCTCAAGATCAGCGCAACATCCTTGAAAACAACAACGGCATTTACTCGCCTCATTTGGTCAGCGAGATCACTGAGGACGTCTACAAGAGGCTCGACAAACTCGATGAATATGAGATCATCAATTCAGACCAAAAATGGGACCTCATTAGCAAGTATCAAGATCAACTTGATCACGACGACCTCATCCTAGAAGAACTAGAAGTCGGCACGTGTTGCTGCTGTGGCGGTCCCTGCAACCCATGCTCTCAGGCTTGTGGTGCATGTCCCCGCAATGGGCGTCTGATGGCCTGGGGTCTGGGCATTATTGATCAAGACGGCAAGCAATACGATTATACAAGCTCTGACGAGGGGTCTGATGATCCAATCACAAATACCTCCAATACAGAGGTCGACATCTACCATTACAATGATGAAGAGGTATGTCTACTCAAAGATGTGATCAATCTCTACAAGGATCAGTTCAAGGGTTGCCTCGATCCTAAGAAGGCTGTAGTGAAGAAGAACATCCCTCACTGTATCGTCTCCAGACACAAGAAGCAGTGGGTGCCATGCGTGGACGTTAAAGAGCGCAAGGCCAAGATCCTCATATCGGTCACTTGGGTTAGAGCCAACATCCTAGGTTTTCCCCAATAGCGACCTTACCGAGCTTGCGGGCCGCCTTCCGCTGCTCGGTCGTTACAATTTCTTTATTGGCCATATGGGCGCGCGTCGCTCTCTACCATCCTAAATTATGTATCCCCGTGGGGATACATAGAGATAAGTTGAAAAAATGAAGTCAAAACGAAATGACTTAAATAAACACAGTCAAATGAGTGAAATCTGGTCATATTTGGCCACCCAAAGTGCTATCGACACGCCCCCTCAGATCACCGAGACTGAGGGTTTGCGCGCAGAGCCCATATACGACTCTCGGGGTCGTCCTCGTGCGCGGTCCTTTCTGTCGTACCTCCATCATGTGGAGGTCTTCAGTACCAAATGGCAGTTCATCATTATAGGAAAGGTTAAGAACTACAGGGACAGGCACCCCGAACTGAAGCCCTGGCGTAGCGGCTACCTCTGCTTCTACTCTCTCAATTTTGCGTTTGAGGCTAAGAACATCGAACTGATCGTCGCTTTACAACAACTCCTGCAAGTGCCTCCCTCCACTAGACTGATACCTCAAATAGCCAAGTATACAGGGACCAAAAAAGAGGCATCAGATGACATGGACCGTTACTTCAAGCAATACAACCATCACGTCACAATCAAGGATGTTCACTTCGTTATCCTCCATCAACACGATCTACCATACGTGCGCCAGTTCTTCAGGAAGATCAACATGAACTGGGGGGACTATCACTATGAACGGTGGGAGCGCATACGACCTCAAGACCTAGTGAGCGATGATGAATGAGCGATGACTACATGGATATGAAAACACACCTCGAACATACATGTCTAAGAGAGAAAAACCGTATATAAAATGGATAACGTGACTGCACGAATCAACCAGGTAGGCTTACTACTACCTAATCCGGCCCTCATGAGCTCATCGGACGCCGCCATCTCGCGCGCTATGACTATATTGAGACCAGTAATTGTGGACGAGCGCGTGGTCCAGTTTGTCAACTCGATACGTCAACAGGATATGAGAGCGGCGCTTCTCAAGATCTTCTGGGCGACCAATGACATTGGGGCCGATCACCCCGGCGTGCGGGGCGTCGCAGACAACGCGCTCACTAACCGCACATACCTCACAACCATCTCATTCCTCCTCTCAGTTCCGGGTATCTCTCACCCAGAGATGATGAAGATGTTTGATGAGGTAGAGCGCGTATTCAATGCGGAGGAGGAAGAGCGCATCAGAGCCGAAGCAGCCGACATCATGCATCGGTTCTACCCCGCCCGTGGCGAGAGGATGCTAGATGAACTGCGCGCTTTGAATATCGGACATCAAAGAATACCCCAAGATAATGAAGAAGTAATAACAATGAATAGACGGCAACAACCAGCAGTTATACCAGAACAACAACAGTTTCAGAACAATCACGGGCAGAACAATCAGAGGCGGAATCTACGTGTAATACTCGCCGATAGGCTATGGCTACACAACAAGAAGGTGATATACGACGACTCGCAAAACGTCCACAACACAACCATCAACGAGAGCGTCATCTCATCAGCCAGAGCACTGATAGAGGAGATGGTGGCTACCGTCACATTTGACGGTCGCTACAAGTTCAATGTATTCAGGGATGACACGGTCAAGTCCATCACGCACCAACTGGCTGACGTACTCAAAAGGTTCCCCGAAGACATCACCATCCTGGGAGACGCAGATAAGCAGGAACTTCAGCCCAGAATGACGTACAAGATCGCAGAGGATGCAAAGAGCAAAGAGTACGTGTCGCGCTTCAAACCAGAAGAGGTGGACCTGTACATGGAGGTGATCGGCCTGGAGGACTACATCTTCCCAAAGAACGTGGTCAGGGAGGGTGAACTAGGCAGACGTCTCGAGGAGCTCTTCATCGTCACAAACCAATATCTTACGAACGTGTTTAATGATGAGGAACTACTTTTCTACCTTGATTTGACCGGCATCCCTGGCGCTGAGATTATCTGGTTTGAGAGGGAGGAAATCCTGAAGGACATGTACGCGGTGATCGGCAACGAGCGCCAGCGCGACGATATCAACGACTTCCTAGAGGAGGTCTTCGATGACATCTTCCCAGACAGCATGCGTAATACAATCCATCGAGCCCTATATGAGTTGGGGCAGTACACACCTCTCAGCGACAGGATTGAGATGGCCGCGTTCATCAGGCGTATCAGAACGGATTCCGTGAGGGACGTGAAGCTCCTGGATTTACTCAACGCGGTATGGAAGTTCATCTACACAAAGAAGGGCGAGACATTCATCGAGATGAAGAAGAGACTGAAGGAGGAGATCGAAGAGGCCATGAGCGTCTGCACGTCAGGCGTGTGCGCGCACCTCGTCTCCGTGATCCAGGGTTACTTTGACGAGACGAAGAACCCGTCCCTCAAGATAAAAATGTCGTTGATAGACGAACTGAAGGCCCATCTGACGCAGAACATCAACAAAGTGGCCATGGAAAAGGAGATGGACCCATTGATGGACGACTTCAAGAAACTGATTGATGAGTACATAGAGGGGAACGCAAAGGAGATCTTGGCCGGGTTCACCGATGCAGATATCAGGATGAACGACCTATCAAAGCAGATGATCAAGGATGTCGCGTACAAGATCTACATGATCAAAGACACAACCAACGATGGCCAGGTGCCGACGACTGACGACACTGACGATGAGACTGACGATGACATTGACGAGGACGAGGACGAGGACGAGGACGAAGACGAAGACTTTGAAGACACCGACGATGATGACGATGATGACGATGATGACGATGATGATGATGATGATGACGATGATAAGGATACGTAGGAACATGTCCAGATACGTACGTAGCGACCGGAGGTCGCAGGGCGGCTTGCGGGGCGGACGGGCGAAGCCCGCCGGCGACCGAAGGTCGCTAGCCCCGCCTTCGGTCGCCGCTAGGATCTTTTCTTAACCCTTCGGGGTTATGAAACATCAAAAAAATTTACAAAACACCTACTGCAAGGTTGTAGGCATTGGCCGCGTTGGCCGACTGGCACGCATTCGAGTGGTGTGAGAAGCTACCAGCTGGAGCCATAGCTACCATGTTGTTGGCGTTTGCGCCGCATGGGCTGCCGTAGTTCTTAACGTATCCACCGTTATTGTTTGGACTCACGTTGCTGGCGGCGGCGTTCAGGTCCTGGGTGGAGAATAAAGGGACTGAGGAGTTGACGGCTGGGTTGGGGTCGGCGCCCGAGGCCCAGTTGGCGCTCTTCATGGTGTCTGCAAAGTAGTCGTATGACATGCCAGTGCGCCAGCCCAAGTTCTGTTCAGGGTAGATGTCGGGCTGTGACCCAAACTGGCCTTGATCTACTAAATTACTCCCATAGCTGCTCCCATAGTTGCTCACGTCTCCTGTGGGCCTGTATACGTAGTAGGTCGGTTTAGGTGATTTCCAACCGAGGCTATCGCAGCTGAATCCTTCGGTTACTGAGTAGATTGCCAGGGCTGCGATGGTCACCAGTATCAATGCGATGATGTTACTGCCATTCATTTTTTAGTCACATGGATAAAATATTTGAGTTTGTGGATATGACAAATACAGAAGAAGATAAGCATCGTCACTATGTCCAACATAACCAACATGACAACAATGTCAAGTGACCAGCACACATCTGTGCATACCAACAAGGAGGGTTGTATAACCGCTAGCGGCGGAGCCGCCCGGCGAGCGGCGGAGCCGCAGGCCGAGCGAAGCTCGGTACCTTTGGTCGCTGCCCTCAACCCAGACCCCCGCTACCAGGGTTTGCCAATCACTGAGAAGAGCGAAGGATTCAAACTCATCAAGCAGCTCTACGACCAAACACACTTCGTAGAACACCAGATCTCAACCTACAACGATTTCATCACGCGAGGCGTGCAGGCCATTGTCAATAAGGAGCCGCCCATAGAGATCAACAATATACGAGTAGAATTCAATCATGTCTACGTGGATAAGCCCAAATTCATCAGAAAGACCAGGGACAGGACCGTTAAGACCAACGTCGTAGGCAACTGCATTCAGACAAGCGAAGACGCAGAGCAAATCAAAGAGGGACAGAAGGTAATCGTGAACTACACCGACACACCCCTGTACCCAAACGAGGCAAGGAAGAGGAACATCAACTATGACGGAACCATCTACGCCTCAATCACAGTGACCAACCTCGAGAACAACAAGAAGACCGAGCATCACCAGGTTTCGATCGGCAAGCTTCCCATCATGCTCAGGTCCAACGCGTGCAGGTTGTCCGAGAATAACAAGGTCGCCAAAGAGGAGTGCGCCAACGATTTCGGGGGCTACTTCATCATCAAGGGTAAGGAGCGTGTCCTCGTGGGTCAATTGAGGCGAGCTTACAACAAGGTGTACGTTGAGAGGACTCCTGAGGACAAGTACGAATACATGGCCGAGATCAGAAGTATGAACGAGCAAGGCAGCTCCATCCTGATTCAACTCAAGATCAATACAATCACCAAGGAGCTCTTCTTCTCACTCCCTTACATCAAGGCCAAGTCGTTGCTTCCAGCAGGCCTCGTCTTCAAGGCTCTGGGTATCAGCGAAGACGACATGAAGAGGATGGTTCGCATTGGGGATCCTGACATCCTGGACACGTTGGCCCAACAACATAGGATGGAGGTGACGATGGAGGAGGCCATCGAGTCCATCGCCAACGACATAACAGATGAGATGAAGGACTCGATGTATGTGAGGGGCATCCTAAACAAGGAACTCTTCTATCATGTCGGCGCTCTCACTCCTGAGAAGTCGGCGTATCACCTCGGTTACATCATCAAGAAGCTGGTCGACACTGTATACAACGGGAGGAGCCTCGACGATAAGGACAACCTGGCCAACAAGCGCATCGATGGCACATCCTCTCTTATGTCGTTCCTATTCCAGATCTTATTCAAGCAATTTGTCAAGACCGTGTCTAACCAGATGGAGAGCAAGAAGAACCCTGACCCAGTAGCCATCATCAAGGACATCAAGACCATCACTCACATCATGAACCAGGCCTTCATGACCGGTAACTGGAACACCCAGAAGAGTCCTCTCTACACACGCGTCGGCGTCTCGCAGGTCTTGTCTATGCAGAACTACGGAGCCAAGACCTCCCACCTCAGACGCATCATGCTCCCAGTTGGCAAGAAGGGTAAGATCCCGAGCGCGCGCCAGCTCCATGCGTCCCACTTCTCGTTCATCTGCCCTTACGAGACGCCCGAGGGCGATACGGTGGGGCTCGTCTCCAACTTGGCCCTGTCTGCTCAGATCTCGGTGCACGTGTGCCCCAAACTCACAATCAAAGTGATCAAGGGAATGGAGACGTTCAGAGACGATATGGATGGATGTATTTTGGTGCTTGTGAATAGTTGCATTGTTGGTTCATGTGACAGGTCCTTGTTGTTTGTGAGGGAGTTCAACAAGTACAGGCTCTCAGACATGATTGACAACAACGTGTCCATTGTGAGACTGGTTGACGAAGATGAGGTGCACATCTGGACTGACGAAGGTCGTGTCCTGAGGCCTCTGTTCGCGTTGGGACCTCGCAATAAGGTCCTATACAAAGAGGCCAACGGAGCCAACAAGACATGGAATGATCACATCAAGGAGGGTTCCATTGTCTTCAGGGAGGTGTGGGAGTTGGAGCAGGCAGTGGTGGCAATGAGTGAGGATGACCTGAAGAAGAACAGATGTGACTACCTTGAGATCTGCCCCGCTTCAACCATGATGGCGGTGATGGCATCTGTGATCCCACTCTCAAACCACTCTCAGTCTCCCAGGAATGCGTACCAAGCCTCCATGGGCAAGCAGGCTATCGGTATGCCCAGCACTGCCTATCAGGAGCGCTACGACACAACGCTCCACGTTCTCGATACACCTCAGAAACCCCTAACAAAAAATGAGATGGTAAACGTTCTTCACTTTGATGAGATGTCACACGGAGCTATGCCCATCGTTGCGATCATGACCTATAGGGGATACAACCAAGAGGACAGTGTCATCCTTAACAAGGGTTCATTGGAACGTGGCCTTTTTAGAACCACAACATACAAAACCATCTCAGAGGAAGAGAAGAAACGAGGTAGCTCAGATTCTGAGAACATCTGCCTTCCCAAGTTCCAGTACAGGAACAGGAACTACGATTACAGCCACCTAAATGAGTACGGCCTCGTCTGGGAAAGGAACACATACATCAAGAAAGGAACAGTCATCATCGGCCGCACAACCAAAAAGATGATCAAGAAGGAAGACGGAACGCGAGTAGCCGAAATATCTGACAGTAGCGTTGTCATCAAACATGGAGAGGAAGGCTACTTGGACAAAGTCCTCAACACCCTCAACAGCGAGGGTGTGAGGGTAATCAAGATCAGGATCCGCATCCCTCGCATCCCGGAGATTGGCGACAAGTTCGCGTCGTCAACGGCTCAGAAGGGTACGTGTGGCATGATCTTTCCTGAGGCGGACATGCCATTTGACAAGGACGGGGTGAAGCCAGACCTCATCATCAACCCTCACGCCATCCCGTCCAGGATGACCATCAACATGCTCATTGAGATGTGCTTCAATCTGGTTGGATGCAAACTGGGCGTTGAGATGGACGCGACCCCATTCAAACACAGGAACATTGAGGAAGAACTGATGAACTGGGCCAAGCGCGCCGGGATTGAGACGTATGCGACTAAGATGATGGACGGGACAACAGGTGAGGTGATCCCAAGCAAGATCTTCATGGCTCCTTGCTTCTACCAGCGTCTGAAACATATGGTCGCTGACAAGATCCACGCCCGTGTGGCTGGCCCTCTGGATACGCTGACACACCAGCCTGTGGCAGGTAGGTCAAGAGATGGAGGTCTCAGGTTCGGTGAGATGGAGAAGGACTGTATGCTCAGCCATGGCTCTACCCGTGTCCTGAAGGAGTGCCTGTTTGACAAGAGTGACAAGTACGCCATCCCGACGTGCAGGGGGTGCGGAGGCGTGCCTGACAAGCGAGATTTCTGTGATGTGTGTCAAGAAGGAAATACCGAGATGAAGAACATGCCGTATGCGACCAAGCTCCTCTATCAGGAGTTGCTGGGAATGGGACTGAAGCTAAACATTAACTAAACATTAACTAAACATTAACTAGGTCTATTGTTAGTAGGTTTGATGATTGATTGACGCAAATTCATATAAATTCATAACCCCCAGGGGTTATAAATTACCTGTATACTTATGATTGTGTTGGTAACTTAAAACATGGCAAGCTATCTCGATATCTACTCAATGTATCGTAACCGCAACATATGGCCTAACCCGGCTGAATTTGAGGTCCTCGTTTCCATATCTGGTCGCAAATCAGCCATGAATGCTGACGACCCTGTGGTCCTGGCGAGCCCTCCTATTGCGTGGACCTCATTCCTCTTCAATGCGACGGCCCTAGGAACTAACAACGTCCAAGGCATCATAACTAATGTGGGCGTCGGCAACGCAACCTCAAACCAGATCATCACCTTCACAACAGCAGCCGGCGCACTCCAACAATCACCTAACTACTACAGAGGCGCGACATGGCGCAGCATCACAGACCCCACCCAATACGCGAAGGTCACGTCATACGAATACCTCGGTAGTGACCGAGGACAAGTGACGCTGGACAACGCAGTCACGGTAGCGGTAGGCAACACATTCAGCATCCTAGACCCCACTGATCTGACCGACACCTCAAATCCTCTCTTATTCGTACCCATGGGTACCGATGAGCCCAGTGCCTACATAGGCTGCCTCCTCTACAACGAGACGTTGAACCAATTCAGAACAATCAACTCATACAACAATATAACAGGGCTCCTGACAGTAAATGCCACAATACCTGTTGTTGGTTGGCTATCCACTCATAACTACTCTATAAGAAAGCAACCTCCAGTCCTTGTTTCGTTAGCCGGAGCGGGATCTACCTCAACTCTAGTCGTTTTTGGAGCCGGTGCCGACGCGGTAGACAACCTCTACAACGGTTGGTTCATTAGGACACCCAGGACCGTATACGCCAATAACCCTACACCACCTCAAGAACAAAGACGAATCATCGCATATGATGGGGGTACCCTTACTGCTACTGTCTCACCACCCTTCACATCCAACACACTCGGCTCCACAGTCGAGCTGTTGCAGTTCAGTTATGATAACATGTATCCGTTCCCATTCAGAGCCACTCTGCAACAGGAGATACCGACGTACTCGATTCGTCTCAATAGGTTGGTTTTACCAAACAGGATCCTGAAGGTGCATGGAGGCGGCAAGACGGCGTACCACAACTACGTCTATGTTGAGTTGGCCAGCATTGACAACCCCAACAACAGCATCATCTTCTCAAACAACCCCAACGCTGTGCGTGCTCTGTTCACGGCCAGCATCACCAACATCGACGATATTGACCAATCCGACTACATAGTCATGGACGGAGACGACATGACCCAGACCGTCAGGTTCAGGTTGGACACCAATTTCAAGTTCAGGGTCGGCATGCCCAATGGTGACACGTTTGAGACGGTGCTCGATGATAACCTCTCACCTCTTGAGCCAAATCCCAAGGTTCAGATAAGGGCGCTCTTCCAACTCATGCCTATCGTGTATGAGTTGTAAAACAGTGCGCGGTCTCTGTTGTTACTAAACGATTGCTGGTCGTCGTCAGAAATTGTTCTACAGATGATTGTTGTTTCATGGCTAGCCACGAAACAGATTGCTGGATCGCCAGAAATTGTTCTCAGGGTACAGTACCCTAACAACCAGTAACAACCAGTAACAACCAGTAACAACCAACTATCAACATCTTTTCTATTATCCTTAGGGGTAACAGAGCAGGCATTGAACTATTTGAAATTTGGCATTTATGGTATACTGAGAAGAGACAAAAATGGATCGTAAACAACTCCAACGTAAAGCGGATAAGGCCTACCAAGCCGGTAGCCCCATCATGAGTGACGAGGTGTATGACGCCACATTTGGCGACGTATCAACTCATCATGAACTGGAAGTGACACCGGGTCAGAACGCCAAACTGCCCATCTGGATGGGATCGCTCGACAAGAAGCGTTACGAGAAGACCTTGGACGCGTGGCTAGACAAGACTTGTACAGACAAGTTCGTCATCAGCGCCAAGCTTGACGGTATCAGCGCGCTCTACGACCCCGACAACAACAAACTCTATACACGAGGCAACGGGGAGACAGGGTGCGATATCAGCAGATTTATCAAACATCTCGACCTTAAGAAGGCTCAGACGGTAGCCAAGAATACACTCAATCTCATAGACGCAGTCCCAGAAGACATACCCCTAACTGCGTTCGTTAGAGGAGAACTGATCATGGCAAATGAGATCTTTGAGCGCAAGTACAAAGCAGGATTCAAGAACCCACGCAATCTCGTTTCTGGTCAATTTGGTAAGAAGACGATCAACAAGGACATCATCGCGGACATCTACTTCATCCCATATGAAGTCATCATCTCAGGGATGTCGTCTCAATGCCCTATGTCTGACCAGCTTCAGAGATCATCCCTGTTACCCTGGATTGAGATGAAACGCCCCGACGTAAGCGTCGAGTCGCTCACGAAGCTCCTGGACGATTGGACGGCGGACTGTGACTTTGCGATGGATGGTCTGGTCGTGTCTGAGGATAGGATGTACACACGAAACACGAGCGGCAACCCCAAGTACTCAATCGCCTTCAAGAAAGAGACAGGGACGGAGACGGCCATATCAACGGTGACCTCTGTCATTTGGGACGTCAGTCGTTGGGGCCTGCTCAAGCCTGTCGTGCACATAGAACCTGTCCAACTCTCAGGCGTCACGATTCAGAAATGTAGCGGCCACAATGCCAAGTACATCTCAGACAACAAGATAGGTCCAGGAGCTCAGATCATGTGCGTGAGGTCAGGAGACGTGATCCCGTATATTGTCTCAGTTGTGGAGCCCAGCGACAGCGTGACATTGCCCAGCACAACATGGGAAGGGGTGGATCTGAAGGCTGAAGGAGATGTAGACACCGTTGTAGAGATCAAGACCCTGACCAACATCTTCTCAAAGCTGGAGGTCAAACACGTGAACACGAAGACAGTTGAGAAAATGTATAGGGAGTGCGGGCTGAACACGTTCCCGAAGATGCTAAACTGCTCAAAGGACGAACTACAACCTACCTTCAAAGACAAATCGGCTGACCGCATTATGGCCAGTATGGATGATCTGAAAAGTAGATCAGTCAAGGTATCTGTGATTGTTGGGGCTGCTGGAGTGCTTGGGTTTGGGCTCGGAGCTAAACGAGTCGAGAGCTTGTTCTGTCTGCCTACACTCAGGTCTGGGAATTGGGACACTGTACCAACTGTGGAAGATGTGTGCAAGATGGACGGGTTTGGAAAGAAGATGGCTGAGAAAGTGGTCCAGTGTTTCCCAGAGATGACGACGTTCCTGAAAACGTGTGTAGACAACGGGTTACAATTGGAGGGTGTTGAGAATATAGTCACGCCCGCAAGCTCGGCAGGACCATCAAGTAATCTTACACAGGAGGCTAGAAGTAAAGCACCAAAAGTCAAGATCTGTTTATCAGGCTTCAGGGATAAGAAGTTGGAAAAGAAGTACCAGGTCTTATCGTCAGTTACCAAAGAGTGTGAGATATTGGTGTGTAAATCATTTGAGAAGGAGACGGGTAAGATGACCAAGGCTAAGTCTTTGAATGTTAAGATGGTTTTATTAGAGGACTTTGAGTAGTGTAGTGTTAATTAACGATGAAGTCTATAACCTCTAGAGGTTATGGATACGAACAATTGCGAAATTGAGGAACATATACAGGATCAATCTCATAAGTGACGCATCTGTTTTCGCACTGGTAGGATACAAAATGGGGAACAACAGATACAGTGGTCAAGATGTAAGACTGTAAGTAAACCATGAATACGTACCCAGAAGGATACATCTATGCAATCGAAAACACCCTTGATACACATGTGTACATAGGGTCTACTGTCAAACCTGTTGAAGACCGATTCAAGCAACATGTTAGGTCTGCCAAAAAGACTCCTCAATGCACCTTCCACAAATACATGGCTCGCATGGCTGTGACAACTTCTTCGTCACATGTCTACACACCGAACGCGATGTAACTATCGAAAAGCTACAGAAGTTGGAAATATCCTACATTCAAGACTATGGAAGCCTCAATACAGTTCATTCCAAGTCGGAGGTCGTCATTCCTGACAAGGTTGGAAGTAAGAGCAAGGTTAGAAGGGTTGTATTTGAGCATGAGATGCCGGACATAACTTTAGATCTCATCCTCGAAGTGACCAATGACTGTGATGAGCTACTTTCTTTTATTGAACTGAGGGATAGGATCTTTGAAGAAACAGAGAACATGGGTAAGGTCATGGCCGAGATGTGTACATCTAAAAAGATATGCATTACCAAGGCCACTATGGAATGGTTAGGATACGAATGTAAGCAAGAACGTGACAACAAAGCTACATTTCTACAACTCCTCAAAGCCCAAAACATCGACTTCAAACAGATCAAGCATAACGATCCCACATTCAAGGACTACCCGGAGCTTGTCGAGGAAGCTGCTCATCTCTCAACGAATGTGCTCAGGAACCAGTGGATCATCATGGGGTCCAAACGAATGGTCCACAAACTCAAGACTAAGCGATCCACACAGATCTACGAGTACTACGTAGCCCTAGAGCAGCTGACGTACTTGTATCCTGAATACGTTGACCACTTCCAATTGAAGCAACAAGGCACAATCGACGATTTGGTCAAAGGTATGGGAGAGATGATTACTTAAACACTACTTTAAACTTTAAACACTACTTTAAACTTTAAACACTACTTCATAACCCCCTAGGGGTTACGAATCAATCATCCATAAATTGTTGTTTAGGCAGTACATTCCAACTCATCTACTTCTTAACGGTCTTGTTCTCATCAACCTGCATCTTCTCTACCTCCTTCTTCAGTTTGCCTACATCGGCGGTGATCTTCTGACGGGTGGGTCGCGAGCGTCTGTACCGTCCGTCAATACTCTCGTGCTCCTCATCAGAGTCATCAGATGCGTTGAACGAGTTTGCCCTGTGTAGTCTATCACGCTGGCGACGCTTCACGGCGAGCAGCTCCTTCACCTTATCAGATATCTGGGATCCTTCAAGGTCTTCGTCCTCACTATCGCTTCGGGCGAACTTGTCCTGTAGCCCCTCCTCACTCTCGCTTGAAGAGCAGTATAGGAATCGGGTAACCTCATCTTCTTGGCTCTTCTCAAATCTCCACTCCTTGCGGTTCTCGATGTACTTGCCTTTGAAGATGTCTTCGAGGTCTTGATGATCTGGGTCTGCTTTGATGTAACAGTACTGTGTCTTTCCACTCATTTTGTTCCACAACCAAGCAGCATAAGTCTCTATGTGAGGGTGATGAGATGATCATCCTGAGCTTGCGGTCGGCAACCGCTCGTAATTTCGTATCCTACCTGTGCGAAAACAGATGCGTCACTAGTGACGCATCTGTTTTCGTAGTTTTCGTCCAAACAGACGCATCACTTATGATGCGTCTCGCAAATAATACAACGTTATCACTCGTCCTGAGACCGCATATACATGAAGATCTTCATGGTGCCGATGGGACTCTTGCAGAAGAAGTAGAGGGGCTTGTCGCACTCGAGCCTGATCTCGATGGGTTCCGACACGAACGAGCTCATTTTGCTAATCCTGGTAAACTGCTCTGAGTAGTACTGCTGGTGAACAAGATCCATATCGTTCTTGTCCTCCTTACCAGACTTGAGCGTCTTTTGAGATCGACCCGTCTCGAAGAGGAACTGGATCTGACCCATGTTCTTGGTTACGTCAATGGTGGTAGTGTTAGAGATGGACTTGCACCAGTCTGTGTAGATGTTATGGGCGATGAGTACAGGCTTGGTCTCGAAGGTGTCGTGCTCGATGGGGGTGATGTTCTGCGTGTCCTCGATGCTCACAGAGAGCGTCTGCACTGAGTCGTTGGCCTCTATCCTCTTCTCGAAGTCGAAGACGTGTTGCTTTGTGATGGACATGGTGATGATGTCCTTGTTCTTGACCGACTTGAAGAACTCCTTGTTGATGTGCTGACCCAGACCAACATGAATTGGTTCGTCTTCATCAAAGACGTACTCCTCAAAATTCTCAGCGGGCAGGAACACCGAGATGAGGAGGTTTTGAGTGGTGAGCTGCTCTAAGAACATACCTGTCTTGTCGATTGTGAAGTCGGCGGTGGTCATGTTCTGGAAGATCACCTCAAATAGGGACTTGAAGCGTCCGGTATACTTTGTCACGGCTTTGAACATTTTAGGGCAACCCCCTTGTCGATAAGTTGATTTAACAACTTAACTGAGATGTTTCAGAGTAAAAGTATGTTGACACTTACACTTACACTTAAGAACTTCAGGAAGTTCACCGAGGCTGAGTTCAAATTTGACCAGCCCCTATCCCTCATATCTGGTAAATCCGGTCAAGGTAAGACCACTATCTTCATGGCGATCATGTTCGCCATCAACGGCGAGGGCAAGAAGTTGCCCACATACGACAAGACCTCGTGCAGCGTCACCCTCGTCATCAGTGACTCATCTGGTGAACACATCACTATCATCAGGAACAAGCGACCCAATCGTCTCCGCGTAACTGTCAAAGAGAGCGGTAAGACTTTTGAAGACAAGGAGGGTCAGGCGATCATCGACGACATGTTCCCCCAATACCACATGGGTTACATGTCCCAGCGCACGGACAGCAGCAAGTCGTTCATCCTCATGACCCCCCTGGATAAGATACGCTACATTGAGCAGATGGCCTTTGGGGGCGAGAACGTGGACCAACTCATCAGCAACTGTAAGGACCTTGTGAAGAGTAGGAAGAACGAGATGATGCTCACCGCCCGCCAGCGCGAGACCACCGAGAAGATGCTTAAAGACCTCAAGATAGACAAGACCGACTGTGAGGAACATGACCTGTTGGACGAAGACGAATACGAAGATCAGATCTCGAAGCAGGAGCACGACATAGACTCGTTCAAAACCAAACTCAGTGAGACGGAACACCTCATCAAGATGAAGGCCGACGTGACCCGTCAGTTGGCCAAGATGCCCGAGATTGAAGAGAATATTGATGACCTCGAGGACGAGCTGCAACGGATCAGCACGCACAGACAGGGGTGGGAGCGCTACCAGCGGGAGAAGGCCAGACTCAAGAAGCTCAATCAACCGAGCGGCATGTCCAAAGACGAGATGAAGGGTATGATCCAGGACATGAAGACTATGATAGACCTGGAAACGGAGGTGAGTGGGCTCAAGAGCTGTAGGGCCAAAATCGAAAAACTGAGCAAGCAGATCGCAGACTCGATGGTGCACATGATCTGCCCATCATGTGATACGGAGGTGGCCATGTGGTGCAACAAGCTCATCATCCCTGAGAGATCTACAGTAGGCGAGCAGCAGCGCAAGGAATCGCTTACTACTGAGGAGGCCAAGAGGTTGGAAGAGCGACGTATGAAGGCTAAGCTGCGCGTGGAGGAGTTGGAGAAGAAGCTTGTAGAGCTTGAGAAACTGAGGGCCGAGTATCCAGAGTTAGACAATGCACAAGATCAGCTCGAGAGCCTATTCAGGATGAAGAGCGCTGACGAGATGTATACCAAGCAGAAGACCCTATGCTTGTCTCTGAAGGTTGATCATCCCGACTACGACGACACGACAGAGGCAGCCCTCCGAAAGAAGAAGAAGACCATCTACGAGAGGCAGGAGAAGGAGGACACGTTGGCTGGAATAGTCATCAAGCATGATCCCGATGAGTTGTCTGGGCGCATAGGCGTCGCTTCTGATCTGATCAAGAGGTTGACCCTGAGGAAGAAGTCTGCTCAGTCTATGAGGTATTGGAACAAGGTGACGGAGTTACTCGAGACGGAGGCATCCCTGAACAAGAGCTATCCCAGAGCTATCAAGCTTCAGGAGATCATCAAGACTGCGGAGAAGATGGCGGTGACGGATGTGATTGAGGAGATCAACCTACACGCTCAGATGTACCTGGACAGCTTCCTCGATGATATGAATGTGAAGTTGGTCTTTGACGGGGTCAAACTGAATGTAGAGGTGTCGCAGAATGGGCATGACAGCGATTTTCAGAACTTGTCCGGAGGTGAGCTGGCGCGCGTGATCCTGGCGTTCACGATTGCGCTGGCCGAGATCAACAATGTCAAGTTGTTGTTACTTGATGAGTGCGTGGCATCGCTTGATCAGGAGTCGACGGGTCAGGTCATCGATACGATCAAAGCCAACTTCAGAGGAAATGTAATATGTATTGCTCATCAAACGACTACAGGAGTGTTTGATCACGTTCTGGAGCTATAGCGACCGGAGGTACCGAGCGACCGAGCGGCTCCGCCGCCGGCCGAGCGGAGCTCGGTAAGGTCGCAGGGCGGGGCTCCGCCCCGCAGCTCCACAGATACGATTGGAATTTATAACCCCTAGGGGTTACGAAACGAATCAATCATCTGTAACTGCATGTAGGATACTAGGTCGCTAGCCCCGCCTTCCGTCGCTCGGCCGCACGATGATATTTTTGAGTCATGTTATAGTATGGTGTTGAGAAGGTTGGATGAATATACTTATTGTCTTACTAAAAATATACTATGGAGATTGAAAATTTCTTTCCCAAGTACCCTAATATCGTCAAGTTTGAAGACCCCCTCCTCAACCCATACCAAGGTCAAGAATTTGGCGACGCCATTGTGACCAAGAAGGAGTTTGGGTCCTTAAAACTTCCCAAATATGAGAAACTTGCGACCAAAGGAACCGGGGAACAGTACAACCACCAAAAGATCATCGCACGATTCATGTCATCCGTGACTCCATACAACGAGCTGCTCCTCTTTCACGAGATGGGAACAGGTAAGACCTGCACGGCGATAGCGGCCATCGAGCAGCTGCGCTATGAGAAGAACAGGTACATCAACGGTGCCGTCGTATGTGCCAAGGGGGTAGGCCTTCTCAACAACTTCTCACAAGAGCTCCTCTTCTCATGCACAGACGGTCGCTACATACCTGACAATTACGACAAACTGTCCGACCTAGAGCGCATCCACAGAACCCGTAAACTCACATCCGCCTTCTATCACTTCAACACGTTCGAGACCTTTGCCAAGGAGATCGCCAAGACCCCGGACGAGACGCTGGCGCAGAGGTACAGCAACACCATCTTCGTTATTGACGAGGTACACAACCTCAGGGAAAAGGATGAGGTAGTGCGTAAGGAGAACGATGTGAGGAACTTCCTGATCAATAAGAGGGCAGCAGGGCTAACCGAGCCGCTTGACATCTACAAACAGTTTCACAGACTTTTCCACATAGTGAAAGAGTCCAAGATACTACTCATGTCCGGTACGGTCATGAAGGACGACCCGGCCGAGTTTGCCAGCGTCATGAACCTAATCCTACCTCTGGACAAACAGTTCCCTGTAGACAAGGACTTTACAAAGATCTACTTCAACCCCGACGGTACTATCAAGGCCGATATGGTACAAGAGATGGCGGTCAAGACCAAAGGTCGCATCTCGTACCTCAAGGCTATGACGTCGGACGTAAAGAAGGTCTTTGAGGGTAGGAGAGTGGGTGATCTACAGCACTTTATCGTATACCCAGGTACAATGAGCGACTTCCAGAGTCGGGCATATGCTGAGGCGTACGAGAGGGACAAGACCGATAAGAGTATCTTCATCAACTCACGTCAATCTTCCCTGTTTGTGTTCCCAAATGGGTCGTACGGGACAGACGGCTTCAATAAATACATTGTAAAAAGAAGGGGGGAAGCCCGTACAACGCTAGGACGCCCGAAGAAGCAAGAGCCTGCTAAAACGACCACGTACACCCTCTCAAGTGAACTGGTCAAAGCCATCGACCATAACCTGGGTAATCTAACACGGTTTAGTAGCAAATTCGCTGAGACCATCAAGATCATCCTCGACGAACCGAAGGCGAAGGCGCTCGTGTATTGTGAGTACGTGAACGGAAGTGGGTGCATCCTGTTCGCAAAGATATTGGAACAGTTCGGGTTCACGCAAGCCAAAGGGGATGAGCGCAGCAAGGGCCGTAGATACGCTCTACTCACACACCAGACGACCAGCCAGAAAAGAGTGCAACAGCTCATCAACAGGTTCAACAAAGACGACAACATAGACGGGGAGTACATATCGGTCATCATCGGCAGCAAGATCATCAGCGAGGGCTTCACGTTCAAGAACATCAGGAAGGAGTTCATCTTCACTCCTCACTGGAATTACTCAGAGACGGCCCAGGTCATCGCGAGAGGATGGCGCCTGGGCTCCCACAACGCCCTCATCGCGCGCGGGGATAAGGACCTCAAGGTTCAGATCTACCAGCTCGTGTCTATGCCCGCGGGCGGCGGCACACCATCCATAGATTTGGACATGTACGAGACATCAGAGAAGAAGGACGTATCCATGAAGCAGATTGAGCACGTCGTCAAGGTGAACGCCTTCGACTGCCCGCTCACGATAGACAGAAATAGGATCACGGGCTATGATGGAATGAGGGAATGCGACTACGCGGCGTGCGACTACCAATGCAAGGTACAGATAGGACATACTCCTGACGTATCTACCTACAACTTGTACCATACACTCATTAATATCGTAGAGGATGGTGTCAGGAAGTACTTCAAGAACAACTTCTACCTTGGTATCGACGATATCTACAACATGTTTCCTCAATTGGACAGATTTGAGGTGGTGCAAGCAGTCAAGACGTTCATAGACAAGGACGTTCAGTTCATCAACAAATACGGGTATCCATCCTACCTCAGGATCCAGGGCGACATACTGTACATATCGTCAGACGCGCGTGTCCCCAACAACGACAAGCTGGCCGACTACTACACCAAGAAACTCATCATCCAGAACGGGGATCCATTCAAGTACATTCTCAAACAGCTATACAATGATGAAATACCGACCTTCGTAGAGAATATCTTTACATATCCACAACATATGAGGACCATACTATCTAACCTCCCTGAGATTGTACAGCGCGAGATCCTCATGGGCTGCATACAGGCTGACGTGATGGACCTCGAGAAGAACAAAGACACAAGGCAAAAGATACTTACCTTCTACAAAGGTTTCTACGATAAGATCAAAGATACATGGGTTGTGTGGCTCTACAGGGAGACGCTGGGTATCATGTGTATGGAGTCTGACGCCAGCGGACCCGGGGGAATGAGGTGGGTCCAATGTCATAAACAAGAACCAGAGGTCGTTGACAGACACATCGCCAAGAAAAGGGCAGAGCTCACCAAGTCTCCTATCGGATTTTACGGGCTTTACAATCCTCAATTGGATGAGTTTTGTCTCCGAGACATCAGGACTATGCGGGCCGAGGGCGACCTGAGGAAGATCACTATAGGCCGGCGCTGCACAGACTGGGACCAGAAGCCCCTAGTGGACATTGTTGTGCGCAAGATGAAGATAGAACCGCCCCCAGACTTCATGGACAACATAGGCCTTGCCGACTACGACGATATGAAACGAAAGGTTGAGAAGGCCAAACACAACAAACTACCTGACGATGTACAGAACCTTTACGCGATGCGGAGGTTCCTGTATTGGATCAAACAACCCAGGATCACCTTGTGCAAGCATATACAGAGATGGCTACGAGACAACAACCTGGTAGAGGAAAACTTTGACTGCGGCACGCAAAAGAAGCAACGAGCCAAATTTGCTCAATGGTAATCGGCAGGCAGCGCATGATCTTTATGCAAAAAATTGCGTTTTATAACCTCTAGAGGTTATGAAATGATAGTTGATATTTATAAGACACACAACGATGTGGTGGAGGGGGTGTTGCAGAGTGCGTTTCCCCAGGCTCCGTATTGCAGGTTCTTGCCGCACTTCTCCAGGTTCTTGCTCAGGGTTGGGATGGGCGCGCTGACGTTGATCGGTGGGCCTACGTTCATGCTCTCGCTGAGACCTGAGTAGTCAAAGTGGACTGGTCTGCCGTGGAACCCCTTCCCACATGCGACTTGCGATAGCTCCTCGTTGCTGACGCCCTGGCAGAGGGACTGGAGGTATGGGTTTGAGGTGTACATGTACGGGCCTCCAGCGCATCGTTTGGAGACGCACGGTGAGAAGAGCTGAGTGTTGTAGCTTCCCCCGAGTTGGGCGTAAGGAAAGCCGCTGTTAGCGTATCCCTCAATTAAGGTCTGATAGAGCCAGATCCCACCTACGAGGATGATGACAACTACGATAAAGATCCAGATACCGTTATCCATTTTGAATGACTCATATTTTTATAACAGTTTAACTGATATATCAGCGACCGAAGGTACCGCCGAACTCCGCCTCCGTTTCCCCACTTGTAGAGTCGTCTCTGTAGTGATTTTTGTGCATACATATGATGGCGTAGTGGATGATCTTCATGAGGTCGGCTTTGTTCTTGCCGTTCTTCAAGCCGTAGCGTTGCGCATACTTGATGATGTTGCCTATACAGAACCCGTCGCCGTGCCCCGCGTCGATGATGAACTCGGTTGCCTGAAATTTGTTCTGACTGTAGTGACCAGAGTATGTCTGGTTAATATACTCCATCAAATCAGCCATGATTTGAGCCTCGCTATACTTGTACTCGATATTGTTTGCCATTTTTACCTTTGATGTAAGCAATCTTGTCCAGAAATCAATTTCTACTAGTCAAGTATTAGTCATACTTATCATTTATGAAGTCGTTACCATACCTGCTATTATTTTTGAATTTCTAGGCTATGCATATATCTATACTAATAAAGACGAAATGGGTATTAAACATTTCTACAGTTGGTTCAGGAAACACGATGCCCTCAAGAAGAGCATCTCTCAGTCGGTCCCCGGTGATGTAGATCACCTGCTGATCGACATGAACGGTGTTATTCATGAGGCGGCCCAGCGTGTTTACAAATACGGCAAATATGCCCCCAAAAAAACAGGAGTCATCATCCCACGACGACGGCAAAAAGCTCAAAAGACCAAACCTCAGACAAAGATTGGACCATCAATCAAAGATCTGTATGAGTGTGTCAAGTCAGAGGTTAACAGATTGGTCGACATTGCCTGCCCACAGAAGACAGTCTACCTAGCCATCGACGGAGTTGCTCCCATGTCAAAGCAGAACCAGCAGCGACAGAGGCGCTTCAGAGCCGCCAAGGAACGCGCAGAGAGATCGGCAGCTGGAGCGTTCGACTCAACCTGCATCACGGCCGGCACCGATTTCATGTGGGATCTGGCCCAAGACCTCCACAAGGGGGAGTGGATCGTATCTAAGAACCAGGTATCGGTCATCATATCTGACGACTCGGTTCCTGGCGAGGGAGAGCACAAACTGATGGAGTGGATCAGACGCAATGACGACGATGAAGGCACGTATTGTGTGGCGGGCATGGACGCCGATCTAATCCTGTTATGCTGCGTGCTACCCAAGATCCATGTTTACATCATGAGGGAGGACGAGCGCCGCAACTACGACTTCATCGACATCAACAGGGTCAGACAGGACCTACCCGTGAACGCACACGACCTCCTCATTTGGAGCTGCTTCATCGGCAACGACTTCCTCCCGCCCATCCCGTCTCTGGAGATCAAGGAAAGTGCACCCGAAATGGGGGCGCTGGACTTCTTCTTCGAGAACTACAAACGACCTCTTGTGAACAAGACCAACGGCTTCCTCAAGATTGGCGAGATTTACAGGCTCCTAACTCTGGTCAGAGACAGAGAGCAGGCTATCATGGAAGCGCGTCACAATGATGAGTGCGCGGAGGATGGTGACTACAACAAGAGGTTCCCCAACAAGCTCTGGGAAGGGGACATCGTCAAATACAGAATAGAATACCGCAAATACAAGCTTGAGAGGTTGCATGAGATGATGAGAAAAGAGAGGTTCTGTGCTCATGATTTTATGAAGACGGTCCAGTGGGTATACCTCTATTACACCAGGGGCATCAACGCCACAAAGGCGTGGAACTGGTTCTTCCCCTACAATTACACCCTTCACGCTGACACCTTCGTGAAATACATAAAGGACTTCCCTCATGTGTCCTACGGGTTCCAGAAGACGATGCCGTCCCATCCTCATGAGCAGCTTCTCAGGGTGATCCCTCCGGAGAGTAAGTACCTCATCCCGTCATATCTGCACGAGTACGCGGATAGCCTAGCCGAAAAATACACCACCTTTGAAATTGACATGTCCGGCAAGCGTCAAGAGTGGGAGGCTATAACAGTGGTTGACTTCGTGACGTTGGATGCGGGCATCGTGAGGGCAGGTATGTAGACAATCATTTCACTCTTCATTTAATCTCTATCCCTTCGGGGATACAGATTTCTGCGCTATATCAGACGTATGTACTCTTCACGAATCCTCGCCATCTCTTCATCAAACTTCTTGGCATCTTCATTCTTCTTGATACGATCTATCTCATCATACAATTCCTTAGGAAAGGTAGGATGGTTCATGACTTTGCCTATGTTGCTAGAGTCCTCCCACTTCATATTTGTGATCATGTCAAGCATCTCGCTAGGGGTATGGGTAGACACACATGAGAGGATGTGTGTCATCTTCTGTTCATCGGTTGTCATTTTTTTTACATCTCCAAGATATTTTATGTGTTCACACATTTTTTTGAAGAAGGGCCTCCAGTCTGGGGCGTATGTCATTCTCCAGTTCATTGTCTTCCCAGGACTTGCGCTCCGTGAACTCGAAGGCCTTGACGCTGATGCAGTTGTCGGGCTGGGCCGAATACACCTCAGGATGATCATCGATGATGTACGTTCTATCCATGTCAAAGTTGAGTAGCTCAAACTCATCTTTCAGGATATTGAGCGCCTTCTGGGTATCCTGGAGCCGCCTGGATCGCTTGCAGTGGTACGAAAAGAGGACATAATCGAGTCTGCGCTCGGGATGCCCCTTGAGGATGAACTCGTCAATGATGAATAGGGCGTAGGACTTGGAAGCAGCTGTCCACACACTCACGTTGAAGTTCTCAAAAAGGAAGTCTAGGAACTCCTGAAGACCTGGGCGCTCGAAAACCTTGTAGACGCCTTCCATGCTCTCCCACCTGAATTGCTTCATCCTTGGTTTGAAAATGGGCTTCTCTTCATGTTTGGCTAGTGAACATATCAGGGTGTTGTCCAGATCGAGGAGGATATTGATACGCTTTGGCGTTTTATGTCCGCCATGACCGGATGGTGTCGTTACATACATCTTTTTCTAAGGTGTAGATAAGATCATAACACCAATCATGTATTATGTAGAGACGAACGGTCATACTTGAATAAAGGCCTTTAGCGATTATCCTACAAAATTAAAAGATGTATCAATCTCAAATTAAACCAAGACCGATCAATCCTCAACCGCAAGCCCAAATGCAATCCGATAGCGACCAAAGGTCGCCGGGCGGCTCCGCCGCTAGGTCAATAGCCAGGCCAATAGCCAATAGGCCAATAGCCAATAGGCCAATAGCCAATAGGCCAATAGCCAATAGGCCAATAGCCAATAGGCCAATAGCCAATAGGCCAATAGCCAATAGGCCAATGACTGTGGAGGAGTGCAAGAACTTCAATCAGAAGATCATTTCAAACTCAAGGTACCAGCGCATCGAACAGGACACCGCAGGAGACATTGAACAGTTCAATGCCTCACGAGTGCGCGAAGACCTAACCCTCAAACCTGAGCCATCTTTCAAGGACAATCTCTTCGAGAACAAACGCGTCATCCCCCCAAACAAGATCTGGCACAAGAACAGGAACCTGGACTCGCGAGCCGTGGCCAACACCTTCAAGTATATCTTCTACAAGTTCAAGAAAGGTATCTTCATACGCATTGCAGACAATAAACTTCAGACTTTTCTCCCCTTTGAGAACGCGCACTACAAGAATGAGTTTGGACACATCCTCAAAGTAGATCCCAAGTACGGCTCAGTACAAGATTTCCTAGACCACGTGTCCAAATTGTTAGGTTACCGATCAAGCAGACAAAACATCAAACCATTCAACGAGTGGGTGGCCAACAACTCCCTAGTTCGATATGAGGTGGAGGACATAAGCGTGGCTGCTTCCGGTAACAACAATGGCAACAATAAGATCACCCTCCTTGACATGTTCAGGACCCTATGCAGTGAGAGGGACGTGCCAGACATTGAGTTCTTTATCAATCGGCGCGACTACCCTCAGATGAAGGTGGACGATACAGAACCATACAACCATATCTGGGGCACCAAATACCAACCGCTCGTGTCCCACCAATATGACAAGTACGCACCAATCCTCTCAGGATCGTCCACCAAGATGCACGCAGACATCCCATTCCCTACTTACGAGGACTGGGCCCGAGCGACGTACCAAAAAACAGGTCTCGTCTTCCCCAACGCCTGCCGCGAGTACCCGGACATCAAACTCACCCCCTGGTCCAAAAAGATTGAAAAGGCCGTCTTCAGGGGAGCCACAACAGGTTCAGGCGTCACAGAGGACACGAATCAGCGTCTCAAAGCCCTTCAGATGGGAGTCCAACACAAGAATGTGTTGGACGTGGGCATCACCAAGTGGAACCTCAGGCCTCGTAAGCTTGAAGGGTCAGACTACCTCCAAACCATTGAGAGAGGTAAGGGTAATTACAACAAGGCTAACAGGCTCAATCTCCAAGAACAGAGCCAATATAAGTACATCCTCACTTTGGAAGGACATGTGGCCGCGTACCGGCTGTCCTATGAGTTGTCGTCAGGGTCCGTCGTCCTGTTGGCCGGGTCGCAGTGGCAGATGTGGTACTACCCTTTCCTGAAGGCGTACGAGCATTATGTCCCTGTCAAAGAGGACTTAAGTGATCTTCTCACTCAGATCACATGGTGTAAGACCAACGATGCTAAATGTGAGCAGATTGCTAAGAACGCTCGCTCCTTCTACAGCAAGTACCTCGGCATAGGAGGGATCCTGGACTTCCTTCAAAAAGAGTTGTGGGAGCTGTCCGCGAGGACCAAACCATACAAGTACTTGCCCGACCTCACGATCTGGGCCATGGAGGACGAGGAGAGACAGCTCTTTGACGATCTGCGGGGCTCGCTCAGAACAGGTGGCTCCACAGTCCTCAAATTCACTGACGATACGTATGGCTATCCATTGCCCAACAGTCCGCGATGCGTGGGCGTGTTGGATGGTGTATTGAGAGCGATGAGGTCAAAGAGCATCAACGACCTTACTTGGAATGAAACCATCTTCAGGAACGTCAACGGTAGCATAGACCGCTTCACAACCAATGGGGTCAGGGTTGTTGGTAAGAAGGCCAACCACCGAGGCAAGACGCTTGAACACATGCATGAGAGCTACATTGGTCTGAAAGCAGTGAACAAGCTCGTAGCGCGTATGCCCAACTTCGCATACGTGTTTGGACCTCTCAAAGATGCCCAGGACATGGTGTTTGTCGAGTACATTGAGGGTATGTCATTGATGAACTGGCTCAAGTCATCTCAGTACAACTTCAAAGACTTCCTCTCAATCTTAGTGCAACTTAACCTATCACTATCGGTCGCTCAGAACTACGTTGGCTTCATCCATTACGACCTTTATCCCTGGAATGTGATGGTTCAGAGTGCCCAGACCGCCACCAAATACTATGGCGGAGCCGCTAGCTCCAGTAATGAGACAGCGTTCACATACTTCCTCAACTTCCAGCAGAGCCAGAGTCAGCAACAACCAAAGCAAAACATCGTCACTATCAAGCAACCCAGCGTCATCCCCGTGATGATCGACTACGGCAAGTCCAGGGCCATTGTGTATGAGCCCAAGTACGGGACCATTGATCATGGGTTTGCAAACCTGTACCAGCACAATTCTATCATCGACTCGCTCACTATCCTGTACGGGTCACTGAACGTACTGAAAGACGCCAACCGGCTAGGCCCCAACGAGATGAAGTTGCTCGACTTCCCAGGACGCCTGGGCCTCAAGTCGCATGAGGATACAAAGCATTGGGGTAAGTTTGGAACCCTCTTCGACTTCAAACTAACGACAAAGACCGGTAGCTACGCAGTGCCCAAGAACTTTGTAGACTTTGTGATGAGCACGTTCAAGAACGCAGGCGCTCCCAAGCTCAAGCTATCTCAGGCGTCTGAGTTCGTCTACCCGATGGAGAAGGGTGTCAACCCTGTTATCGCGCAGGGCTTTATGATTCATGGCAACATAGACGCAGCCCTGCTCGATATGATCAAGCACGTCGACAGATCTAGGCCTCCAAGGAGCGATGACAGGTTCTTTCAATTGGTCATCCAGAACATGCTGGAGCGGAGACTTGGGTGGGTGGAGGATGAGATGGCGAAAGGGAGCAACGACGTGAAGAGGAAGTGGGCCATCGTGAGGCGACTGTTTATAACTTCCGAGGCCAAGTTTAGCTCAGCCATGCCAGAGATGGACTTCCCCAAGCCTCATGCCGTGTACCTGGATGATGAGATGACACCAGAGTACGTGATTGCGCGCGGAGAGACAGCGGTCATGGATCCTATCTCTCACGAGGACTGGATGATGACGTGGGTCCTGTGCCTGGAGGCCTATCTGTTCGGTGTGGTCACTGATGAGGGAGACTTTGGACAGTTTATCAAGTTAGATGGTTTCCTGTATCACAATGCAGTGGCCAGCAACAACACTGTAGTCAAACTGAGGGACATGTTGCTTGAGCGAGGTCGCCTAGCGGCAAGGCAGGCGGGGCAAACGAAAGCGACCTAAGCGAGTGAAGTGTGAAAATAAATGGCTGATTTGGTATACGACCTGCTGTCACAGGCTGTAAAGAACACTAATATAACTATTAATCTCAATGCAAAGACACAGACTGACACAATACAGACTGACACAATACAGACTGACACAACACAGACTGACACAACACAGACTGACACAACACAGACTGACACAACACCGACTAATGCACCGGCTGACACCGAGCAAAAAAA